GTTTTCTTGTACAGCGTCGAAACTCATGGCCTCGCCGTCGTTCATTACAAAATACTTCGGGTATCCTCCGGGCCAAGCGTATCGGCCTGAGCGAACATAGTTTTTCAATTCTTGCGTTGTCATATTACAATCCCCCTAAACATAGTACCAAACCGCAAAACCGGCATCAATCAACCATTGCCACTCTGTCGTGACAGGGAAACAAGTTCCATTACTAATCACTCGCTCGTCACCACTGAGCGGATCACGAATCCGAATTTCATAAATAGTCTGTATACAAGCCATTTCAATCTCTCCTATTCTGGCAACCTTCCTTCAACAATTCCACCGTGCAGATCCAACTCATGCCGAACCAGATGAACAGGAACATACGGATATACCGTGTCGGTGTATTCTTCATCCTTTGGCTAACCCTTGCCAAATTGGGCGGCTTCCGAGAATTCCCGGAATCTCCAACTTTTTGGAACCTCGCTAGGGTATCCACACTCTACATGCGAGTATGGGCCGTGGTCGCTTCGTGGTGTGCAGTATGCAGTCTCACGGGCCTGAACACTGATTGAGAAGCCGTCGCGGCAAATGATTCGTGGGTTGTGTGCTTTCATTTTTGTTCTCCTTACTTTCTATATCGGAATTCTACCACAGCAAACTTGAATGTCAAGAGAAAAATCTAGAAAAAATTATTTTCTTTTTTGGCACAGCATTTGCTCTGCGATCGTAAGTCGTTGGGGCGTAAGGACTTATGGCCGACTCGGCCGGCCGGGCCCCACCAAAGAGGGGGCTATTCCTTACACCAATCTTTCTATAAATATTACCACAACACACACCATAAGAAAGAGCATAACAGCCAGGCCGTCATTGTTAAGTTTACTTTTCATTTTCTATTCTCCGAAAGAACTTCAAACCAGTTTGTTCCATTCTTACCTGTCAAACTTTTTTCAATCTTTCCAGCCAAACAGGCTAATGCTATTCCCCCAAACTGTTCTGAGTATTCCGTACCTATATTAGTATTCCTTGCTATATCTAATAGTTTTTCTTTTTGTTTTTTTGTTAGCATAGAAATCATTGCTTCTTCAAAATTATTATAGCCTGTTTTCATTTTCATTCTTGCTCCATTTCCTAAGCCGTTCAGCACGACGCTGTTGGGCAAAACTAACAATTCGTTCTTCGCTACGATCAAACACCACGGTGCAGTGTTCGCCACACTTTGGGCAAATTTCGTGGTCAATTTGTGAGCCACTCATTGGCTCGTTGCAACAGTCGCTTTGAATCATCATTCCCATTTTCATTCTCCATCTTGCCAATAAACATTGCACCAAACACCAAACAACTTGAAGGCTTTATACCTTGCAGCCTTCTCTGTACTAGCGTACACGTTGCCAAGATACTCATCTTTCTTGTAGCATTCAAAATAACCGCCAGCATAGCGACGATAGGTACTGAACATTTGATACTTACTCATCTCTTTCACTCTCTCTCTTACTTACTTACTAGCACTCATCCAATAGTAAACTTCGTTTGCAACACGCTGTCGAGTTGCTTTGGTAATGGATACATAATCCATTTTACGATCGTACAGTGAATAGGAACCGTCGTGGTGTTTGACGATTTCGCAATCCATCTTTCTAGCATACTGTACCAGATTCTTCTCAACGGTCTTGAAACTAGGCTTTCTCATTCTCATTCTCTCTTTCTTTTCAGACATTATACCAAAGATTTTCTGTTTGTCAACCCCGCCGCTGGGGGATCACTCCCAATTATTTTCTCGATAGCGTTGAACACTCTTGGCAGCGTGGATGCCATTGAGAACCGACAGCATCTCTTCGGTTCGGCGATAGTTTGGCAGTTTGTGTTCTGCTACTTCAATCCACACTGAGAGCATTTCATTGCTCATCTTGTGGAATTGCTCTTGAAGACTGTTGTATTGTGCTTGTAGCGTTGTCATTTTTTTCTCTCTTTCTTTCTCTCTTACTTCTTATATCGACATTCTACCATACGAAACTTGAATTGTCAAGAGATTTTTCTGCATTTTTATGTCAAGAAAATTTGACAAAACTTTCTGGTATTTTGTGTGCTTTTGGCACGGCATTTGCTAATACCCCTCGCAAGTGGGGTTCGGCCGGCCGGGCAGGCCGTAAGTCCTTACGTAGCAACAACTTACGAACGCCCACCCTAATGAGGGATCAACTCCACCCTGTACCACCCCTGATCGCCCGTTCAGTTTCCCAAGCGTATTCCTTCTCCAGCCAGTCGGCATGGCGAAGTCGTCGCAGCCTCTCACGAACGGCAGAGCGTACCATATGGGCCACCAGCCTATACTTTGCTGGGGTGTACGTTTGAGCATTATCGCTCAAGTCTTTCCCGCCTTCCCGGATCCAAGCGTCAAGTTCTCGCGTTGTCATTTTTTCGTAGGTTGTCATTCTATCATTCTCCAAAGGGTGACGATTCGCTTTCACTCAGTCTAGCATATTGGGCAGCCAACGCAACCACTCTTTCGGGGGAGCCAGGCTTTCCTACCTTTTCAATCATGTGGTCATTCCCGCCCACCAGTCTCTTATCGACCGACCGACGGTTAGCCTTTACAATTTTTCTCAATTCTTTTCGATTGAACTTGTGAACCGTTCCGTTCTGCTCAACACCTTTCCAGATTAGGGTACACTGATTCCAAGCGTCAGTGAGAATCGGGTATTGTTGCATGAGTTTTTCAGTATTCATTCTTTCGGTTTCCTATCGGGTGGACAATACTTGACGGGCTACGATTAGAGCGGCCTTTACGGTTTCGACCTCCTCGATCCTAGTATAGTTCGGCAGTTTATGTTCTGCAACCTCAACCCATACCGAAAGAAGATCGGTTGTCATGGTGTTGAAATACTTGCGGTAGTCGTTCATACTTGGGTAAATCGTCATTTTGTTTTCTCCTTAGTTATCCAAAGTCTAGCAAATTTTTTTGTGTTGTCAACCCCCACAAACGGGGGTAGCAGGATATTCTTCGGTCAGCACTTCACAATGCTCACCGCAATCGTTGCAGATACCATATTCGATATGGCAATCGTCAAGATATGAACCGCAGCAATCTGAAATGTAGAGGATTTGCATTTCCATTTTTATTTCTCCTTAGTTTTCTTTTCCTTATTCCTTATATCGACATTATACCAAAGCAATCTTTAGTCGTCAACAATAATTTTGGAATTTTTATGTCAAGAAAATTTGACAAAACTTTCTGGCATTTTGCTCTCGTTTGGCACAGCGTTTGCTAGTGGAACACTTGTACACCCCCACCACAGAGGGGGCCGGCCGGTCGAATCGCTTGTAAGTCTTTATTTACCAAGCACTTACCTTTGGCTAGCAATTCTTTTGGGGGATAGATCTACTCCAATATGGGGTCAAGCATATTCTCGATTCAGTTCGTTCTGCCAAAAGCGGACCAAGAGTGGATCTTGTGAAACCTTAGCAGGAAAGGTATCTGCTGATTGAACAGCAAGAACTTGATTGTTCTGCGAAAGAAAGATTCGCATCTTATTGAGGATAGTGTACCGAACGCCGTTTGCTTCGAAGTAGGGGATGAGCTTTTTCATGTCTTTTTCCTTTTCTTTCTTGGTTACTTGTTATGTCTCAAGTATATACCTAGTATCGTCAGGTGTCAAGTACTTTCTGAAAAATTTTTTTATTTTTTTCTAGTGCAAATATCATGCCAAAAGTTTTTTCTTTTATTACCCCACCAAAGAGGGGGCCGGTCGGCAGACATACACGCAAGTCTATATCTATCAATACCTTACATATATACCTACCTACATAGGGGGGTTTTTTTGTTTTGCTTGGGTATGTGTTCGCTGCTCTGAAAAAGGGCGGGTGGTCCAAAAATAGTAAGCACTATCTATATAAAATGTAATACCTAAACTATCAAGTTTGCCCCACAGTATCCCCAGATCCTACTAGCTGCCTTAGTTCTTGAATCACCCCCTCATCAAACCCCATATCTTCCCCATACTCCCTATTACATATCTTTGCTAATTCCCCATCTGAATACTCTTCCCCAAAATATTCCACTAACTTTTCCGCCTCTATCCCCCACCTAGATACAGCATCTCTTCTGTATAAATCCCCCACCTTGTCTTGAATCATTTGAGGCTTATATAAACTTAAATCAAATCTCATTGCTCTTATTGTGCCCGTTTGATATGAAGTACCTAATTTGGCATTGCATATATCTTTAATTTCTTCATCTGTCTTTGACTGATAGTATTCTTTTATCACACTAGTCGCCCCTGTCAGATCCGCATTCTTTACTCTTTTTCTATTTCTTGATTTGCCCTTCATCTTATTTTTCATTTGGCTTAATTGCCGAGGTGTTAGTTCTAATCCATATTCCGTATTTAATGCCTTAGCTATTTTTACATTACTGTTTCCATACTTATCCCCACAATTCTGTATAAATTCCTGTATATCTTTTCTTCTCCACAACTTTGTTCGCATAGCTCTTTTGTTATAGTAAATATCAGGATAATTATCTCTTAATCCTAATTTCTTTTCCCATCGATAAACTGTCGCTGATATGCGAACCCCTTTTCGTGTACAATTTCTTTTCCATCCATATAATGTTGTTAACTTATCTGCGTCACCTTCCAGCCTCACCCAATCTTTTTCAAATCTTTCTGGAAAATCCCCTCTTTTATCTAAACTATTTTCACTATAATTTCCAGATGTTAAATGATCAGGATTATAACAACATCTATTATTACATAAATGACGAACTAATTCTGGATATTCATTGTGCTTTTCGTAATAAGCTGCTCTATGCTTAAATATATGTTTGTCTTTGCTATTAATACGAACCTGAATTCTAGCATATCCGCCTGAACTTACACTAAGACTTTCCTTACAAGGAGTACCATTATAAAAATTCTTTTCACTATATTTAAAATGTTTTGTATAGGCTTTACTTTTAATACATTTATCTAACCATGGCTTAATTTCATCTATATTAGATGCCACCCAATTATTTAATAAATTCCGCTTCACCCACTTATGCTGATATTCACGTTCTTTGCTCATGACCACATTTTCATTACATCGTTCCAATACCACAAAAACCATCTTATAATTTTTATTCTTATAACACTGTATTAACTTTTTCGAAGTTTTATTAATTTTCCGTCCAGAAGTACCAGTCAAATTCCTAACATGTTCTTTACATCTAGCTATAATATCAATACTATTTCCAATATAAATTTTCACACCATTAACATCATTTCTATAAAAAACAATTCCGTAAATCCCACTAATCTTTTCTTTTGACCCAAAATAGATTTTTTCATATTTTTCCACCTGGTCCATAGTTAATATTTGCTTAGTCATCATCAACGCCCTTTTGTATAAAAATAGTGTATACCTATAATAGACAAAGCAGAACACAACCACAAACTACAGGCTTATTATGAATAGTATATACGTATCTTATGGCTCAAGAATTTCTAAATCTAATAGAAATTTCAATTTTGCCTCAAACGAAACATTTGCCGAAAATGATGATGGTGATGTTTTATATCCTGAAATTGATTCTAGCTTACCAGATCAATATAGTAATGATAATAGTTTTCCTGATTATGTTGACCAAGTTCCTAGTGACCATATAAATTTTACTTCGGGACTAACAAGAAATCACCTAATAGATAAAAACAAACCTCATATGATTAGTTTTCCTCCGGTTGTTAGTCCACATAGTGGTAGTGCCGTAGGACATAGTAGACTAACAGCTGTATATAAAGGAGGAAGATAATTATGCCATGTGTAAGTAGAGTGCCACCAGGTGGACCAAGAGATGGGGTTCAATATGGTTGTGAGGTAAATAATGGTTATTGTATGAGTGCAGGTGAGGAAGGTAATTGCGGTACTTGCTTCAAGTTAATGCAGCGAGGTTCCGCTACTTATGTTTTTAAAAGTTTTTCTGACCAACAAAGATGCGAAGAGTGTGAAGTTGTAGCTGCTCCTGATGGTATGTTGCCATTACAGGTTACAACCGAATTCGACGAACCTTGTAAGAAATGCATACCAGGTGAAAGAAAAACTCTACAAACAAAATATGGCATATCGTATATTTGGTCAGATAAAAAAATAATAGATAAACCTTCTCCGGGCAGTCCTTGCGATAAGTGTGTACTATTTCTTTTTCCTAACCCCAGAGAGGTTTGGCAGGATTGCGCAGCTCAAAATCCTGGTGCATCTAATTGTGAATGTGATACTAGCAACCCCAAGATGCCTAGATGTGTTTGTTGCGACACTCCTTGCGGAGTATGTGAAGAGTGTACAAAAGTAGGCAGAAGAAAAAAATGCAAAAATATATGTAGAAATTTAGACAATAATATTTGTGTAGGTGGAAATCCTACTACAGGAACTAAGGGTAATTGTGTTTGTATGTTTTTGCCTTATAATCCAGCAGGAATATCAATGACACAACTGATAGACGGATATCAAATGTGTACCGAAGCAGAGCCTAGTCTTAAGGCTAATTGTAAGGGTTGCGAATGTACTGTTACTTGCTTTGGTCAGACAAAGCTTGATCCTGATAAATGTAAATGTGTGCCTATGTGTGCTGATTGTACACCTAATTCTCAGTCATTTGGTGCATTAGAGGTTACAAGCAGTTGTCAAGAATGTAGAGAAAAATCTCCTGGCAATTGGGGCTGTGTAGATATTTGCATACCTCCAGCAGTTTGCGACGGTAGTGGCGGCTGCTATACTCCTAAGAGCAGTTTAGGACTATCTCTATTACCATAAATATATTTAAATGAATGAATAATAGACCAATAATAATAAATGCCTTTAAACATTAATAAGAAAGTTGTATATGATTTATTATAGATATGGTGGATATATCAAGAAAAATGATAGAGCAGGAATGAACTTTAATTGTCGAAACACCTATAATGCTCAAGATTCTTTACCAAAGACATATAAGAATAATCGAGCGTATAGATACTATGATGGCTATAGAGATAGTTTAACATACCTACCTCCTCCAGATTCCTATAGAGATAGTTTTTATAACATGAATTATGGTGTATGTTTTATGCTCAAAGACCAGGTTCGTGACGATGGTTTTGCTTTCCCCCATATTTTTTCTAAACTTTTATCAGAAGAAGTAGTAAGCAATTATAGGCTAGCCACAGCTTATAGCAATTAATAAAACATAGGAGTTTTAATATAATGGGCACAGAATCAAGAACAGGACCACCTATTATTGTTAGTGATAATCCTTATCTCAAATGCGCACCTTTAACGCAATGGGAGTGTGAATCTTGCGAATCGTATTTTTTAAATATACGTGGTCAGCAGGTTCCCGCATCAAGTTGGATACACCACAATAATCTCTTTCCCTGCAGCACTTGTGAATGGGATAGGAAAAATCAGAGAAAGATCATCAAAAATATAGAAAAACCCTGCAAAGATTGTACAGAGAAAGCAGTAGGCAAGCCCGATGCGAAACCTCGTTCTGTCAGAAAATGGGTGAGTAAAACGGCCCCATTGATCAATATCCCTGGGAATCCATTGCCAGTACCAGATCCTTGCGTAAAGTGCGTAGCAGATCCACAAAGTCCTGGGGGGGATAAATGGGTAGACAAATGCGGAGAGGGTTATGAATGCAACTCTAAAGGAAAGTGCATACCAGATAATTGCGGTACCGACTGCATTAAAAATTGCGAAGAGTGTGAGTGGGAGGATGCTAGTCATAAAAGAAAAATTTGTGTAAGTCAGTGTAGCGCAGTTACTGTTTGTGTAATAGACTTATTTTATAATAATCCAGATAATCCTCTTGAAAAAAGCGGTAGGTGTGAGTGTAAATTTCGCAATTACGGATCTGAACCTCCTTTATTTACTCCTGCTGGCCAAACAGAATGTCCACAAGATCAGCCAGAAGTATTGAATAGGGTCTTCAATGGTTTGGCTGATTGTACATGTGTTTGTAACCTAAATGAAGATAAATGCAAAGAACAAAATGAAGATAGTAAATTTGATGCTGATACTTGTTCTTGTGTTTACGATGCAGATGCACTTTCTATTAACTTAATACCTTAGATTAATAATATGAATAGACCTGTTATTATAAATGGATCAAAAATCGTACCACAGGTACCTGTGAATCAGATACCAGATGAGCCTATTATTAATAATGATCCTAATGTTAGGGGTGTTATAGGTAATGAGGTTCCTGCTAGTGATGCTAGACAAACAGGTTCTATACTAGGTTTAACAGCTAGTTCTGGAGCTTTGTCTGGTCTTGTAAACATAGCAAGTATTGGAGGTCCAGGCACATGGAATCCAGCTTGTTTAGATGGAGATATTCATCCTGATAATGCTTGTGTGTCTTGCTTGAGAGGGAAATGGTATCACGCAGATTATCTTAATCCTTGTTCTATTCATGCTCCTGGATTAAATGCTTTTTTACAGCCAACTTGTAAAGAGATCATGAGCGTTGGCTGTCAGTTATGTGGACCGTGTTATATATGTAACAGCAGTGGTCTTGGTACTTATTCATGTGATGATCTGCCAGGCCCCGGTCCAACTCTTCAAGAGCAGTGTTTAGAATGCAATAACGATGTAGCTTTTTGCACCAATGGTCAAAACCCAAATACATTTTTATGCACAGAGGGTGACAAAACTTACTGTTGTGATGGTAGTTGCATAGATCCTTTAAAATGTTATTATACATCATCCATCACTGGTAAATGTGTTCCTGGTTGTAATCCTCTATTACTAGACTGCGCTAAATGTGAATTTGGGAGATGTATGCCCGGAGCCGCTTGTGGTGAATGTGAAAAGTGTGATTTAGGAATTTGCGTACCTGACCCAGACGCATATGATAATGATGGAAATCCTTGTAGCTCATATTCTCAAAATATATTACAAAGCACTATTGTGCCATAATTATTGCGATATTATTTTTTGCTTGACATCGGATTTTTGACCGTTATTATATATTAACGCGTTTTAACCCGCTTTCTATAGGAACAAAGGAAAATTACTATGAAATTAAATCAGAAAATTACAGTTCAGCCTCCTCCATATTCAGACAACGCTGGTAATGTTACTACGCCAGACCCTATTGTTACTGATACGTTAAAAGTTGTTTATATGGATGATCCTACACACAAAACTATCAGCGTTCAAATTGATCAAATTCCATTGCCGGTACAGCTATATAGTGCTGCTAGTTATGAAGAACTTGGAGATTGGACTAAATCTCAGCTAGAAGATAGGTTGAGAGTTTTGATGGGTGATCACCCAGACAAGTTCTTAAGAAGTCTTTTTCCAAAAACTATGGAAGAAGATCCGCATGGACCAGGAACTCAACTTAGTAAAATGATTAAAAGTCTTGGTATTCATATGAGCGATAGCTGCTCTTGTCGTCGCCACGCTATTAATATGAATGAAAAAGGTAACGATTGGTGTGAACAAAATATTGATACTGTTGTAGGTTGGCTTGATCAAGAAGCCAAGAATAGAGGACTACCATTCGTAAAGATGGTTGGCAAGGTTATGGTTAACCGAGCTATTAAAAAGTCTAGAAAATTACTTGCTAATCAGCCAGTTCCAGAAAATGACGAGGACCTAGATAACGAAGATTGATCTATTTTTATAAATAGAATTATTTCTTGAAGCACCCTCGAAAGCGGGTGCTTTTTTTTTGGATGTTGGTGTATAATAATATATATGTTATTAACTAAACACAAAGGCGCAAGATATGGGTTGTTTACCAGAGGTTGACGAAATAAAAGAATACATTCTAGATGGAACTTTTTATGATAGGTGTGATGATGCTTGTCCGCCTAATCAAGGTATTGGTAGTGGCGGATTACAGCTCAAACCTGCGGTTAAGTTTGATGTTGAATTACCAGTTGGTACTATAAAGGGTTTCACTGTGTCGGCGGAAGGCGCGAATGTACAATGGGGCAATGGTCAAATATTGAATGGATGTCCTAATAGTAATGTTGGTACACCTAAACCGCCTAATGATAATAAGCGTAAAAGTGGCAACACAGGCAGACCGGGAGGTGACTGTTGGGCAGAATGGGCGCGCTATTGGAATAGAAAGAGCCAGGCCGATCTAGGTAATACAAAATCAGCACTAGGTAAGTCGCATAAACCATATTTTAAAGGCATCGAGCTGACGGCCAAGGCAACCTATAGTTTTGAATATGAAATGTCATATGTAAAAACATCTAAACCAGCCGACGGAACTAATTGTGGAAATACAGTTGCTGTCATAGGCACTACTGCTGGCACAACAGACCCTCAAACTACTACTATACAACCCGCTTGGATAAATGCATCCCAAGATGGCTATGTACATTGTCAACCAATAGCAAATGCGGGTTACTGTAGGGGAAGATCTGGTGTGTATGTGCCAAGAGGGGCGGCAAATTTATGCTTCGATCCTAATAATCCCCAAAAGCAAGAGGTATGGTGCCAATGTGGTGTAGCCGCTACTATTGTTTGGAGTTACGTTCCAGGTGGTGTCATACCTAAAGATCCATATTCTCAGAGATTGTCGAGCAACAAACCCCCACTAATACCAGGGACAAAGATCAATTTGCCTAATAATCTGTCTGTATTGGTATTTAGTTCAGATAGTGTAGACCAAGCATCTTGTGCTGCTACGCCACCTGGACCTAGAGCTCTGAGTATATTTAATGCAGGTATGGCACTAGCAAATGCTGTTGCTGATACTGCATTTGGTCTCAAATCAGCAGCAGAAAAAGATGCGGTCAAGAAATATAACGCTATTGCTGCGGCTGGTGGATCTTGCGGCCTTGCTGAGCGAGGGTGGTCATCTGGATCCATTAGTGTAGAGATATCGTCCCAAGAATTACCAGATAAACCACCAGAACCAGAACCAGAACCAGAACCAGAACCAGAACCAGACCAATAAAACCCAGAGTCAAATCATTTATATGCTGCATACAGAGAGTTTTTAAATATGGCTATTCACAATATTTACGAAATTACACAAAATTATAGAGAACCATTAACATTACAAGGTTTTCCATTATATAATAGCATATGCGATAGTATTGATACTTCCCAAAAGGTTTATAAAGATATTTATTTAGAGGTTGATAAATATTATCAAGGCAGTAAGCCAGAATTTATGGTACTTTTATCTCTTTCTTCTAACTCTTTAGTTATTGATAACATCAATTCTCAATCACCTTATATATATATCACAAATGATTCCTTTCCTGAAAATACATACCAATTTCAACAAGAATCTTTTTTAGTCAAATATAATACCACACTACACAATACTGAAATTATCTCAAATGGTATTTTTACCGGTGATAATATAATAGATTCGGATAATTTAACTTATTACGCAAAACCTATTGGTATACTTGATAGTGGTTTTGCCGTTATTCAGCAAGGTTATAAACTAAATAGTTTATTTTATTTATCTTGCTTAAATGAATCTACTAACGACTTTGATAAAGAGTATATACAAGTAAGTTTAACTATTAACGATAATACAATATCAATTACTGGTGGCAGCAATTATCAGGTTGGAGACACATTCAATATTATATCAGCTGGTAGCACCGGACAAGCTTTGCTGACAGTAGAACAAATAAATAGTGATACTGGTGAAATTTTATCAGTGAGTTTATTTAATGATATGACCGATATTACGGTAGCTCCACAGGTAGTATATTTAGGGCAAACAGGATCTGGCGCTAATATCACTATTAATGATGATTATAGTATTGCTAATATTGTCTCAACATTACAAAGATATTATCCGGTTTATAATAATGTATATGTATACGCAGAAAAAGATGGTCAAGATTATATTACATTACCACAATCTATTTATCTTGACTATGATTATGATCTCACCGGTGTTGAAATTAATGAAACAGAGTTTGTAATTAATGATATTATATGTTTATCTTCTGGTAATAATATAGATGTTGATACGAAATTTTATTTTCATATGAATGATAATATTTACACATCTGATAACTATATTACTATTGACTTTAATCTTTTGCAAGATATGCACAACCCTATTGTTACGGGCTTAAAATTTAAACGTTTTCCTAATAAGGTGTAATTATGGCCGCTGAATGTTGTAATAGTAATTGCCCATGTCCCAGACCAGATCAAGATCCTGATGGATCTTCTTTAGATCCGTGGCAAAAGGGTTATGGTGGTAAGTGCTGTGGATGTACAGCGATTGATTATGATAAGAATGTATATTTATGTAAATCTAGAAATATAGATCCTGTTACTGGAAAATCTGGTACACCTCATTGGAAAGCCCCTTGCGGTTGTGAATGTGACCCTACTAAGATTGGACCATGCGATAAACCTGAGTATCCACATTTTATGTCTGAATTCTGTGGTTGTGGTTGTACCTATATTTATCAAATGAAAAAAAATCCTGATATAAATCCTTGCGGAGATGATATGAAGGTGGTTATTCAACCATGTAATTGTGGCTGTGATGTTGGTTACGACTGTAAAGCTGAGGACCCTAGTCGTCCTAAACTAAAAATAACATGGACTACAGACTTAGCCGGCAACAAAACCGGAGATCAAGATTGTGAATGTGTATGTCCACTTAACGAACCTGGCGGACCTAGATGTGGTCAAGGTAAATATAGAAGGTTGCCACACTTCAAATCTAAGGATTGCTCATGTTATTGTAAACATGCAAGTGAGGAACCATGTACAGGCAGTACTCCCGATTTTGACAAAGAGGATTGTAGCTGTAAATGCGCATATAAAGAATCTGTAAATCTACAATTCGTCAAAAAATGCCCTCCAAACAAACCCAGTCTGAGAGACTCTACTTGTAGCTGTTATTGCTATTTTGAAGAAGTTTTATATAAACAGGGATTAGATTGTGATTATTATAGCGATGGAGCATTACCTGATTTTGATGCTGATAATTGTCAGTGTGTATGTAAGCTTTTACAAAAAGGCTGCAGTGGAGGTAAAGTACCAGATCCAGCAGGAAAATGCAAGTGTGTATGTCCTCAGGGTATGAAAGAATGCAAAGGAAAGTGTTATAATGCATGCCCATCTGGACAAAGTCGAGATCCTAATGATTGTGTATGTAAAAATTATACACAAGCTGTGCTTTCAGATATTTTCTTACCCTAAACCCAAGTATTGATATGAATATTTTATACGGTAAAAATTTAACTAGTAGATTTAATACATTTATAGATAAAAAAGATACGCAAAATACTAAAATTAATAAAGATTATATATATCCGCAGCAATCTAATATTACATATAATATTGGCAAACTAACTAATAATACACAATTATTTGTAATTGATCAAGTAGGTGACGCCGAATAAGTTTCTATGGACTTTTTGGTTGCCTACCTCTGTTTTTTACTATTTTTAATCGACGTCTTTGTGCTCTTACCATATCAGTAGATATATGATATCCAGTAATTTTGGATAATGTCATAGCTACAACGTTATCGGGCATTAATGGACTATTATTTCTAATAAATTCTATATCTTCTTCTCTCCATTTTTTATATGTTTTAGACATATTAAGTTACCTTGCTTTACTCGGTGTAATTAAATAGTATAATAGTATATTAACCCTTTTGAGAAAACGGTCAATCATATGAAACATAAAAAGTATAACAACCTAGCTAATTCAACCATTAAGGTAGTAGCATCAGAAAATCTTGATATATCTGATGACCTTAATAATAATCAATATAAAAGTATAGCAGAATTATATGAGGAAGAAAATTCCGAAAAAAACAACGAAAAAAACAACGAAGAAAATACAGAATAAAGTAAATGTAACAGAAGAAGAGTTTCTAGCTGTTTTAGACAATATAAGCAAAAGACTCTGTTATAAATTCAAGTTTGCTTATCATGATATTAATGATATGAAGCAACAAGCAGCGATTTTTGCTCTTGAAGGATTAGAAAAATATGATCACTCTAGACCGTTAGAGAATTTTTTGTGGACACATGTAAGAAATAGGCTTTTTAATTATAAGAGAGATAATTATCAGCGTCCAGACAAACCTTGCTTAACTTGCCCATTATATAATCCTAAAAATAAAGACGGTAAGGATTGTGAAGAGTTTAACGATAAATTCAACTGTCATGCTTATAGATCTTGGTTTAACAGAAATAATAACAAAAAAGGAATTATTCAACCATCTTATATAGACAATATAGACCCAGCGAATACTAAAGATTTTGTGGATCATATATCAGACCAGCAACTAGTCGATTTTATAGAAGAAAATTTACCAGTAAAATACAGAAGCACATACCTAAAATTAAAACACGGACAAAAGGTCATAAAAAACGATAAAGTAAAGTTACAGAATTTTATTAAAAAGAAACTCATACCCAAATATAAAAATGACTAAAAAAAGAGGACAGCTTTCGCTACAGGAAGAAAAGTACATTAAAGAAAATGCTAATTCTTCAAGTATAGAAGATATAGCAGTTAGTTTAAATAGAAATGTAGCTCCTATTAAAAAATACATAGAAAAAAATCAGTTGCTGCAAACACCAGCAGAGCATGCTGATAATGAAATCTTAAGTATTAAACTTAGATCTAAATCTTTTTGGGGTGAGGTATGTAAGCAGTTTGATAAAGAGACTGGCGAATTAGATTATTTCGAAAATACATGGATTAATCTTATTAAACAATTTCGTGAAGATGTTCTTCCAGCAGAAGAGTTACAAATTAAACAGTTTATTACAATAGATATTCTTATTAACAGAAGTATGAAAGAGCGTAAAAGACATATTGCAGAAACCGAAAAATTACAAAGGCAGGTAGACTTTGAGTATGAAATGCCAGAATCTGATAGAGACACCGCTAAGCTAGCAAATCTTGAAACACAATTAAGTTTTGCTAGAAATAGTATCGCTAGCTATACTAATGAATATACCAAATTATTAAGTGAACAGCAAAAAATTAGTAAAGATTTAAAAGCTACTAGAGAACAAAGAATTAAAAGGATTGAAGATGGCAAAAGCAGTTGGACAGGATTAATTAGGATGCTGGAAGATGAAGACATCAGAGAAAAAGAAGGCCGCCAGTTAGAAATTCTAAAGATGGCTACCAGTAAATTTAAAGATGATTTACAATCACCACACCAATATCAAGATAATGAATTTGATACACCTATATTAAATGCGGAATCAGTACTAAAGAATCAAGATGAATAAAAGATTATATGATCAACAATATAAAGCGTGGATTAAACAAATTTTTGCTAGAGACAAATTTAAGTGTCAGTGGCCAGAATGTAAAAAACAAAAAGGTAAATTAAACGCTCATCATATTAAGAAGTGGGCAGACTACCCAGGGTTAAGATTGTATCCCAATAATGGTATTACTTTATGTAAATATCACCACGACCTAATCAAGAGTAATGAAGAAAATTATGAAATGATGTTTTTTAAAATTATAGCAAATAAAAAATGAATAACCTATACCTTTATAATTTAATATTCAATTCTGAATTTTGCAATTATACTGAAGAGTGTTCTTGTGTACTGGGGATGGAGCCTGCATTAGCCTTATATCTTTTTGATTATTCTGGAGAATTATTTTTAACATACCCTAGAGAATTTCAAACTAATTCTTTAATTATTAATAGTTTTAGATTTTTGAATACATGTATACATCTTACTAAGAATCATTGTAATATTTCTAACCATTCTTTTAACTATAAAAATATAAACTTTAAGTATATTGATCGATATACCACCAATTTTATACATATAGATAGTGTTAATAGGTATGATAAAGTATATCAATATAACCCACCAGAAAAGTTATACTATAACGGCATAAGATATTTTTTACCCAAAATAGAAGATGTAATCTCATATTGTTTTTATTTATATGGTAAATCCTTTAATATATCTTATCTTAGAGATGCTAGCGTATTATCTTGTATTTATCAAAATAAAATCATCAATAATAATATTTTAACTAATTTATTAATCGTTGGTTCTAATGTTAAGAAAATATTCAATAAGGCTATTAAAGATTTTATGAAGCTAGAATTTTCGGATATTGCATTTGATTTTGATCAGGCCGATATTAGAGAAAGAGTTCAACCAACACTGGATTTTTGCCATGGGTCATGAATCAGACAAGAAATACAGTTTTAATATAATCATAGACACCAGAGAACAAAAACCATGGGCTTTTGCTGGATGTAATACTATTAATAAAAAATTAGATACTGGAGATTATAGTATAGAGGGCTTAGAAGATTTACTATGTATCGAAAGAAAGAACAGTGTGAGCGAGATCGCAAATAATATTTCTGAAGCTAGATTCAAAGCTGAAATATTAAGAATGAATGACTACCTATACAAATTTATTTTATTAGAATTTAGTTTACAGGATGTTTTAAACTATCCTATAGGCTCTACCGTACCTAGAAGATTATGGTCTAAAATAAAAATTAAACCAGCTTATATACTTAAATATTTAACAGAATTACAGATCAAACATAATATTAATGTGGTATTTTGCGATAACCCAGAAGCTGCTAATCAGATGGCGTTTTCTATCTTTAAGAGGGTGAATGAATTACATGGTAAGTAATAATTATTTAGATAATGCCTGGTTGAATATAGGCGATATTGACAAGATTAAGATAGATAAAAACCTAATGATCAATAGGTCAGAAAAGGATATTGAAAATCCAGACCGCCACCTGATCAATATTATTAAGAATCCAGATAATTTTAGTATGACAGCTAAACTTTTAATGGATATTGAACTACACCCAATTCAAGCTGCTATATTACAAGAATTCTGGGATAGGCCGTTCCCTATGTTTATTGCTAGTCGTGGTTTTGGTAAATCTTTTTTATTAGCTTTGTATTGTACCTTAAAATGCATCTTTGTTCCTGGTAGCAAGATCGTTGTGGTTGGAGCTGCGTTTAGACAGAGTAAAGTTATATTTGAATATATGGAAACCATATGGAGAAAGTCAGCTATTATTCGTAGTATCTTTAATGGTAATGATGATGGACCAAGGCGAGACGTTGATAGATGTACTATGAGATATGGAGATAGCTGGACCATAGCCATTCCTTTGGGTGATGGTAGTAAAATTAGAGGTTTAAGAGCTCATATTATTATTGCTGACGAATTTGCATCTATATCACCAGAGGTATATGAAACAGTTGTGTCTGGTTTCGCTGCGGTATCAGCAGATCCTATGGGTAATGTCAAAGCAGAAGCTAAAAAAGAATTAATGAAAGATCTTGGGATATGGAATGAAGAAATGGAATCTTTACAATACCGTAAAAGCAATCAGGCAATTATAGCAGGAACGGCTGATTATAGCTTTAAGCATTTCGCTCAATATTGGGAGAGATATAGGGCTATTATTCATAGTAAAGGCAATGAAGAGCAGTTACAAAAATTATTCCAGGGTGAGGTGCCACAAAATTTTAACTGGAAAGACTATAGCGTAGTTAGGATTCCATATGAATTGATACCAAAGGGTTTCATGGATGATAGGCAGGTAGCTAGGGCTAGGGCAACTATACATAGTGGTATATACAACATGGAATATGCTGCTTGCTTCACAAAAGACAGCAGTGGATTTTTTCGTAGAAGTCTAATAGAAAGTTGTGTTACTAATAATAAAAATCCAATCATTATCAATAATGAACCTATTATATTTGATGCTAGAATTAAGGGGGATCCTGACAAAAAATATATTTATGGCATTGACCCTGCTAGTGAGCAAGATAATTTTAGCATTGTGGTACTTGAATTACACCATAATCATACAAGGATAGTTTATTGCTGGACTACAAATAGAACAAATTTTAAGAAACGACAAAGAACAGGTCTTGTAGATGAAAATGATTTTTATGGTTTTTGCGCTAGAAAGATTCGTGATTTAATGAAGGTTTTTCCTTGCGAAAGAATAGGTATAGATGCTCAGGGAGGTGGTATAGCTATCGAAGAGGCTTTGCACGATAGTAATAAATTAAAAGAGCATGAATTACCCATCTGGCCTATTATAGATGATAAAAAGAGTAAAGATAGTGACGCTAAGCCAGGTTTACATATTTTGGAGCTGGTGCAATTCGCCAGATCTGACTGGACCAGTCATGCCAATCATGGTCTTAGAAAAGATTTTGAAGATAAAGTTTTGTTATTTCCAGCTTTCGATAATTTAACTCTTGGATTAGCTATGGAAAAAGACTCCCAGAATGTATTAGAAACAGACCTAGAAAATGTATATGACACTCTTGGTGAGTGTATTTTAGAAATTGAAGAATTGAAAAATGAGCTTACCACCATAGTAATGAGTCAAACAAGCAATAGTTCTGGATCAAGAGAGAAATGGGATACTCCAGATAACAAAGGAGCTGGAGCAAAAAGAGGTAAATTAAGAAAAGATAGATATAGCTCATTAATTATAGCTAATTCTATAGCCAGATCTATCAGTAGGGCTGATGCACCCATAGAATATGACGTTATAGGTGGTGTTGATGGTAGATATAAGAATTCTACAGAGAGCCTATATAAAGGTCCTGCCTGGTTTACCAATGACGCAAATAACGATATATATGTTGGTATTTATAAAAAATAGTGTATAATAAACTAGTTAACCATAAACAATAGAACCGCAATAGAAATGCAATACCATTATGTCAAATAAATATCCAAAAAGTAAAGCCATAGAAGATGCAGAGATAGAAAAAGAAGAGGCTTATGTTACATGGGGTGATGATTTAGCCTCTAAACAAAGCGCCTTGGAGCTTTCCTCAAAATCTTTAGCTGAATTTGAAGGTATTCATAGAACTACAGGTTATGCTAGATATAATAGAGATTTTTCTAACTTATCAGAAAATACATCTAGCCGTCCAGGTCTAACTAGATCAGATTATGACTATTTTAGACCAAATGAAGCTGTTCCCGTTAAGCTTAAAAATATTATCAAAACTGCTGATACAATATATCAGAGAGTGGGTTTGGTTAAGAATGTTATTGATCTTATGGGCGATTTCGGATCTCAAGGTATTAGACTTTCCCATAGAAATAAAAGAATAGAAAGATTTTATAGAAATTGGTTTAGGAAAATTAATGGTATAGATAGAAGCGAAAGATTTCTTAATAATTTATACAGGGTAGGGAATGTTGTTATTAATAAACAAACAGCGAAAATTAGTCAAAAAATAGCTGATGAATTATATAGAGCTAATGCTAAAGCTGATATCGATCCTTCTTTAGATGAAATTAAAGTTGATAGAAAAGAAATACCATGGAGATATACATTTATCGATCCTTTTTATGTTGACATTTTAGGAGAGAGCTTATCATCTTTTGTTGGGAAAAAACAGTATGCTATTTCACTACCAGCTCAATTAAGAAAAACTATAAACAGTCCTAAAAATGATATAGAAAAACAAATTGTAGATCAATTACCAGAGAGTATTTTATTTGCTGCAAAAAATAAAACACTTTATCCTTTAGATGCTGATAAAACTCTAGTTTTTCATTACAAAAAAGACGATTGGCAGAATTGGGCATATCCCATGATTTATGCTATTATGGATGATATCAATATTATCGAAAAACTTAAACTAGCTGACTTAGCTGCATTAGACGGCGCTATTTCCAATATTCGAATTTTCAAACTCGGTAATCTAGAACATAAAATAGCTCCAACAAAAGCTGCTGCTGCTAAACTATCTAATATTTTACAAAATAATGTTGGTGGCGGTACAATGGATTTAATTTGGGGTCCAGATATTGAGTTATTAGAAAGTAAAACTAATGTACATCAATTTTTAGGAGAAGCTAAATATACTCCACACTTAAATAGTGTTTATGCTGGTCTTGGTATACCTCCCACATTAACAGGCACTTACGGTGCTGCTGGTACTACTAATAATTTCATTAGTCTAAAAACATTAACACAAAGACTAGAATATGGTAGACAGGTATTAGTACAATTTTGGCAAAAAGAAATAGAAATGCTACAAAAAGCCATGGGCTTCAGATATCCAGCTAAAATAGAATTTGATAGAATGGACCTAAGCAATGAAGAAGCAGAAAAAGCCCTATTAATACAACTAGCTGATAGGAATTTAGTGAGTGAAGAATTGGTGCAAACAAGATTCGGTTTTGATGCTGATATGGAACAAAGTCGAATTAGTAGAGAAAGTAAAGAAAGAGCATCATCCAAGAGACCTACTAAATCAGGGCCATATCATGATGCTGAATTTATCAATAGCTTAAAAAAGATAGCATTACAATCAGGTATGGCTACACCTAGCGAGGTTGGTTTAGACTTATCCAAGAAGAAACGTGGCGAAAAAAATCTTTACGAACTCAAAAACGATACAGAAAAGAAAAACACAACGAAGTTGGTTAAAGATTCGCCAGAATCTTTACCTGGCGTTCCTGGCGAAGGCCGCCCACAAATGTCAAAAGACACCAAGAAAAGAAAGACCAAAGATTTTAAACCTAGAACCGGGGCAACATTAGACATATGGGCGCAGGACGCACAAGAAAGAATAGCCTGTATAATCAATCCTCTTATTCTAGAGTTTTACAATAAGAAAAATTTACGATCATTATCTAGTGATGAGTCCAAAAACTTAGAATTTATTAAAACACAAGCCCTTTTTTCTTTAAAACCTTTTGTAAAAATTGACCCTGATAAAATTTCTGCTAATATAAAAAGTATTTCTCAAACTACCAAAAGTTTAATATCGGGGTATGAATATTGGGTAAGGTCAATATCCAACAATTTACAAAGAACATTAACTACAGAAGAGCAAAAACTAGTTAAGTCAATTTATTACTCATCTATTCATACGGAAGAAGAATAATATGCATATTTATCAACAAGAATGGGATGACGGTGTTGCTGAACAGGTAATAGCCAACGCTTCTATTGCATACCTCGCACAAATTCAACCAACAACAAAACAAACAACTGACTTAGTTAAGGCTAGTGTTAATTATCAATTAATTACGGATCCTGATAGTCAGTCATTAGCATCCGTTACCGACGAAGATCTGTATTATGTTCAATCTATCTTAGTGAGTTCATCATGGAATAGAAATGATGATATTTTTGATAAAGTAGAAGTATGGAAAGCTAAAAATACTCCGGAAGATAAGCCCACTAATTTAGAGCATGACGAGGACCAAATTGTTGGACATATTGTTTCTAACTGGCCCATAGATGTTGATGGTCAGAAAATTCCAGATAATATTGATATGGAACAGCTTCCTGATAAATTCCATATTGTTACCGGTTCTGTTATTTATAGAAATTTTTCTAATCCTGAATTGAGAGAAAGAGCAGAGTCTTTAATTCAGGAAATCGAGGCTGGTAAAAAGTTTGTTAGCATGGAATGTTATTTTAATAATTTTGATTATGGTTTACTAAATCAAGAAACTGGAGAATATAAAGTATTAGCTAGAAATAATAATACTAGTTATTTAACTAAATTTTTAAGATCATATGGTGGTGTTGGAGAATATGATAATCATAAAATTGGCAGAGTATTGCGCAATATAAGTTTTTCAGGAAAGGGTTTTGTGAACAAACCAGCTAATCCAGAAAGTATTATTTTTGATAAACAAAGTGCTGATGAAATTTTTACTAAAAAAGACGATAACCTTTTAGCCAATAATAGTGTATTTAATATCCAAGCGTCCTTTAACCCGGAGAATGATAATATGAGTCTAGAAAAAGATGTAAAAGAACTAGCAGAAAAAGTCGAAGCTATGACCGGCTGTGGCGAAGTTCTTAAAGAGGCTTATAGTCGCGTAAGCGAACTAGAGGCTAAAGTCATGCAACTAGAAGCTACCATGAAAGATAAAGAAGAAGATATGGCAAGAATGTCAGATCAGGCTTCTTCTCTTAATGAAGCTGTAGCTGAGAAAGATAAACTCTTAGAAGAATACAAGAAAAAAATGGAATATGATGTAGCACAATTAGATGAAGTTAAAGCCAACGAGCTTAAAGAACTTACTAGTGCTCATGAAGAAGCTCTCAAGACAAGAGAATGTGATCTTGAGACATTGAAAAGCGAACTTGCTGCTGCTAATGAGGCTATTGAAGCTTATAAAGCAAAAGAAGCTGAACTTGCTAGGCAGGCAAAAATTGTTAGTAGGGTCTCTGAACTTGTCGAATCTGGTGTTGCTCACGATGTAGCAGAAGCTACAGTGAACAAATTTGAAGATCTAGACGATGAGGCTTTCGCTACTATCAAGTCTTTGGTTAGTTCTAATGTTCCTGAGTGGGCTCAAACTAAATCAGAAGAAGTTGCTTCGGAAGAAGTTGCAGAAGCTGAAGAGGTTGCAGATTCTACTGAGACTGAAGAACAAGAAGGTGAACTAGAAGATTCAGTTGCTGAGGAAGTTTTAGAAACCGCAGAAGCTGAAGAATCTGTTGATCTTAGTGTTGGTAGTGATGAAGATTCAGAGATCGATCACACTAGAGCATCATTAGTAGATTTTGTTTATTCTAGATTAGGCAAACAACAATCCAATAAAGGAGAATGAAAAATGGCTTTAAAACCAGATCGTGTTGAAAGTTTTACCGATGTATCTTTCTTTATGAACACAACCGGCGATCGCGGCGGTGTGGTTGTATACAACGGTGCAGGTGGTGTTGGTTCATCTATGGATGATGCTGATGCCGTAGTTATCTATCCAACTGGCAGTCCAGCTGGCACTGCTCCAGCAGGTGTTTTACTTAATGATGTTGTTAATCTTGATCTTACAAGACAACATATTAATTATCATAAAGATGAAGTTCAGGCTGGCGGCAAAGTGGCTCTTCTTCGTAGGGGTCAAGTTACTACCAACAGTCTAGCTTCTGGTCAAAGTCCAGTTGCTGGAGACGCTGCTTATTATGATGGTGCTGGTGATTTCACCACAGTATCAACAAACAGTGTTAAAGTTGGTACATTCTTAAGTGGCAAAGATGCCGACGGCTACGTTAAAGTAGATATTAACATTACCTGAGTTTAAAAAGGAGATATATAAACATGGCTAATAAATTTGAACCATCCGCTGAGCTTACTGATCTCTTAGTTAGATCAGGTTCTGCTGAAAAAGAGCAGTCTTTGGCTGCTAGTAGAGAGTTTGCAAAAGCTCTTGAGCTTCCATTGCGTCAAGCTATTCTTAGTGGAGATATTCTTGATGGCATCTTTGAACCAATTCAATTGGCTCCTGGTGCTACTCCAGAATTTCCATTAGACTTCTTGGCTCCTGGAACAGAAGCTGATTTTGTTGCTTATACTTTACCTAATCATGGTTATGTACCAGAAAGACATGTCGAAGGCGATTATGTCATGGTTCCTACCTATGATATTGGTGCAAGTATCGACTATCTTCTAAAGTATGCTCGTGACGCCCGTTGGGATGTCGTTGGTCGTGCTATGGAAGTTCTCGAAGCACAATTCGTCAAGAAGATGAATGATGACGGTTGGCACACCTTGCTTGCTGCTGGTGTAGACCGTAATATTGTTGTTTATGATAGTGACGCTGATGCTGGTCAGTTTACTAAGAGACTTGTTTCTCTTATGAAGACCGTTATGCGTCGTAATGGTGGCGGTAACTCTGCTAGTAATAACAGAGGTATCCTTACCGATCTTTATGTCTCACCAGAGGCTATGGAAGATATCAGAAACTGGGGCGTTGATCAGGTCGATGAGATTACTCGTCGTGAGATCTATACCGCTGCTGACGGTAATGTTAATCGCGTGTTTGGTGTAAACCTTCATGACGTTGATGAGCTTGGCGAAGGCCAAGAATATCAAGAGTTCTATGATAATGTTCTTTCTGGCACTATTGATGCTGGCGACAGCGAAATTGTTGTTGGTCTTGACCTTAGAAAGAGAGATTCATTTATCATGCCAGTTCGTCAAGAAGTTCAAATCTTTGAAGATGATACCCTTCATCGTCAAAAGAGAGCTGGCTTCTATGGATGGGCTGAGCAGGGTTTTGCTGTTCTAGATAACAGAAGAGTGCTTCTTGGCTCTCTTTAATCTTTAAGCTTTGCTTATGATATCGAAGTAGCCGGCTCCACAAAGGGTCGGCTATTTCTTTTTCACACCAGAAAGGTATAAGGATAATATGGCTGCCGGTAAATATGATTTCTCTATAGAGCAAGGTAGTTCTTTCAGGATTGATTTTATATATAAAGACTCTGATAAACAACCTGTTAATCTTACAAATTGGTGTGCTCAATTGATATGGAAAACAGAAAGATATGAAGCTAAGGTTATTTCTGCTGTCAATAGTTCAGATACTATTCAAGTTTCCGATCCCTCTTTGCTTGTTGATAACGGAATGATAACAGGACATAATATACCGATTAATACATATATCATTGAATTTAGTGGTTCTATAGCCAAACTTTCTAATAATGTTACACTATCGGCTGGTAGCACCATCTATTTTGAGCCTGTTACATATCAGTATAAGTCCAGTAATACAGATTATACGAAATATACTTTTAGCGTGAATTCTAGTGGCAGGATTTCTTTAATAATACCAGCCAATGTTACAGATACTTTTGGATTTAATAAAGCTAAATATGATTTGGACCTAGAGTCTCCGAACGATTGGTCTGACGGTGGAGATAAACATATTTCTAGAATATTATATGGCAATATAAATATTGTAAAAAGATATAGCTCTAGTGACACCCAGAGCGTGTGCTCATAGATATATAGGAATTCTTAATTCATGTCTACTTATTACTTAGAAGTCGCTATTAATCAAAACACTAATATTATAGAAGTAAATCCCGAAGGCAACCCTTCCGTAGAAGTAAAGCTTGAAAATAATTTACACAACATAGATGTTGTGGATGAAACTATAGCTATTACCAATACTAATAAACCACTCGGATCTGTACCATACTCTGAAACATCACAAGTTGCTGGAGATTATGAAGTTAGTGTGTTTGAGGATGTAGTTGTGATTATCGATAGCGAAGTAGGTACATTATCTAATACAATTAACGTTACACTACATACAGCTTTTGATAATCTTGGCAAAATTATTAGAATTAAAAATCGCACTACAAAAACTGTAAACATTAAAACAAAAAATAATGAAACTATTGATGATCTAAGCTCTTATGATTTATTTTATAAAAATGAATCTATAACATTATTATCTGACGGCAATAATTGGTGTATAATTTAATGGTTTTGGTTATTTTTTACACAGCAAAATGGAGAATTTTATATGAGTTATAGTCCTATAGCTGCCGGCGGCGGCAATCAAAAGGGTTTGGTGTTTTTTGGTTCTGATGCAAGCTCTAACAAATTTGATTCGGACGGCAGTAATCTGTATTACGATAATAGCAAGCTGTATGCCCCAGGTGTAGTGCTTCCTGATGGTGGTTATATTGGTTCAGATAGTGCTAATAGCGCAATCGCTATTGATGCTAGCGGCAATGTAACTATCGATGGTGGCCTTACCGTTAATGGTACTACAACTACTGTTAATAGTACCAATACTGTTGTTGCAGACACTTTGATTGAGTTGAATAATGGTGCTGAAAGCAATGGTAATGATTCTGGTTTTATTATCGAAAGAGGCAGTACTGGAGATAATGCTGTTTTCGTTTGGGATGAAAGCGAAGACAGATTTACTCTTGGTACTACAACAGCTACTGGCGCAAGTACTGGTAATTTAGATATTAGTCTTGGTACACTTGCGGCTAATATTGTTGGTGATGTTACTGGCGATCTTACGGGTGATGTAACTGGTAATGTTACTGGTGATCTTACCGGTAATGTTACTGGTAATGTTACTGGTAATTTAACAGGTAATGTGACCGGAGATGTGACTGGTGACGTGACCGGTGATTTAACTGGCAATGTTACTGGAAATGTTACTGGAAATGTTACCGGTAATGTAACTGGTGATCTTACTGGTGATGTAACCGGTGATTTAACTGGTAATGTTACCGGAAATGTGACTGGTAATGTAACTGGTGATCTTACTGGTGATGTAACCGGTGATTTAACTGGTAATGTAACCGGCAACGTAACCGGTAATGTTACGGGTAATATTACTTCAAGCGGTACTTCTACTTTTACTACCGTAGACATTAATGGTGGAGCTATTGATGGAACTGCTATTGGAGCTAATGCAGCTAGTAGTGGTGCATTTACCACCCTTAGTGCTTCTGGTGGCATTACTGGTACTTTAACTGGTAATGTTACAGGTAATGTGACTGGCAATGTGACCGGTGATGTGACTGGTGATTTAACTGGCAATGTTACTGGTAATGTTACTGGCGATTTGACTGGTAATGTTACTGGCGATTTGACTGGTGATGTTACTGGTGATGTTACTGGTAGTCTTATCGTTAGTGATGCTGCTGTAGATGTTGCTGCAGATAGCATGTTCTTTAGAGATAGTGATGGTACTTCAAAAAGAGACACTATTGCAGACATGGTTGCTGGCGTTGCTGGTACAACTGCTAATACATCTCTTGCTGCTAGCAGCGGTGTCATGACTGTTCAAATTGATGGTAGTACTATCACAAGAAATGGTAGCGGCCAGCTCGTAGCTGGTGCTGCTGCTAGCTTCAAGTCTGTTGACACTGCTAATTCAGCTTCTACAGCTAGTAACGACGTAACTCTTGTAACCACTAGCACTAATAGTTTTACTTTAACTATGCATGCTAGTCCTAGCAATGGTCAAGTCGCTACTGTTAAGAAAGTTGATGATGGTAGTGGTACACTTACTATTAGCGGTAACAGTGGACATAGTATAGATGGTGGAAGCATCAATCTTTACTATGAAAACGAAAGCGTTAGCATGGTGTTTTATAACAATGTGTGGTACGTAATCTAGTAGTAGGTTTAATATGGGATTAAATTCAATAACATTACAGAGCAATGATAGTGATGTTATTTCAGGGGATATAGTTGGTAGAATAAACTGGGCTGCCGCCAGCGATGGCGATGGCCCAGTTGCCACTTCTATTGCGGCCAGTATTTCTGCTGTTGCTGAAGAAACATTTAATGATTCTAATAATGCTACTTCTTTAATATTTTCTACAGCTAATGATGCTATCGCTTCCGAGAAGCTCAGAATTACTAGTGATGGACGCACTGTTATATCTAATGGAAGTTTTGTTTCCAATGGTGATGCCCAAAATAGTTCGTATGTATTAAGAACTTCTACAACAAACGATACTTTTACAACTATTGCGAACAATGGATCCAGCATAAGATTAAGCAATAACAGAACTTTTATGTTTACAGCTAATATTGTAGCGCGCAGAACAAATGGTCAAGATAATGCGGCATATAAGCTTGAAGGCATAATAGCCAATGATGGTTATGGGGCGTCGATATTAGGCACTCCTGTTAAGACTATTCTTTATGAGAGTGATAGTTCGTGGGATGTTCAGGCTATTATCGTTAGTATCAATGTAGATAGCGATACGAGCGACGATTTATTAATACAAGGCAAAGGTGCTGCTAGTAAGAATGTTAATTGGGTATGTAAACTGGATCTACTAGAAGTAGGTGGAGATATTAGCGGCTATACAGAAACTAACACACAGAGCATAGCGCCAGACGCCATACCTTGATTTTTATTTTAAACACATTTACAAAGGATTTTATATATTATGTTAACAGAACAAGACTACAGGGTTATTTTAAGTGTTTTGGACGTAAGTGCCCAAAAAGGGCTTTTTAGACCAGCTGATTTTGTAGCTGTTGGTAATTTATACGATAAGATTCAGAAAATACTCGAAACTGCTGAAAACAATAAAACAGAATCATAGTTTTAGTATAATTAGGTGTAAATTATAGTAGTTTAATAAATTAGATAGTCTACTATAAGGAATGCTCTATGTACTGGCAGACAGAAATACCTATTATTGTTAGATCATTAATTAATGATTTTGAAGATAATTATTCTAATGAACGAATTATACAGCTAATTACTGTTGGGGCCAAATATGTTGTATTGGATCTAACATTAGATCAAGAATATCAGATAGATGTCGTGAACAATCTGATCACGCCCGATCCGTGTGGCAGCAATACTAGAGATGATACTTTTATTAGTTTTGTAGCTCTCAGAGCAGCTTGTTTTTTAGATCAAAGTACATATAGAACAAAAGCTGCAACAGAAGGAATTAAAACATCTCTTGGACCAGCCTCTTTACAAGTATCTGGTAATTTAGCTGGTTATAAAACAGTTTTAGATGTGGGCCCATGCTCTATATATGAACATCTTAAACAGCAACATAATATAGGTAATGCTAGTGCGATTAGTGCAGTACTCAGTCCTTTTGTTGGCAATAATTTTGACCCTAGATTTCTTTTCGTTTCTGATTTACCAGCCCGTAGTACTCGTGATGGGTTTTATAGCTAATGGATTTATCTCCACTTAAAACTTTATATAATAATCAAATAGATATACTACTCGCTAGTACAGGCCTAACTATACCTTGCTCTTTGGTATATGAAACTACTAAAATTAGTGAATGCCCTAATTGTATTTATGATACGATGAGTCGAAAATCGTCTAACCAGTATAAACCGGGTGGCCCTATATTGTTCTCTAATGGTCAAACATGCCCATTTTGTCTTGGTAGCGGTGTTACTAACTCTAGTGTAGCAGAGAAGCAGGTACATTTTGCTGTATTAACAGATAGTAAAAATTTTATAGGTCCTATTAATAAAGCAGATATTGATGCTCAAACTATATGTAGTATAGGTTATTTAGATAGTATTAAACAGTGTTCTAAGATTATATTTAATACAGATATAGATTATTTGACCAATAATATTTTTATTAGAGATAACGAACCCATGCCAGTCGGTCTTGGTGATAATAGGTATATTTTTACTAATTGGAAAAGATCATGATTATTGCTAATATAAAAATTAGAGAAACTAATTCGCAGATTAGTCAAAAAATATTAAAAGCACTATCTGGTGAAGTTGACAAATATTTCAAAAAAGCTTTTACTAAATGTAAAGCGGATATTGTTAGTATAGTTTCTAGCGCCATCACTAATCATACCACCTATCGATCTCTGATATCTGGTCAATTAAGAAAAGAATTTGGGTTGGATAACGCATCTTCTAGATTGTCTGAAATTCTTAGATTTTGGGAAAATTTAGAAGTGACATATACAAAACCTAGAATTAAAAGTAATGAAATTATTGGTTCTTTTAAATTATCTATGATAAAATCTGATTATTCTGATGTTTTATCAACAGCAGCAGCTGTAGTAAATACAGAAAAGGGCTCCCGATTAGAATGGCTAAAATGGCTTTTATTATTTGGGGATAAACAAATTATTAAAGACTATGAAATTAAATTTGGTAGCAATCCTAGATCTAGAACAGGCGAGGCTGTGATGATTGGCAAATCTGGTGGCAGATGGGGTGTTCCTCCAGCTTTTGCTGGAACAGCTAATAAAAACTGGATTACAGAGGCCATAGACAGCGTAGAAGGCCAGGTTTTTAAACTTTTAGAAGACTCCTTAAGGAAATAACATATGGCCGTAGGCGACGAGAAATTCACTGGTGTACGATCTATCAACGATTATCTATTTATTTCCAATATAGAAAATAATCTTAAATCATTTTTAGATTGGGGCTTTCTGAATGTTGGAGGCTTTGTTAACGTTAATAGTGCTGCTAATAGCTATAATGATAGTCCAAATAAATTAGCTGTAGTAAAAGATCCTAATTATGCAGATGGTCAGGTCTGGCAAACTAGACATAGTGATTGGGTTTGGGAAAATGTGAATTTTGATGGATCTTCTCCTACCCTGATTAGTGGGGTGAGTGTAGACGGAAATCCAGCTTCTTCTTATATTTTAGATTATGTTAATAGTAGAGTCATATTTAATGAACCGGTTTCCATCTCTAGTAATGTGTTAATGGATTATTCTTTTAGATGGGTACAAATTCATAAATCTAATAGTAATTTAATATGGTGGAAACAATTTCAATCAGATATTGTTAATGATACTACACAGTTTAATCAAAATACCGGAGAATATGCTATATTCAACCAAAACCGAATTCAGCTACCTAGTATTATAATAGAGACTGTGCCACGAGGAACTTCTGTACCATATCAACTAGGTGATAAATCTTTGATTTCTAGTCAAGATATTATTTTACATATAGTAGCTAATAATCCAGCTCATAGAAATTCTATTATAGATATTATTCGTTTACAAGAAGATAAAGTGATTTGGCTATATGATACCAATCTATTGGTTAAAGAAGGGGTATTACCCTATAATTTTGACGGGTCTTTAAATGGCAACAGGAATACATACGATGAGCTTCTTTATAATGAAGAAAATGACTATAATTTTGAGATAGAAAACGAAGTTGGAGAAATGGTTAAAAAACATAAATTAAGATGGAAAAAGTGCCATTTGAAAGATTTTGTGGTGTCAGAGGTAGAAAGTAGATATTTTTTCGAAGAAGCTAAAATTAGAATAACTGCAGAAATAATATTTGATGATATTTAACAATTGGTGTATACTATTTTAAGTGTTCCCACTAAATCCTTATAATATTCGATGGAGATTTTAACTATGGCAAATAATAGAGTTTTTTATGCCTCTCACGGTGTTGATGTTGGTGGCACAACCGTACAGGGCGCTCAAAGTGTAGGTATTACTACCAATTTTAATCTTGAGCAGGCTTTCCAGCTTGGTCAATTAGCATTATATGACAACATTTCACTTGACCCTGAGGTTGAGATTACTATTTCTAAAGTGCTTGATGGTGAAAGTACCATTTGGAAGCTTGCTACGGATGGTGGCAGTTTAATTGAAAATGCTAACGATGATACCACCATTATAGTTGGCGTTGGCGATGACACTGCTGCTAGTCTTACTAATGTTAGCGCTATTACTTGTAGCGGTATGTTTGTTTCAAGTGTTAGCTACACTTTCCCGGTTGATGGTAATTTAACAGAAGAAGTTACCTTTGTTGGTAATTCTAAAGCTATTACTGGAACTGTAAGTGCTCCTGCTACTACAGATAAAACTGTACTCAGAAGACAAAATGTTGATATTCCAAACTGCACTATTCCAACTGAAGTTAGCGGCAAAAATATTACTAGTATTAGTATTAGTGCTGACCTTGGTCGTGAAAGCATGTACAAGCTTGGTAGTTTAAAGCCTTTTCATCGTTTTGTTAACTTCCCTCTTGAAGTTACTTGCGAATTTGAGGTAAGTGCTACTGGCCTTGATGGAGTAGCTGTTGATATTCCAGATACTGCTTGTAGTGGTCTTGCTGCTAATGATCGTGAAATTATTGTTAAGATTTGTGACGCTGATGGTCTTGCTTATACGTTTGATCTTGGCGATAAGTGCAAGCTTACTAGCGTTAACTATAGCGGTGGAGATACTGGTGGCGGAAATGCTACTATTACCTATAGCTTTAGCACTTACAACGAATTAACTATCACAGACGCTTGATATTGATTCTGGGAATACTATCGATTGGGGGCTTCGGCCCCCTTCGATTATTTTAAAACAATAAAGGGAGAGAAAACAGATGCCTAATAGAATTTTTTATGCTTGTCACGCCATTTCCGTTGGTGGGCAGAATATTGCTGGCGCCCAAAGTGTTGGCGTAACTACCACTTTTGATCTTGAGCCAGTTTTCCAGCTTGGTCAAGTAAAACCTGTAGATGTTATGAATCTTGCTCCTAGTGTTGAATTTACAGTGACTAGAGCTATTACAAATACTAGCGGAACAATATGGAATGGCGATTTTATTAGTAATGTTGGACCTTCTAACAAAACCGTATGTCTTGGTATTGGTGATGACACATCGCCTCTGTTAAGTAGTCCTGGTGCTTCTATATCTTGTACAGGTGCTGGTATTAGTGGTGCTACATACAATTTCCCTGTTGATGGTATATTTACTGAAGAAATAACATTTTTTGCTGATAATAAACAGTTAGGGGGTAGTTGTGGTGGCGTCAGTCTAGACACTACTTCTAAAGCCAAAACTAGACAGCATTATGCTAGTGGTGCTCCAGCTTTAGTTACTGGTGCCGGAAATCTTACAAATATTAGCATTAGCACATCTGTTAGTCGTGAGCAAATTCTCAGATTAGGCAGTTTTAAAGGGGTTCATACTTATGCTAATCTTCCAGCAGAAGTAACTGTAGAGTTTGAGGTTAGCGCCACAAGCACAGATGGTGTGGCATGGTCTCAAGTAGGCAGTTGTGCCAGTCCTACTGGTGGAGCTTTTAATAAACAAACTATTGCTATAAATATATGTGGTAAAACCTTCACAATGGAAGACTGTAAACTAAGTAATGTAACTTATGGTGGCGGCGATACTGGTGGCGGAAATGCAACGATTACTTTTACTTATACAACATATAATAATTTGACAGTTAATTAAACGATAATATATGGATATAGAAGGAACACTATACAGGATTATTAATGGTAGCTATTATATTTATGTAAATAATCAAAGATATAAAATAGTTTTACCAAACTTACAAACCAAACAAGAATCTCATGCACTATATTGGGATATTTTAAAAAATAACAGATTCGATACTACTCATTGGCTTACTAGGAATCAGGCTGAAAAAATATTAAATACTAATGGAATATGGAATAGTAGTAAAGAAGAGGAACTAAAGATATTACAAAATAGACTGGATGATATGAAGATTGAGCTGTATCTTAAATACAACGACCTCACAATGAAAAAGAAGATTAAAGCTAGCCTTGAAACGGGTAAAGATGCTATAGGAGAATTACTGAATAAAAAACACTCTATGGATCATCTTACGCTAGAATATCATGCAGAAAGTGTTAAAAATGAATATATTATTACGCACACTATTTATGATGATAATAATAATTTAGTTTTTGATAATGATAATATAGATTCTTCAGCTTTAGAAGACTTTATGGCTGTAATACAAAAAAATGGTGTATCTCATGATAACTTGAGAGCTGTAGCAAGAAGCGATTTATGGAAATCGTATTGGGATGCTGCGAAAGGTGCTATTTTTGCACCACCAGCATATGAATGGACAGATGAGCAAAGGCTGTTGGTTAATATTAGTAAAATGTATGATTCTGTTAGAGAGCATCCTGAGTGTCCAGAAGATGCTGTTATAGAGGATGATGACGCTTTGGATGGCTGGATATTATTTTGGAAAAGAAAAGCAGAAAAAGATCGTAAGAAAAATAAACTTATGGAAGAAGTTGGTGGAAAGTATAAAAATGCTGGAGAAGTATTTATTGTAGCTAATAGTCAAGAAGAGGCTAAAGAAATTTATGCCTTAAACGACGGTAAAGCTATGGCAGAGATACGACATATGCAAGCTATGGCTAAAGATTTTAAAGACCCAAAAGATCATATACAATGGCAGGATTTACCACACGTAAAAATGGAATTAGAAAATAAACTTAATAAAAAACAAAGTATGTTAGCGGCTTCTAAAAAAGGATAATCTATGAAAAATCACAATAGAAGACAAATTGTTGAACAAATGGAAAAAAGATTCAAGACAATTATGATTGGTGCATTAGCCAGATTCGAAAATGAGTTTGGCTATCTTTGGAATGGGGACGAAGATCCTTCTAATGGTCAGGAAGCTTATTTTAGAGATAAGTGGGAAGATTTAAGAAGCGATTTATTAGACCATGGCAATGCTCAGATAAGAAACGGAATACAGGATTTGAATAATTATTTAAATCAGGTAGACAAATATCACCTAAAGATTTTTTATAACCAAGGAGAATAGATAATGGCCGAAACATTCAATTTAAAGATCGATGGAAAACCAACAGAATTTACTGTACAGTCACCAACCCTACATCAGCAGAGAGAGGGACAAAAGGTTTATAATCAGGCATTTTCAGATGCTGTAAAATCTGGATCAATTGTTAGGGCAAAACTAGATGATCTACTTAAAGATCAGGGATTATGGGACGATGCCAAACAAGCTAGATTTTTAGCTATTCAAACAGAACTTAACGATGCTGAGAAACAGTTAGCTACTGGTGGTATATCTTTACAATCTGCTAAAGGTGTTGCCTTGAGGATGAGAAATTTACGAGAAGAGCTTAAAGAACTCATTTCTGTTAGAACTAATCTAGATACACATACGGCAGAAGGTCAGGCTGATAATTCTAGATTCAATTATCTAGTTTCTTGCTGTGTGGTGTATAGTAGTAGTAAGAAGGTATATTTTAGTAGTTATGAAGATTACTTAAATAGATCCTCCGATCCTGTTGGAGTGTTGGGAGCACAAAAGTTGGCAGCTATGTTATATGGCTTAGATTCAGAATTTGAGAAAAAATTACCTGAAAATAAGTTTTTAATTAATTACAAATTTGTAAATGATGAATTACGATTTGTAAATAAAGATGGCAAACTTGTTGATGAAGAAGGTAGATTGGTTGATGAGAATGGTAGGTATGTTAATGAGGAAGGAAAATTTGTTGATAGGGACGGAAACTTGGTTAGCGAAAGTGGTGATTATGTTGTAGATTTTGTGCCTTTTACTGACGATGATGGTAAACCTGTGGTTTTGGAAAGTAAAGATGAAAAAACAGAAACTTCAACAGATAAAGAACCTGAAAGCTCAACTAAAGAAGAAAAGGAACCAGAATCAGAAAAAACTATTGAGTAAAGATATTAATTTAATATTATAACACCACAAAAATCCTCTATGGCTAACGTAGGGGATTTTACATATATAAGGTATTTTATAGATGGCAGCAGCATTTAATCTTACCGCACAGATTAATCTTAGAGGTCCTACTAATACTAGAGCTATTGCTTCTCAAATGAGAAAGCAACTTTCTGGTATTAAAGTTAAGGTCGATTTGGATCTAAAGGGAGCAGCAGCTAAAAATGTTGCTAATATTAATAAACAATTACAGTCTTTATCAAGAAATGCTGCTCTAGCCAATAAAAATGTTACCCAATTAAATCAAAGCATTGCTCAATTAGGTGCAGGTTTAAGTGGCTTAGGTTCTGGTTCTATACAGTCTTTAACCAAAATACAAAAACAGACTTCGAGCGCCGGTAAATCTATAGATACTGCCACATCACAGATTCAAGAATTTGGCAAGCAATCTGGTCTTGCTATTAGAAGATTTGCTGCGTTTAGTGCTGTTACCGGCGTTGTTTATAGTTTAACCAATGCTGTTAATAGTGCCTATAAAGAATTTGTTCAGTTTGATAGACAATTAATTAGGTTAAGTCAAGTTACCGGAAGTAGCGTTGCTGGATTACAGGGTATTACTAATGAAATTACAAGACTATCTACTAATCTTGGTGTTGCCTCCACAGATCTATTACAAATTTCTGTAACACTTGCTCAAGCTGGTTTAAGTGCTCAAGAAGCTAAAACAGCACTTGAAGCTCTAGCTAAATCTGCACTAGCTCCTTCTTTTGATAATCTTAACGATACTGTTGAAGGCAGCATTGCTTTAATGAAGCAGTTCAGTATATCTAGCTCTGAATTGGAAGCTTCTCTTGGTAGCATTAATGCTGTTGCAGCCGCTTTTGCTGTAGAAGCTGGCGACATTATCAAAGCTATTCAGCGTACTGGTGGTGTGTTTGCTAGTGCTAGTCAAGGTGTTAGTCAGGGTACAGATGCTTTAAATGAATTCGTAGCATTATTTACTAGCGTTAGAGCCACTACTCGTGAAGGTGCTGAAACAATCGCTACTGGTTTAAGAACCATATTCACAAGAATTCAAAGAGGTTCAACTATTGAAGCCCTTAAAGAATATGGTATCACTTTAACAGATTTAGAAGGAAAATTCGTTGGTCCTTATGAAGCTGTTCGCAGACTAAGCGAAGGTTTACAGGGTCTAGACCCTAGAGATGTTCGCTTTGGTCAGATTGTTGAAGAGCTTGGTGGTTTCCGCCAGATAGGTAAGGTTATTCCTCTTATTCAACAATTTACCACAGCACAACAAGCTTTGGCTGTGGCTCAGGGTGGTCAGAGCAGTCTTAGCAAAGCCGCAATACAAGCCCAAGCCTCACTTGCTGTGCAATTTGAGAAAACAAGACAATCATTTGTGGCGTTGGTAAGAGATATTGGCAATAGTACAACTTTTAGAACTATAGCTAGCGTAAGTTTAACAACAGCTAATGCTTTTATTAGTCTTGCTGGCGCACTTAAACCTTTACTACCCATGTTAACAGCTCTTGCTGCTATTAAAGGAGCCTCGATTCTTAGTGAATTTGGTAGCGGTTTTCTGGGGGGCTTAGGAAAAACTAGCAGTGGCGGAGGTGGTGCTACTGGAGGCATGCCTGGTGGCGGAGGAGGTGGTGGAGGTACTGGTCGTGGTACTGGTGGAGGTACTGGTGGCGGTGGTGCTGGCGGATCAGAGAAAGATGATTATAGCGATGTTATATTAGCTAATACAGCTGCTATTTCCGCTAATACAGATGCTTTGACTAGTCAGATTACTATTATGTCTAGTAATACTGATGCTCTTAGTGGTTTAATGAAAACTATGGCCGACCTCATGGCCACAATGCAAGAATTAAATGGTACAATATCAAATCTTAATATTGATGGCGGTGATTCAGATTCAGGTCTAGGACTTAATAAAGGCGGTCCAGTTCCGCGTTTTGCTAGTGGTGGCAAGGTTCCTGGTACTGGCAATAGAGATACTGTAGAAGCAATGCTAACACCAGGTGAATATGTCATTCGCAAGAAAGCTGTTGAAAAAATAGGTGTAGAAAATCTTGAGCAGTTGAATCGTGGTGGTAGAATTAAGGGTTATGCTCGTGGGGGACGAATCGAAAAAATACAGGCGCATGATGCATATGACGGCGACTCGTGGCATGTATCCTATATTCCAGAATCTAGTCCAGTTGGACCAATGACTAGTCGTGGTGAAGGTTATGATGCTTATGAAATCAAAAAGGGTTTAGCGTGGGAAAGGGCTCTAGGTCAAAGAGCTACAGAAATAGCTCAAGGGGCTTTTACTGATTCTCGCAAAATGTCTATTGACCATAGTTTAGGTAAGGCTTTAACGCAGGGACAATCTGTTGGCGGTAGACCTGTTCATAGTGTTCCTAATAGTATTGTAAACCAGATGGTTGCTGAAGGTGTTGCTCTTAGAACATCTAATAAAGATAATGTTGCAACAGGAAAGGTGCAGTCAGAAAAAGTTAAGGCGACACAATTAAAAACTCTTGAAAGTATGGGTAATAAAAAACTTGTTTATGATAGAGAAAGAAGTAAGTTAGCTTCTGGCGGCATGGTGCAAAAATTTGCTGGAGGTGGAGGCGTTAAACAGGGTGAACAATTTGGTGGCGTTGGTATCTTTGATAGCGATATGATTGGTGCTGGTAGTAAAGACGTATTAAATGCTATTTTAAGTTCTGGCAAAGATTATGATGTTATTAGTGGGCCAGCAGGTTCTGGTAAAACCACTTTTGCTACTCAAAGATTCGGTAAAAATTTTGTATTATCTGCTGATGATTTAGATAAATTTAAAGAATTTATGGTATTAAGCAGTGCTGGTGAAACTAAGAGCGGAGATTTTAGTCCTCAAGCACAGAGCATTATGTCTGGCGCTCGACAAATCACCGCATTAATAATTCCTGCTGAAAAAATTACACAACAAAGACAACAAAGACTAGACGATGCTTTAAGATCTGGCAGCCAGGACAAAAGATCCACCAAACAATTGCAGGGCACCATCAATGCCCCAACATCTATCCCTCAAAATCTTTATGATCAATTTAGTAATGTAGAATTTTTAGAACAGTTCGCTAGTGGTGGGTTGGTACAAAGATTTGATGATGGCGGTGATGTTGGAGGTATTAAGGTTGCTAAAACTGGTAAAATTAATAAATCTGATATAGAAAGACTAACCGAAAAACAAGCTGCTGCACTATTAGAAAACCCGAACGTACAAAAGAACCTATTTACTGTATCACAACTACAAAAAAGAATTCAGCAAAGACAAGCTGTTGCTCAAGAAGAACAAGAACTTGTTGGAGCTAAACAATATGGTTTAGTTGGTTTATATGGTAGTCCTAGAAACGTAACAGCCAAAACCGAAGATGGTGATACGGTCCAACTTATTGGCAAAACATTAGATAAAAAATTATCTGATGAATATGAAAAAATGATGACTGATGGTTTTGAGCAAACTGTAGCTGTAGTTGGTAATAATATGGCTAGTAGAGTGGGTGCATCAGCTGCCGCCCTAGATAAAAATCAGATGGAAAAAGCTGGATTATACAATGCTATTGGGGCATATCTTGAAGCTGCTATTGCTACACTAGGAGCACCATATGATAAAGATGAAACAAATGATCCTATCGATTTTGCTGGAGGTATAGGGAATGCTGCTGCATTATTCGGTATACCATCAGATATTCCTACTGATACTACTAGAACAGTATTTGGTAAGGGGAAAAGTCCTAATGATTTTCTAGGTCAAGTTAATAGATATCGTAAACAAATACAAAGATTTGCTAATGGTGGCTCACCACAAGATACTGTACCAGCATTATTAACTCCTGGCGAGTTTGTAATTAATAAAGAAGCGGCTAAAAAGCTTGGTTCTGAAAAACTCAATAAATTAAATAAAGCCGACAGAATTCAAGGCTTTAATAAGGGTGGTGCTGTTGGTTTTGTTCAGCGTTTTGCTGGTGGTGGCAGTGTTGAAGATGATAAAGCCGCTTATGTTGCTAGAATGGCTGAAAAATTAGGCATGACAGTTGAAAAATATGAGAAGATGATTCGTGCCAGAATTATGAATACTGCCGCCCAAAGAGCGGATGAAAACACAGGATATCAAATTGATATTCAGGATATTATTACTAAAAATATGGAATCTATTGGTGATGCTGATGTAGAAGGTGTAGTCAGAGCCCAAGTACAAGATCTTGTAGAAAGAATGTATGGCGGTGTAGATCAAATTGATCCTGATGTTTTTGGTGAAAGTCTGGATGATTTAATTGATATGATGAAGAAAGGTTTATCTCTTGAGGAAATAAAAGCTAAATCAGCAGAATGGGCCGATACACTTGATAGTCAAATAGATGCTATTGATATGGCAGCTGAAGCTCAAGAAAAAATGGCTAAAGAATTGGGCTTCTTAACCGAAGGAATGAAAACAAAAGATATAGACTTTAGAGCACAAAAATCCTTAAGCGAGGGTAAGTTTGGCGCATTTGATAAAATGGATCTTAGAGGAGCACAGGAAAGTATAGAATCTGGTTTTGGTAAAATACTTGACGATATTGGTACTAAATTTAGTACAGCTAATCTTCCTGGTATGGCTCGACTATCTAGTTCTTTCCCTGATGTGGCCGATAAAATCACTATGATTGGTGATAAGATGGGAGGGCTGACAGGAATACTAGGTGCAGGTTCAACATTATTAGCTAGTAAATTACCACAACTAATCGATTCCTTCGACAAGCTTACCGGAACCGTATCAGATCATAGCGAAGCTGTGGCTGGTGTTACTGGAGCGTTAAAATCTGCTGGTAGCTTTGGTTTGAGTGGTGCTGTATTAGGTCAACAAGCGTTTGGTAGAAGAGGAGCTGCTGTTGGTGGTGCTATTGGTTTAGCTGGTGGCGCCGTTAGTGGATTTATTAAAGAATCTACAGCTAAAGAAGTAGAAAACGCTATGAGGGGTGTAACTGAAGCCTCTAGTAATTTAGATAAAACACTTAGCCGCTTAGATATGGCTCAAACAATAGCAGAAAGACAAGAACTAGTTAAGCAATTAAATGATGATTATGAGGCTTTGAATCAAGCTTTGAGTAAATCTGCTCAGGAAATAGAAAGTAATAGAATTTGGAATGCTTTAAGCAGTGGTTTAGAAGGTTTTCTTAGTACATTATCTACCGTAATAGGCTTTATGGCTGCTGCTAGAATGACTCAAGCAGCAAGTATGGTTCCTATGCCAATGGGGCGTGGTCGTCGTCGTGGTGGCAGAAGGGGTATGGCTATTGGTGGTCGCGTAGGTTACTCTAGCGGATCTGATGGGCCATTGGTTCCTGTACATTTGGCCGCAGGAGAAGGGGTACTATCTCCAGAAGTAGCCTCACAGTTTTCTGACATGCAATTGCAAAGATTAAATAACGCAGATAAAAATGGTTATGGTGCTAATCCAGATATGCTTGATGGCGCACCTATGGGTATTGTTCCAGGTAAGGGTAGTGGTAAGGTTGATAATTTTAAGACTAATTTACCAGCTAATTCATATGTAATCAAAAGTTCTTCGATGGATGCTTTAAGGGCTGCTACTGGAGGTAAAATTTCTAGCGGTTCAATAAGTGCTAAAGGTTACTCTGGCGGGGGTAGTATCTCTCGTATTGGTTATGCTGGTGGAGGTATTGCTAGACAGGGCCATTTTGCTGGTGGTATAATAGGTAAATTAATTGTAGGCGCTATTAGGCTTGGCTTTAGAACAATCGGGCCAACACTTACTAAAGGGCTATTTAAGATAGTTTCCCCTGTATTTCGTACCATAGGTAAATTTTTTGGTAGTGGTTTTGGGACTATGCTGACGTATGTTTTGGGTGATACTTTGTTGAGTGGTATTTCGGGTTTCTTTGATAACACAGCCCAAGAGCAACAATTAGCTGCCCAAATAGCCTCACTGGAACAATTAAGAAAATTAGTTGATTTAGAAACCCAACGTATTACAAGAGATCCAGAATCTTCTAGAAAATTTTTGAGTAAAGTTGATACTGTTGAAAGAGCTAATTTAACAGCAGAACAAAGAAGAGCTCAGTATGCTAGTACTAGGGATGCTTCTGGTGGGATTAATGATCTTAATGTATTATTACAAAATCAGGCTAGAGCTAAGCTTAGTGGCGCTGGTTATGAAATGGGAGAAAACCAGACCGTACAAGAATATCTTGACACTTTAAGCGGCGATGATAGAATAAAAGCCGAAAAGATTGTTGTTGAGGCTAGTGAAGAAGTTAATAAAAGATTATATCTACAAAGAAGAGAAAGACAGGGCATTGATCTTAGTACGGCTCAGAAAGAATACGAAAGCTCTGATCCTGAAATGAGAAAAAAGGTCGCTAGAGCTATTGCAGAAGAATCAGGAGCACAAAACCGTAGCATAGCCCTTAATAGGCAAATGATAAGGGTTAATAGAGAATTACAAAAATTCACTCTAAATCTTACAGATGTAATGAATAGGCTTGGTGCCACAATGAATAGGGTTACATCTGAGATTGCTGCTAGTTCTAGTAGATTATCTAGGATTGCTGATGAATATAGTGGTGGTAATGTTGCTTCTGCAGATCCAGAAGAAAATGCTGTTAGAACATTATCTAATATAACTGCTTATAGTTCTCAAGAGCTAGCTGGTGTTGTAGATAATATTAATGCAAGTTTAGGAGATACTAAAGAAACCAGACAAATGGGAGATCTCGTTAAAGGTCTTCAAGTAATGAGAAAAGAATTACCATTAATTCTTAGAGATACTGCTGATAGCGGACCTATTGACGCTGGTGCCGAAAGTAATATTAGAGACAGATTACAAACAATGTTTACTGGCGTGGATATTGACAAAAATATTAAGAAAGATCTTGAAGATAGTATTATAAACTATATTAGCGATTCTACCGGTAATAGACAAGGTATGAGTTATGAAGATTTAGCCAATAACATCAAAGGTCTTGAAGAATTAGATGCAGCAGCAGAAAAAGCTAGAAGTACTTTTGAAGAATATGCTAAAAAACAAGTAGAGGCCAACAGGGTTCTTGGTGGCATATCTAATCAGCTTGCTGGTCAATTAGACAGATTAAAAGATAATGTTATTAAGGTTCGAGACATACAATTACAAAGCGCCAATGATCTTGCGGATAAATTTAATAGAACAATTAGCTTGGCCGACCTAAACGCACCATTCATGGGTTCTGTATCAGGTTTAACTGGCGGAACAACTGACGCTGCTAAAATTGGCAGCATGATAGCAGAAGCTATTGCTCAGAAACGAGCGTTAGAAGCAGATCCAAATACACAAACTAGTGCTCTTGGATCAGGACAAATTGCTAAGCTTACATCAAAAATTAATAGTTACCAAAGAGCTTTAGATATACTAGCTACTAGCACTGATAGAGCCTCTAATGCCCTAAAGAAAATAGATGAGCAGCAGCGAATTTCTGCTGGTAGACGTAGTGGTGTAATGGATTTTCTTGCCAATGTAAATAATCCAGAAGCATTGATGCAAATGAGACAGGAACAGGTGTCTTACTCTAACGTTATGGCTGGAACAGGCACTGTGAACGATATTGCTCAAGGTATTTCTAGTTTAAGAATGGTAGAAAGTACTCAAACTCCAGAAGAATTTGCCAGAACACAAGAAGCGTTTTTTAATAATGCTATGACTATTTTGGAAAATGCTGGTGGCAACCCTGCAACTATCCAGCAGTTTAGAGATACTTTTGCAGCAGATTTCGCACCACAAGATCAGAATCCAGCAATCCAACCTTTTGTTGATGCTTATCAAGAAGCTATTAAACAACAAACATTGGCTGTAGAACAACAATCTAAATTGATTGGTACTGGCGCAGAGTTGACTGCTAACGCATTAAGACAGGGTGCTGACGACTTTACCTCTAGAATGAAGACAGCCACAGATAATATAGTTGCAGAGTTAAATGCTGTTGCCGACAGATTAGGTTTGGGTCGTCCAGCAGATAGTCAAGGTCTAGCTACTGGAGGTATTGTTTATGCTGCTGCTGGACAAATGATTAATTTCCAACCAAGAGGTACAGATACAGTACCAGCTATGCTTACTCCTGGTGAATTTGTTGTTAATAGGGCCGCAACCGCGAAGAATCTACCATTATTGAATTCTATTAATAGTGGTAATTATTATAATGGCGGTCAGGTTGAATATAGAGCTATGGGTGGTCAGATTGGAACAGGAAATACAACTGCTTATCGTAATTTTGGCAATCTTAAACGATATAACAAAGATTCAGTTGATGATTATGAAGCCAATAAAGATACAGTTCCATTTGATTATATGGATTTTATTGGCAACAAAGATGGTAGTGTTAGCGATACAGAAGTTACTAAATTAAATAAGATTATTAGTGACCATAAGAAACAATATTTTTCACCTAGCAATATTATTAAATATCAAAGAGCAAAAGTATTAATTCCTGATTGGAAAGAAAAAGAAAAAGAAGGTCAACCTTGGAGCAGTACATCTTTTGATTCTCTTAAAGATGCTCGTGAGTTTGCTATAGAGATGGAGGCTGCTCATGGTATTCCATTATTTGGCAAAGATTCTGTTGGTAATGCGTCTACAAGCCACCCAGCAGTAACTGGCAAAAATTATGGTGGCGATCCAAAATTACCTATGGAACCTAATGTTAGAAGCGGATTTAATGATATTTTTGAAAGAAGTATTGCTTCTAGAAATGCTGTTGATCTTGAAGCTTATTTTTATGGATTAGCCTCTAAAGCTCTACCCACTCTTGGGGGTATTATTGGCGGTGGATTAGGTGTAGTAGCAGGTACAGCTGTTGGAGTACCTACCGCTGGTGTTGGTTCGGCGGTTGCTTTACCGTTGTGGACTATTGGTGGCGCTATGGCCGGAAACCTCATTGGTCATGGTGTGAATAGTTACGCCTATAGCTGGCTTCCTAGCGGATGGAAAGACAGAATTGTTAAGAAAGTTCAAGAAAATCCAGGTTCATATAGTGCAGGTCAATGGACTGGTTTTGCTGCTGAAATGCTATTGTCTGATGCTGGCGCTAATGCTGTTATAAAGGGTCTTTATAAAACAGCAACACCTAGAATATTAGCTAAAGCTGTAGCAAACACTAAAACTGGTGTTAGTGCCGCAACAATGAAAGTTGGCGAAGCTGTAGAAAAGGGTAGAAAATTAATTGGTCAAAAAGCAGCTAAGCTATCTAGACGTACATTGAAAGGTAAACCAACGCCTAGTGGCGCACCAGATATTCAAGTACCACTATCAACCAAAGCAGCCGATGATTTGATGCCTCCTCCAGTGCCAGCCGCTCCAGCCACAGCGGTTGATGATGTTAAGCCATTACCAGGATCAAGTCAGATAGATACGGGCGTAACAACTCTTGATGATGTTGCTAGAATGGCTGATGATGCTAGCCCCCTACCAGGAACCACTCAGATAGATACAGGCGCAACAACTCTTGATGATGTTGCTAGACTAGCTGATGATGTTACGCCCCCACCAGTACCTCCAGCACCAATTCCACGAGCCCCAAGAGGAATGACTTCAGTAGGCCAAGGAATTGGCGACGAGCTATATGACGATAGTTTTGCGTCACCGATTGATGTAGGAGGCGCAGGCGCTAGTGCCGATCCATTACCAGCTCCTAGATCTTTACCACCACCAACACCAGCTTCTAGAGAAGCGATTGAACAGCATTCCGAGCATAGTAGAAGAGTATTTGAGCGTACTAATGCAGAGATTATGGACGCTACGGGTGGTGAGAATGTAGGTGAAGATACTAGCAAATACAGATTCGGTCAGGCTGTACAAGCTAGAAATAAAGGCTTAATAGATCCTCTTGGTGTTGTTAATTACTATGCTAGAAGAATTAGTATTCCTGAATTTGAATTAGGTGGAAATAGTCAAGATGGCGGTGTTGCTAAGGGCGAGCTTTTAACACAAAGTGCTAGACAAACTTATGAAGCTGAATATTTAGAGGTTATGGATAGAATTAGAGATTTATATTCTCAAACTAGTTCTCCTCAACAAGACAAGCTTTTAGCCTTAACTCATCGTAGAGACAGTTTAAAACAATTATTAGAAAGTGATTATAGAGCACAATTTAATCTTGGAGTACCAACAAAAGAACCTAAATTTAATCTTGAGCCTCCAACAAAACCTAAATCGGTAGAGCCTAATGATTTAGAAAAGGCTATGCTAAAAGACAGCGTTATCGACGATAATGTTCGTCTTCAGGAGTTGTTGGTTCAACAACAACAAGGCACAACAGTCACCAGTAATGCTCAACTGCTTGCTGGATTTCAACAAAGATTTCAAGCTTTACAAACGGCTAAAGATGAGGGAACAGAAAGTGATTCTACATTACTAAATAAATTTAATAATACCAAACTAGACTATACCAGAACCTTCGGTCCTGTAAAAGGCGTTAGTGACGAACCTATCAAAGCTGGTTTATTAAGTATTGCTGCTACTAAACAACAAGTAGATGATGAATCAGAAGCTTTAAAAGCAGATATGATGATGAAAGCCGCTAATGCAGAATGGATGTCAAAAAGCAGTCAAGGTAAAGCTACAGAGAAACAAAAGAAACAAACAGCAGCAGATATTAACAAGATGATGTCTAAGTATGAAGCTCAGTCTGGAGCTAGTACACCAGCACAACTTAAGGGTTACCTACAAAAAGAAGCTGATAGGAGATCTGAACTTAAAGCTAAACATAAAGAATGGGACAAATACTATAAAGATAAAGACAATTATGATGATAAGTATTTAGAATTTGAATTTCTTCAGAAAAGATGGAAATTCAGAGAAGAACTAGGTAACGATCCAGAACAAAGAATAGGTGGTAATGATACTCTTGGTTTACGAACTCTACAATATGTATTGTTCAACCACCCAGCTAACGCTTCTTTTGGTGGAACTAGAATTAATCCATTTAAGCAAATGGATGATGATATGTTGTATGGAAAACCAGGGCTAAATCTTGAAGAAGTAATGAATCCTTATACCACAACTGTTAATAATAATATTCAAAAATTATTAAAGAATTATGGTCAGTCTCTTGGTATTCCTGGTGCTAACCCAATACCACAAACAGAATCTGATATGGATAACTGGCTTAAAGGTATTAATCCTGATGCTATACAATTATTAGATAGCGATGTTGCTGATCCTGGTTGGATGCTAGACACCCTCAAGAACATGTATAATGTAGGAGTTACCGACGAGCTTGGTGATACTATTGCTAGTAAATTTGGTTTATGGAGTGTAACTGGTGCCGCTAATTCATTTAATAGAGATTTTGGTAAACAATATGAACAGGCATTTTTAAATAAAACACGAAAAAGACTTCAAGATATATCCAAGCAAAAGGGTAAAGAAGCAGAATCACTGCCTCAAGATAAAGTTGGCTCATGGGAAGATATAGCTGGAGCATTAGAAAAATATACCGCACAAATGAATCGTGGCATTTATGGCAGAGCTAATCCTGGTTTCGCTCCATTAAATTTCCCAAGATTTGGACCTGGAGTTGGCACTGAAGAGCAGCGTATCAAAAAATACAGAAATGCTATCAACGGTCAGGTACCCAAATTTATTAAAGATAATTTTGATTACGAGTTCGGTGGCATTACATCAGCTGATGGTTTTGATACAGTAGCTAGAAGACTTGGTATCAATATGGCAGGTGATGCGCTTAGGGAAACCGTACTAACTGATAGAAATAGTATCAAAAGAATTAGAGCGGGTAAAACATATGCTGTTAATAGGGCTTTAAGCGGCGCAGGAACCGGAGGAGCCAAACAAGCCGCTGGTATTGCTAATCTTTTCGCATCTGCTGGTAGCACTGAAATATCAGCACAAGATAGAGATAGATTTACTGATTTATCTGGAGAAACAACAAAGAAAACCACTATCCTTGGATTGCTAGCCAGTGCATTAAATTTTGGTCAAAGATTAGGTATTACAAATAGACAGGCTAGATTAGATTATGTAAAAGATTTTGATTTTGCGTCAACTTTGCAAGATCCCATATACGGTAAATATGAAAAAGATTTAGATAGTAGCATATTAAAATTAAAGCCTATATATACATTATGGGATTCTTTAAAGAATTACTTTGTGAAGGGCGATCAGACTACTGCTAGAATTATTGATGAAAATGCTGCTGGTGTTATTTCTGACACCCAAACTAAAGCTGGTAGCTTTACTATTGGCGGCAAACAGATTAGTGCCAATGGATTTCTAGATAAGTATCAAGCTGCCTTAGCTCCTGGTAAAGATCCTTATAATATGATACTTGAGGGTGGTGGCATATTAACAGAATCTGGTAAGGGTGGTAAGGGTCAACAAGAATTTAGAGGCTTAATTGGGGCACCTACTCCTTTTGATAATAAAGAATTTATTGTAAGCCAAAAAGAAATACAAATGCAAGAACCTGTTAAAAGAGCTAGGGGTGGTTCAATACCAAATTATCTTAGCGGTGGCGGCTCTACACTTGTAAACTATCAGCCAAAGGGAACAGATACTGTTCCTGCTATGCTTACTCCGGGAGAGTTTGTGGTTAATAGGGCCGCTACGCAAAAACACTTACCGTTGCTTAAATCTATTAATAATGGGTCAATGCCAACTCATATGGGGGGAGCAACCTATGCTAGATCTGGCGGTGTAATACAAGCTAGGAACTATTTTGATGGTGGCCTAAGTTCTATGGGGCGAATGGTTGGCGGAGCCTTAGGTTTGGATATGTCTGGTGCAGAAAGTGTATTTAATACATTTATCAGAAACTTTAATAGCGAAACTAGTGCTTTTGGTGGACTAATTAATAATTTAGCCAGAGTATTTCCTGCTCTTGGCGGACCTGTTAATAATTTTGGTAATCATGTTGATAAACTTGTGAACGCTCTGAATGGATTGAAAAATATTGAGATTAAAGGACCTAATATTCCAGATACTATTAATGTTAATAGTGATACTATTAGAGTAGAACTAATAGCACCACAAGATAGTAACTATAAATTAAGTGAAGAAGATAAGCGCCAAATTGCCGAGGCTTTACAAACAAAATTACAAGCATTGACAACATTGGGTAGAATAGCGTAAACTCATAAGGAATAATATTTGTTATGAAAATTAGAGATGAAAAAACAACCGTTCAGACTGTATCAACACAAAATGTACCAGCTGGTGGAGCCACTATATCTGTAAATGGTCAAGGTCTAAATCCTGCTCCTTTTGTAAGTCTTTCTACAGATCAGTACAGAATTGGTGAGCTTGTTGTTGGAGGTGTTTTAACAGTATCTCTTAATGGAACAGTTTATACTGCAACTGCTGGTGGATTTAGTGATGTAAGCAGTCAAGCTAAAGCTATTATAGAAGGTATAGGTAGGGTGGGTGATTGTGTTCAAGTTAATATTAATTGTGGTGGTGCCGTATTAGTAAATGGTTATGGTACTGTTAGATCTGTTAGTGTAGATGAAGGCCCAGATCCAACATGGACTCAACTCGCTACATACAACATCGAATTAGAAATGTATCACAATAACGGCCAGCTTGCCGTAAGGCCTAATGCTAGTGCTGGTAGTTATGTTACTTCTGGTGAAATTATTAAAGATATTACCGAAAGCGTTACTCTTAATGTAGATAATGATGGTTTTGCGGTAGATCAGGTTAGCTCTATTAAAGCTGGTAAAGCTCATGCTAAATATAGTTTTAATATTAGTGCTACTGGTGGCAGTGTCGGATGTAAAGGTCAGCTAAGTCAAAAAACTGGTATCGAAGCTGCTGAAGAAGTAATTAAAAGAAGAATAGGGCAAATTCAAAATGGTAATATTGCTAGCGGTTTAGCTAGTCCATCATCATTAACTAATGCGCTGAACACTTATCATAGTGGTAGTAAACAACTTCATGTAAGAAGTGTGGATGCTGATCCTATAAATGGAACTATGACAGTATCTGGCGATGTTATTATGAGACCAGCTGGCTGTACACATCCTAATGCGTTTATAGATATTACTGTTGATTCTAGAGCCGACAGTACTCAAGTAGGAAGAATAGTTACTGTATCCGGCACCGTAGAGGGTTTGTATAGTCATGATTTTAATACTATAATCACTAATGGTGCTTTTCATAGTATGAGTGCCGATAGGGTTGGTGCTGCTGATGGCGTGTATGGTAGTATTAAAAATAGTTTCTTAGGTATAGCTACCCAGTATTTAGAACAGGCTTTAAATGACACTGGAGATTGCACTAGTGGGGGTTTGTTGGGTGTTTGTGAACCGATTGTACCACCAGCTGAATGTACTTTAAGGGAAGTTAATAAAAGTGTTACTAGAAATTTTGGCCAGGGTACAGTATCTTTTAGTCATGAATATTCAACAGCAAAAAATTGTAGCATACCAGGAGCTGCGAAAACAGAGGTAGAGATATCTCATACTTACCCTACGAATATTTTTGCAGAATTTACAATACCTTTTAGGGGAGCGCCACTTTTACAAAATTTAGGCACAACCACCAAAGAAACAGTATCTGTAACAGTTAGTGTTACTGTAGATGACACTGGCTGTGAGGAAAGATATCTTACAAACTGTGCCGTTGGCATAGCTGATCAAAAGGGATCTGAAGAAGGCGCTGGTGGTTGGTACTTGACTAGTTATAATACCACAAAAACCAATACTGGTTCTTTTAGAGTAACAAAGGAATGGACAAAACCAAGCAATTGTTAATAAGGATATAAATAGGAATGAAAAAATATAAGATAGATTTATATACTCCAGAATGTACATCTAATACTAATGGTGGAATTGATATTATAGATCTTACGGACAATAAAAATTTATCTATAACATGGAAAAATCTTCCGCCAGATGCTAAAGTTACTAACCATGGTAAAACAGTATCAAATTTAGGGTGCGGTCTGTATGAAGTCAATATCTATGATATAGATAATAAACAAGATTATATAGAAAGCATAGAAATAGAGTGTCCAGATATACTTTCTATTGATTTAGTGCAAATAGACGGTTTATATTGTAAAAACGATATTGGTGATCTAAATATTATGTGGTCTGGTGGTAAATCACCATATGCTGTGTCTATAAACGGTAAAAATATTACTACTAATGATAATAATATAGTTGATGAGATTAAAGCCGATCATACATATGATATTACTATTAAAGATAGTTTGGGTTGTATGGTTGAGCGTAAAAATATTAGTAAAAAAATAGACTATTTAAAAGTAGAATTACAATGGGAGCCCATTAAATATAATGGCGGAACATCAGAAAATGTTGAATGTACAATATCTGGTGGTAAAGCCCCATATTCTATAGCTTGGTTTATACAGGATGATAGCAAACCTATTGTTGTTAATAAAAACTCTATTAAAAATAAACTCAAGTCTAATTATTATACATTAATTGTTACAGACTCTAATAACTGTAAGATATATAAGGATTTTTTCATATCTGAGCCATCTAATATTTTAGTTAATACAAAAATTTCTGCAGACTACCGTAGCGAATCTTATTTTCCTGAAGAAACAACACAAAAGCTTTATAATCTTTTATTAATACCACTAGAAAAAAATAAAATAAAAGACTTCCACAAAAAATTAAAATCGAATAAAATTGTCTTAGAGCACAAAAAACAAAAAACAGAGCAAAATATAGTATTAGACTTTGATACTGTAAGTATTGATGGTCTAGATTATATGTATTTTTATATTAGTCCTGGATTAACCAGAATATCACAAGCTACTTCTGTATTATCTATTGGCGACGAAGACATCACCTTATACCATGATACGACATTTAATAATCAAAATAAATTATTAATAGGATCTATTATATTAGATAAAAATTATGAATATTTATTTCACAATGATGATATTGTGTCTTTAACAGATACAAAGACAGATAAATCTATTACAGAAACTATTAGGTACTCTTATACAACTAGCGGTCTTTATATATCTCCAAATATATCAACAATTATTAATTTTTTACCTAATAATCCAGAGCAAGTTTTAAATTTTCTCAACAAGTCTAAACAAATTGATATTAGGTGTTTGACCACCAAATCTAATAACAATCTTGGTGAGATATATTTATATGTTGCTGGTGGAGATAAGAATTCTTTAAAAGCTGAATTAATAGACAAAGACGATAATAAATCATATTATGATATTAAGGACAATTATTTAAGGATTAATGATTTGACCCATGGGGATTATAAAATTAAAGTATACGATAGATATATTTATGCTATTGAATATAATAAGACAAATATAAATAGCGAATATTATGCATTCACTATATTAAAATCATTTAAAGAAGAACAACAATATTCTCAAGCTATGATGTCAAAAACCTATGATATTCCTATAGAATCATTAAATACTTACGATAAAACACCAAGTAAATTATTATTCACATCACCAGAATTTACAAACGGGGTATTAATTAATATATCACCATCTGAAGCTTGTTATGAAATCATTGATGATGATGGAAATAAAATCGATGGTTGTGGATATGGTATTGTAGAATTGGATTATGGCAAATATTCTATAGAATCTTGGCACGAAGGATACTTATCAAAAAAACAGGAATTCTTTATCAACAAATCAAAAGATTTAGTCACCATTATACTAGAGAAAGAACCAAATGGCTTCTACTAAAGCATTTAATTGCGAAATAGCTAGTATCACATGTAATTTAGGTTTCGGTAGTAACGAGTCTAGCGTTTCCTTAAAACTAGTAGAACAAAGAGATTGTGGCACTTATAATGGGTCTTTAGGTTGCATATATACCATAGCTGTTGGTGGGCTTTCTTTCACCGGTGTATTAGCAGATCATACATATCAGGAATCTTCTGGCGGATTAGTGTGGGACGTCAGACTTACGGATGGCAGACAAAGCCTGAATAATGTTATCGCAGTATTAGATGATTATTATTGTCCTATTAATAGTCCTAATATATATAATGTTTTAGCTCTTTTAGAGCCTAGTATTTGTAATTTTGATTGTGGCGATTTTATGAATTCATTGAAGGATGAGTCTGGCATTCCTATGAATTATGTCTTACAAGCACTAAACCAAAGGGCTGTGCTATTACCTGTTTGTGGCGGAACTTTATATATGGATTTATCTCAAATTATTGCCATATGTCCATTTTACCTTAGAATTAGTGATAGTCATAGTAATGTTTTAAATATTGTTGATCAGGCATGCCAAGAAGCTGGTTATGATTTTTTTGTACAAATTGTTGGTAGCTACTTTACGTTTGTGCCTATTAGTAAAAAAATCGCACCCCCTAGCGGTGCTTTGAGAACATTGTTAAATAGTATAGCTGCCGGTTCTTGTGGCGGTGCAGGTACTATAGATTATAGATATGGTGAAGAAACAGCTTATGAGCCTAGTAAGAAATTTGTAATAGGAGAAAATGTACATTATCTTACTAATGTAGATAAGGCGGGTGATTGTGAAGGTCGGCCGGGTACACCTGGTGTAAGACCTGTGCCAGACGATCCTGTGGTGACAGGATTAGGTTATGTTGGAAATCAAATTACACAAAGCACTCCTGCTGTTGATAATTCTTTAAATCAGGAGGATCAATAAATTATGGCATGCTCTGTTAAAATGTTTTTTGGAGAAAGATTAACAGCACAAGGATTTAATGTATATCTATCTGATCCTGAGCAGGTTTTTATTGCAGATTATGATTGTACGATGATATGCGAGGCTTTAGGTATAGCCAATAACTTTACGTCGTTCGAGCTTACAGAAAAAGAGTTATTAGCTACAGCTTCATATCAAACATGGTGCATGTATGTAGGAGAAGCTGGTACTGGTCAGCTTACTTTTGGTTATAAGGTTATGAGTGCTTTGGGTTTTGATATGGCAAAATTAAGAGATAATGTTGCTGACTTTTTAACAAATTTCGCAGAGAATCGTACAGCTCAAAGCGTTAATGAGCATATGAATCAATTGGTGCGAAATAATCGTAAAGAAATTATGCCTAAACTACAAGAAGCTTTTAATTGGTTAAAAAATATTCATGATAAATATTATGGCAGAGAGTATCTTGTACAGGTTGGCGATCAGAATTCGGGTATTTGTATTAAAGATAAGTTTGGCAATAAACCAGCATTTAATTTAAAAGCAGAACCTGGTGGTTTATTTTACACTTCTGATATGCCATCATCTGCTGGTGGATGGCCTAATCCTGGTGCAAATCAAATATTGGGACTTACTATAGGTCCAGAAACTCTTTTATTTCATGAATCAGACAATCGAATAGGCCCCTTTGTTAAGATAGATGAAAGAAAAAATATCAATAAATTAGATAATACCTGGGAGGTTGAACTTAGTAGTTGTAGCGATGAGGCTTTTTACACCAAGGCTCAATCATTATACCTAAAGTCATCGACAACAGAGGCTATTTATCAAGTCGATGGCAAGCAGTATGTTAGAGTGAGTGTTAGTGGGCCACCAAGATTAAGATTACAAGCAGATGGTAAATTATGTGATCAGAATTTAATTAGCCAAGGCGCTGTGGCTATGATGACTCTTTTTGATGGTAATACTGACCAGTCAAGAATGGAGGCTTTACAGGATATATTTTGTGATGATCCCCAAGATCGAAATGATGGTGCTCCTACTAACACTAGTGCTTTTAATGTCTTAAAAAGCCATAGACCATGTGTTGTTCCAGATCATTTTATACTTCCTATGAGAAGCAATCTTTTTGTTTATGGTCCTTGGAGTTTTGTGAGCAATCCTGTTGGTGGAACGATATATGAAAATAATAAAGAATTGTGTCCATGGAAATTTACAAATGGTTTTGACGATGGCTATGCAAGAATGAATCAGTATGGCAATTTAATTGCTGCTGATGGTCCTAGAGGATTGCAAAAACAAGAAAAGGGCTCGGTTACTGTTGCTGCCCTACCATCTTACAATATAGGCTATATGGTCGGCACTAATGCTGCTACTCTTACTGATATAAATATTAATATTGGTGAAGGTGGGTATACTACTACTTATAATTTTCAAACTTATACTCCAAAGTTTGGTAGTCCTGGTAGAGCATTGGCTGATTTGTGGTCTAAAAGCTATCAGTCGATGTCTTATATTAATAAATTCTTCAAGGATCAAAGTTTAGAATTACAGAAACTTATCAATAGCACTGATACGGCTCTGCAAGATGCATCTACGCAAAGTTTTCAGATACCAGGTACTGCTGGGGTAGTTACACAAAATGATGGTGGAGGTAATACACAAGGTTCTGGAACAAGTCCAGGTTTAATATTAATTGGCTCATTTTTCATGAGAAGTAAAGATACCAATGCTAGTGGGGGCACAGATTGTCATGATGGTTCGAAGGGCCTCGAAAGAGGTTGTAGACCATGTAAGCCATATATACCACCACCAGATCTAGGTGGTGGATCTAGTGCTTCTACCGGTAATATTTTGAAAAATAGACCTAAATTAGAGCTTGAAAAAGGATATACCTGGGAACACGTTAAAAAAAATACCTTTAAAAGACATGCTATTTCTACTTTGGATTTGATATTTACACCCATCAGCACCAATCAAGAAGGTGACGATGAATATCAATTACCACGACTAGCTATGTATCAGGATTATGATTGTGGAATTATGGAGTATGGACAAAAACCAGAGGACAGTACGCCCGGTAAACCACCCAATTCTAGACCTAGAAACGAAATTCCACCCTTTCTTTTAGACTCTGAATTAACATATGACCTAGCGGTTCATCAACAGTATTTAAATGCCGTAACCTCTGAAGCAATGTTGAATAATTGGGATGGCAGACAAAACAATAGCTTTAAAGGATTTATTTGCAATGTTATTAGTTGGGGTACTGACGAAGATTATAAATTAACACATTTAGACGAAGATGAACGAAATAGACAAGCATCTGAAAACTTTAGGTATAATATTTTAAGAGGTCCTTTAAGTTTACAGGCTTGGGGTTATGATACTTCTGGAAAGCCCATACCTAATGCTATTGACTCAGCAGCTGAAACAGAGCAGGGTAAATTTAGAAGAAAAGGTCTACAAGATAAATTCCTCAAAAATTGGCTAGAAAATCCTAAAACATGGCCTGCTGGTCCGATAGATTTACGATGGGATAGAGAAAGAGGAGTTTGGGTAGCTCCGCCAGCTAATAAGATTGTGGTAGCAAGATTACTAGGCAATTTAGCGAAATATGGTGTTGTTGAGGCAGAATTAATTAATCCCGATGGTGGTGGGGTAAGTTTTTATGAATATTATGATATTTGGGATAAGGATGGTAAGAATGTTAAAAAATCTATTGAAAAAGCAAAAATTAAAATATATGATTATTTAGGCATAGAGCTTTGTAAATGTGATACAGTATATGCTTATTATGATGATAATAGATATATTGTTCTAGAAAGTAGCAGAGCATATAAAGACCCTAATGAGGTTTGCTGTCCAACAACAACAGCTACCCCAGCCGTATCTCAACCAACCATACCGACACCAACAAGTTGCTGGTGTAATCTTGAGTGTTTACAAACACTAAAAGGTTATAAAGAAGGCAAGCATCAAGCCCTGGTTCATAAGTCTGAAACACAGGGCCCTGATTGTTTAATGTGGGAGGATATAGTAGAATGCTATACTCCGCCGCCTAATTTTTACGAAAATCAATAATTAGTTTTTACCTTGCCACTTATACCAACCGTTATTTGGTAGGTATTCATTGTTTTCATTATCTTTCCTTTTCGGGAAAAGAGTTCCGCCCTTCTTGTGCTGACCAAACGATAGTGTAGCTCCGCATTTAGAGCATTTCATTTCAAAATAATCATTACCTTCTACACTTCTAACACCAAATTTGATATTAGGGCTCTTACACATACCGCATTGTTCTTCACCAAAAATTTCCTGAATAGCAGATAGTTCTTTAAAAAGCTCTTTTTGCCCAGAACCTTCTACCTCAAATTCCAATTTTTCATTTGCTCGATACTTGACTTTCATAATAAGCTCCAGTTGTTGACGTAACCTTTAATATCTTCTGGTATATCATCTACTTTTTGTTGATACGAAGATAACTCTCTAATAACCCTTAAGGCATCTTCATGCAATATGTTTTTTACATTATCTTCATTTATACCTAGATTTTTAATAATAGATAATACATTTATATCTAATCTTTTGGCAATGACGTCTATAAAATTAATTTGATTATTAGTAATTTTGGTCACATTATCAGCACCAATATCATCTTCTGTACTATCTACTACTTCTTCAGCAGCTAGTACTTTACGTAGCCTTAAGGCTCTTCTTAAAGCCCTACCCTCTGCCCTAGTCTCAGCTACGGCTACAGGATGATTCCTGAACACCTTGTCACAATTACCCCAATAAACGTCTGCGGCTCCATTTACCGTGATAGTATTAAATGGGCTATCTTGGGGTATATCTTTTAAAATATAGCTCAGAGAATGTACCACAGTGGCTCTTTTCTCATTGGTTGGGCAGGGGGATTGCACCACATCAGATGTTGATTCTACTAGTACGCAGTTTAAGGCTTTTTCAAAAACCCGTCTCAAACCGTCTGTAGTTGGATTGCCTTGAATTTTTTCATCTTCTGAGAGCAAAGACAACACATAATCTGTCCATTCAATATCCCATATCGTATATTGTTGGCCTTGTTCCTTAACTTCTGTCTGTGTTTCTGTTGTTTGTGTTTTTTTGGGTCTAGGCATTATTGTCCTCTATTTCTGTAACTTTGTTGCTGTTATTTTCTATATTATTAATTACACTCAATATTTTATCGCATACAATTTTAGCTCTTGTATTTGAGAAATCCCTTTTTTGTTTTACCCTAATTAGTTTATATCCTTTACCAATAATCAAACCTGTTTTCTTTGCATCATAAGCTATGTTTCTTTGAAGTACTTCTTCTCCCCACACAGACTCAAAGTGCGATGGGCCATCTACTTCTATTGCTACGTTTATCTTAGGTAAAAACAGGTCTATTTGCAATTTGGTATTTACTAAGAATTGCTCTTTATGGAAATCTACCTTTATACCATTATCTACCAAAAAATTTAAAATAAAATGCTCCATCTTGGACCCTTTTTTGCTACTTTCCCTTACGGCGTAATTAGCTTTTTGTAGCATTTGGTTCCGCTCATCTTCTGTTTTTTTGTCCCATAGTTTTTTAGCTTGATCTTTCTTTTTATTCTTTGTTTTTTCATCAGCCTTAGACCATGTATTTAAGACACCTAGTCCGATTTTATTTTTCTCGTCCTGTGTCCTACTCCTACCTTTTGTTGGGTGCTTAATAACGCCCTTTTTTAAAGCATTCTTTTGTGCTTGTGATTTATTTTTGATAGGTATATTAAATTTTTTAGCGTCCCTAAGTATTTTGTTCGGATATGTATTATATTCTTTAGCAATAGCTTGGAAACTTTTATTATCCTGAACATACAGTTCTTGTATTAATTTTTGTTTTTGTGGTTCATTTAATTTATTATATTCTTTTATCATTATGACACCATTTCTTGTAGTTGATATTTTATATCTGCTATTTCTTGATTTATATTAATGTGTAGCCTGTGTTTATAGATGTTGGTATCGCTCAATAATATTATATATTCTTTTTCATATCCCATAGATAATAAATTATCTAAATCCTTGTCGCTTGATACTAAAACATATTTTTTTACAAGCTGGTTTAGGTAGAAAGTATGGAAGAATGGTAGTTCTTTATTATGTATATTGAATTGATCTGTAAATATACAAAATTCTTCGCCAGATACCTCTCTAACTAAATTAATTAGGTGTAAGTCTTGGTGATTAATATTATTTTTATACAGGAACATTTTTTATTCTTTTCAGTGTTTTTCTTATTTTATTTATGTCTTTATTGTTATATATATGTACTATATTTTCATTGGTAATACAGGGATCAAGCTGTATATTATTTTCAATTAGTATATTTAATATCTCAAATAGATACATATTATTAGAAACCTTATCCTCTATAATTTGTTTGAAGTTATCCAGACTATTTTTGTGTATATAAACAAATTCGCATACTTTATTTTCTAGCTCGTAAAAAATAAAACTCACTTTATTATTTTCTATGGTACATCCTATTTTAGAGCAGAATTTATTATTTTGATTAACTATGATAGCATTGTTTTTCATTGTTAATTTTGATAAAATTTTATGATCAAAAAACATTTCTATGTTCATTATAGCTAATGAAGAGTTACTAATATATTTTATAGATTTATTAATAGCTAGTCCAATATTAGATAGATCATTGGTGTCATATTTAATATATTTAACTCTAGGTATTTTTTGCATCTTAAAATCTTCTGACCACGAACCAACAACAAAAACCTTAGACCTATTATATGTATTTAGTATACTACTGATTTGATAGTCTAGAAATTTGGTTTTGTATATCTTTTGTGCGGCTATATGGTTTTTATCCATATTACCAACAACTAATATAAAATTAGTGTTTTTATTCACCCTTCACAGCCTCTATATAATATTCAAAGATATTAATATATTTTTTTAATACTATACTCATATCGTTGTCTTTTAAATATTTTAGTATTTCGCCCATATTATGAATAGATTTTTTATCGGGATATAATACCTTCATTATGGTTGTTTCCGGCATCATATCAAATGTAACAGCCACACACAACTGCTTGAAGTCTGATCCTTGAATATATAGTTTACCGCCAGATATTAATTTCCCGCATATCTTTTTGATTAAAACAGGCACATCTTCTCTTATAAGATAATCACAGGTGTCTTGTAAAATTATAGATTCTAATGAATTATCTTTATATTCATTAATTTTTAATATATTTTCATAAGAGCTTTCTGAAGGTCTTAGCTCTTGTTCTGTAACGTGAAAAAAAACTGATTTACTCATAATATTGGAAAAGTTTCTTTGAGGTTTTAAATATGATGTCAATCCATAATTCTGTGTTATTCACTTGGTCGGGTTCAAGTATTTTATGATAGGGTTCATTCCATGATTGTGCAATTTTTTCGCTTAATGCAATTTTATACATTGCTGGTAATTCGTATTTTTCTTTATCATTAATATTTTTGGGTTTTAGATCATGGTCTATTACTAGTATTGGTATATGGAATTGAATGGCTATATTTTTACATTTTTCATAGAACAAAACCTTATTATTACATATAATTAGTTGTGGGGAATCTTTACCAAAATACAAATGATCAAAAGATAGTAATTTATGTCCCAATTTTTTGATTTGTTCTTTAAATACAGAACGGTCCACTGGTGTCCAAACTATATTTAATTTATCTTTTCTAGTAATATATTCTCTAGATAAAATACCAGTTATAGAATTCATTGAAATAAAGCCTTAGTGAAAGACTCCTCTGAAAAAATTTGTTTATTAAAATTGTTTATTTTGTTCTTTCTTTCTTGTTGTGTTGACTCATAAGCCGATCTCATATTTGTTCTGATGGAGTCTAGAAATGGCTCTTTCCATTTTTCATATATGGTAAATGTATTTTCCATATAAAAGTCTTTGCTATATACATTGGTTAGAATACTGTCTATTTCCCACCCGTTTTTATTATTGATATAAGTATTTGGACCAGTATCTTTATTGACAATAGTAGCATTACCAAAAAGCATAGATTCAATTGATGAAGCACCAAAAGCTTCAGCTCTGCACACATCCACATAGCAGTCGCATTGGTTATGTAATCTCAACATATACTCTTGCTCGTAATAACCAATGATGACCTTAGGAACTTGTATATTTTTTCCATTAATTCTAAGGGCTCTCTCTACCTGTTGTATATCGTAAGCCACAATATGTTCAGACTCTTGATTATCGAAACCATTAATATCTGTTTTTATCACTAATTTAACATCGTCGTGTTTGCGAAACTCTAATAAAAAGGCCGCGAGCAATGCTTTGATATTATTTTTGTCCTGATGTTTTGCGATATAATAAAAAATAAAATCATTATTCTTATCGCTAAACATAGGCTCATAATCTTGATCAAATTTAGTAAGATCAAATGGTTCTGGTAGTACTTGCACCGGTGTGTTACAGCCTGCGTCCATTATAGAGGATTTAGACCAATTAGATGGAGTTATGATGCGATCCATCATATTCATGCGCTCAATCCATCCCGTATGCCCTATACCATATGTATCTACTTCTGCTATTCCTATATTTTCACCAAAATCATACCTATATTCGAAACAATTTGGGTAGCCATGTTGTATTACCATATCATAGGAAGCACTACTATTTTCTTCAAATTCGTTATAGTCTTTTCCGGCCTCATTACCATGATCTAGATATGGGGTAAAATATATCGGCCTTATAGATAAATTAATATCTAGATTATAACCTAAAGCATCGACATATCTTCTAGCTGATCTACCAAGACCAGTATTTTCTCTGTATGGTCCTATATATAGAATATTTTTCATTTGTACTCTAAGAAATCTTTATTAGTTAGTATAGATGTATCTTCTAGTAATCTGTTTAGATTGACTTTATTATTAAACCACATCTGGAGTATATCTACGGCATCTTTTCTGCTGAAACCAACCACATCCTTCTCATTCATAATATAGCCACTATCCAAAGCTTTGACAACCTGTTGTACAAAAAATTCTTTTTTTAATGTTGGCTCTTCTAGGATAGAATTTATCATACTATAAACAAAATCTCTGTTTGATTGATGGTCATCTAAACTAGTGTTGATTTGTTCGAAATGTTCTTTAGGAATTGGTATCCATTGATGTTTTTTGGGTTTGATTTTATCAAATATGTTTTCAAAATTAGTGCATGTTTTGTCCCATGAGTGCTGTTCCAAAACCTTATTTCTAATATTTTTTTTCATAGACAGCATGTCCACTATATCTAAATTCATGTGTTGAGTAATTAGCGATACGCAGTGGTCGTCGTCTGGATATACTCTATCTGCTCCACTCTCTTGTTCTGTGAATTCGTTTTTAATATCAACACCATAGCCACCCAGACTTTTAACTAAGTCCAGCATAGCTCCGTGCTTGACAGAAATAAACGGAACGCCACAAGAAGCAGCTTCTAGTGGTGGTATCCCAAAACCCTCGCATATAGAATACTGTAAATATATATCCATTGAATTATATATATCAGATAGTTGATCGTCAGATAATCCATTATTTACATTACAAATAGATAATTTTTTCTGATTGCATTTTGGACATATACAAACCTCGCCATGCCATGTCATGGGTGTCCAAGACTGACAATGCTTGCATTTATAAGAGAATAGAATATTAGATTGCACACCATATTTTAATAATAGGCTTGGTATATCCCATCCCTGCCCTTCTGGATAGCTGGTATGTAAATACAAATATATTTTTTTATTTGGGTTTTTATGTTTTAGCTTTTGTGTAATTTTTAAAATATTCGGTATTAGTTTCCTTTTTTGGTTTCTCATTACACTACCAACAACAAAAGCATCTAGAGGTATGTTTGTTTTTTTTCTAGCAGAAATTTGTTTCTCTGGCTTAAAAATATCAGTATCTACAGAATCTTTGACCACCCCACGAACATCTAAATCGTACATATTGTTTAGTTCGTTTTTGGCCCAATCTGTGTGTGTTAATAATGTGTTGCAGTTTCTGAGCGCAGATAACCATTCTTGTTTTAATGGTATGGAATCGATTGTTGGGGCTAAAACCCAATGAAATTTATTACGAAATACCGATGTTCCCTGATACAACGACATGAAGATATCTCTAAAGTCTACAACAACATCAGGCTTAAAATCTGCTAATACAACATCAAAACGCCATTGCCCAAATTGATTTGTGGTATTAGCAATATATGATTCATACCTATCGTCATTTTTAACAACTGCATTTGGATAAACCTTCCACGGTTCTGTTTTAGGTATATCACAACTTCTATAACATGAGAATTCTGCAATATGATATTTGTTTCTATTATAGAGTCGATTTAACAGAGATCTGGTATAATTACCGTAGCCCGAGTGTACATGCCCAGACTCTGTACAAAATAAGATTTTAAGTTTTTTATTTTTAGAGGGCATAAGAAGTTATTATCCTGATAAAAAATGTGCGGGAGCCCCCACAACAAGACTCCCGCACTCACCACAGCAACCAAAAAACTAGAAGGCTACAGCGGGTTCCTCACTACTATCCTTACTTTCCTCTGCCGTCTTTCCAGAAGATTTCGACACCTTCTGTATACGAGCAAAATTATTAACTCTAACCTTCATTGTGGATCTTTTAACACCATCTTTTTCCCAGGTGTCATTTCTTAATGATCCCTCGATCATAACGAGATCTCCCTTCCTGAAGGAATTTCCGATAGCTTCTGCTCCAGTATCCCAGGCTTCACAATTAACAAATGTGGTAACCTTATCTTGTTCACCATTATTCTTGGTGAATTCTCTAGATACAGCAACAGTAAAATTAATTACAGCTGTTTCTCTCCCAGAAGGATTAACATAACGAAGTTCTGGGTCTCTAGCAAGGTTGCCTCTCAAAATTACTAAATTCATAATAGCTCCTATTTCATTTCAAAAAAGTTAAGTAACAATCTAACCTATTATAGCACTCTGTCTGATGCAGTCAAGTCTACACTTGCCAGCATTTCTTTACTATAAAAGAATCCTTATTCTTGGATCTATCTAATTTTAATAATAGGGTATTTCCTTCCATTAGTAAATCCTTGTATTTATTAAATTCTTCGGGGAAAATAACCAGATCGCAAGCACCAGTAGAATCCTCTGCTTTAACAAAAGCCATCTCTTGACCTGGATTAAGCCCTCTTTTAGTTTTTATAACATTGATATCTACAATTTCAGCACCTAAAACCGGCTGTTTTGGACAGCCACTTTTGAGTAAATCTTTACATTCTACATTAGCAGAATAAATATCACAACCATCTATTTTGTGACAAGTCAAAGATATACCCAAATAAAATCTCTCATTACTTGCTATCCATTCTGGACTATCCTGTAGACTGTAGGGTGGCTTATGTATACTGTTGATAATTGATAGGATAACATCCTTTCTTTTCGCAGTCAATTTCTTTTCTGTATTATCAACCAATAAACCTAAAGCTTTATCAATCTCTTTTTCTTTTTGAAAAATATTTTCAATAACACCCGACTCTCTACTTGTTAAATTATTTAAACAATCATAGTAGAATAGCATTCTATTTCTTGAGATAGACAAACAGTCTATAGCGCCAACAGAAATCAGGGCTTTAACGGCTGTAGAATTAATATGTTGAAAAAATTTACAATATAATTCTCCAAAACTAATATCTTTAAGATTAATATTATTTAATATCTCTATAATTTTTTGATATACAGATCCCCCAACGCCCTTAATATCAGTAAGACCAAAATATATCTGGTGATCATTTTCGTCTATAAAAAACTCTTCTCTTGGCTTTGATATGCTTGGTTTATACACATCAATTCCCATTTGGTTGGCGTTATTAATTAATTCTTGTATTTCTTTGAGCGGGTCTATTTTATCTTTAGCAAATTTAAGATAAGATGCAAAAAAATGTTTAGGAAAATGAGCTTTAATATAGGCCGATAGATAAGCGTTATATGCATAACTAACAGCATGACTTTTATTAAAACTATATCTCTGACTTTTTTCGATCCATCCGAATACCTGATCAGCTTCTTCTTTTGATAATATTTTGGTTTCGGCTGTTTTTTTAATGAAAAGTTTTTTGATTTTCTTCATTTCTTCTGGCTTTTTCTTACCAATTGCTTTTCTGAGTCTATCAGCTTCAGTAAGGTCAAAATTAGCTACTTTCTGACATATCTGCATAGCCTGTTCTTGATAAACCATTTCTCCATAAGTGGTTTTTAATATCGGCTCTAAAGACTCGTGAAAGAAATCTACTTCTTCTTCTTGATTCTTTTTGTCTATATAATGATTGCTAACCGATTTTCCATCACGATAAGCCTCTAGACATCCCGGCCTCATAATACTAATTAGGGCAGAAAGTTGCTCAATATTATTAGGTTTTAATTTTTTGGACATCATTTGACCGAGCCTAGATTCCAGCTGAAAGCAACCCTTTGTATTACCCTCAGAAATCAAATTCCAAGTTTTATTACAACTTAGACAGATATTTTCTAAACTAATATCTAAATCAATTTTTCCGTTTTCATCGACAGGAAACTCACAAGCACAGTCTGCAAAAGTAATAGTCTTCATGAGCTAAAAGCACCCTTAAATTGTATTTTACTGCTTAAATTTTTATGTAGCCTAAGAAATCTTATTAATATTTTAGCACAATCCTCAACATCTTTAACTGCATCATGCGCATTGTCTTTACTTAATCCTAAATAATCACGCATATTATCTAAAGATAGTGATCTTACTTCGGAAACGTAACTCATCCATAAAAACATTACATGCATCAAATCGATTTTATCTCTAGGATGAAACAAACATGTGCTCTTTTCTTTGTTTACGTTATTATACTTGACGCTAAGCCTATCCACAATAGCCATATCAAATCTGAGGATATTATATCCACAAGCTATAGGCGCTGTAAACTGTGATTTTTTACCACCATTGGCTTTAGAATGATATTTATCTAAATAAGATACAAATTGTGACCATGATTGTTTCTGGTTGGGATATTCTTTCCATTCAGACAAAACCTGTTCTGCAGAAATAGACCTAACTTTACCATGCCATTCTAATATGTCAGAGTCTGTATAAGGATTGTCTACATCATCATCCAATTTTTCTGGCTTTAATAAGGTATTAAATTGAGAGTCTTTCACGATCTCTAATTTGATAGGATCTACTATAACAGCAGATAATTGAACAGGACTACACACACTCGGGTCCTTACCGTCTGTTTCAAAATCAAATACACAAATTTTATTTCTAATCATTAACTAACTCCACTTCTGCTTTATATTCAAATAATATGTTAGAATTGTCTTGTAATTTTACTGCATTATATTCTATCTTACAGCAACTTTTTTTCATTTCTGTTACTTTTAGATATTCTAATTGCTTATAGATAAATCTCTGACCAACCTGAACGTCTTTAAATTTCATATTATAAAGCCTTTACATTTAATAGTTCTTTTGCGAGCATCATTTTATCTAATAGGGCTATACCTAAAATATCAAATTTAATCACACCTATAGATTCTAAATCACCCATTTCAAAACCAGCTATGTTTTGATTAGCCTTGGTGTCCCAAATCATTGGACATATTGTGTTTAATGAATTATTAGCAATGGCGATACCAGCAGCATGTTTTGACTGATTATATTTAGATCCCTCAAGACGTATTGCTTGTTCAAATCTTTTAGCGAGTGGACCTTGTAGTTCACCATCATCATCTAGATAGCACCATTCTTTTAATTTATCACCATTATTTTCTAAAGACCATCTAATTATAGAAGCTCCACCATCTTCATCTTTCATTTCCTGTAATTCATCAGCAATTTTAGCTTCATCAGGAATGTTTTTGGTGATTTTATTCATTTCTTCAAAAGAAATATTCCCATAAACTCTTAATACTTCTTTTAGGGCACCCCTGCCCTTAAGGGTGTTAAATGTGATCATTTGTGATACTTTATCATATCCGTATTTTTCCTTAATATAATTGATAATATCTTCTCGGTGTTCGATAGGTACATCAACGTCGATATCTGGCATGGATATGCGAGTTTCTGTATTACGTCCAGTGTTATAAAATCTTTCAAAGATTAAATCATACTGTATTGGGTCTATTGCTGTGATACCTATTAAATAGGAAACTAAGCATCCAGCTGCACTACCTCTACCTGGGCCGGGTAAGCAATTTATAGACTTAACATAATTTACTATATCCCTTACTATCAAAAAATAACTAGATAGATTAGCTCCAGCCAAAACTTCCAATTCTTTTTTAACTCTTTCTACATATATTTCTTGTTTATCTTTAGGTATTTTGTTGTGTATTTTCTCTCTCCAACCTACTCTACATAATTCTCTAATATAGTCTATAGGAGATTGATTGTCTGGGCAATCAAAAGAAGGAAGCTGTGGTGGTTTTAAGATATCATAATTTTCACACATTTGATCTATTTTCAATGTATTACTAATTTCCTCATCATCATGAAGTTGATTCATTTCTTCTGGTGATAAAATGTAATATTTATCAGAAGTAAAAAATGTTGATAACGCCACTTCTTGATTATTGATTATTTTATTTGATACATCGGGCAGGGTAGTTTTTAGTGAACTACACAATAAAACTCTTTGATCAACAGCATCGATAGATTCGCAATAATGAGCGTCTATAGTAGCAACCCTTTGAATGCCATTTTTTTGTGCGTAAGATCTTAATGATTTGCCTATAATTTGTTGATCTTTGTTTTCTGTGTCCATTAATTGGATTTCAATAAAAACATTATCTTTACCAAAAGTTTCTTGCAAGATATCAATATGTTCTTTTGCTTTATTCTCCCAACTATCAACTAATGACTGATCAGTAAAACTATAAATACTATTGGCTAAAGTTGAGCCAGGATGACCAGAAATGCAGATAAGATTTTTAGTAGCAATATTGTCTTTAATATTTTTGAGATCTATTCTAGGTTTATAATAAAAGAAATCCTCGCTATTACATCGTGAAACTATCTTTATTAAGTCTTGCCATCCATCATAATTTTTAGCTAATACAACTAAATGTGACAAAGATCTGTTGTCTTTGTTTTTTACAGATGCATCTGGACTGATATATAGCTCACAACCCAATATGGGTTTAATGTCGTTTTTCTTCATGGTTTTATAGAAATCTATATTACCAGATATTGTGCCATGGTCGGTAATGGCGCAAGATTTAATGCCAAGCTTTTTGCATCTTTTTGCTATCTGATCAGGTTTTGAGATGCCGTCCAATAAGCTATAATGCGTGTGTACATGTAATGGGGTGTACATTAATTAAACTTCTCCTGGAGCTTTATATTTATCTACTGAATGTCCTGGTAATGTATAATTGTCAACAACATAATCCATACCATTAATGTCGTTGTCGTGTTTAATTTGTTCACACTGAGTCATAAGTTGGTCTTTGGGTGTTGTGTGACCATCTCTATACTCTATCATAGGAGCAACGTGCTCGTCCTCCAAGAAGCTGTTTTTTCCAAAATGGCATAATTTGGTACACTTCCAGGTTTTCTTTAGATGGGGCCGTTTATTCTTTTTTATGCGTTCAAACTTTTCTCTAATCATATATTCTGCTGTTATAGCATTATCTTCATTATCAAAACAAATGGAAAACGGACCACCATCATTCATAAAATTAATGGTCATAATAATATGTTTAAATTGAGGGAAAAGCCTGTGTATAGCATAATGGTAAATTCTTAATTGAGGATCTTGTTCTAATTTTTCTTGAGTTTTTTCTTCACCAGTTGCCCAATTCAATCTTTTACCTGTTTTCCAGTCAATAATTTCCAAAGTGTCGTCCGATACTTGTGTGATCAAGTCTACAGTACCCTTGATAGACAGAACACCTTCTAGCGGGCCATTTGGTGTGTCGTATTTATATTTAGCCCACTCTTTGTCTATAGAAATATCAAAATGCTGTTCAGCTCTAAAAATATTTCTTAGTCTTGGATCAAAAAGACGGTTATTGGATGTTAAGGTTTTTCTAACCCATTCTATACAATCTTTTCTATCTTTATCAAACCATTGATGATGGGTAAATTGTGAAGTATAGTAATCGTATACAGCATTACACAAATAGAGAACGTATGTATTATCAAACATATCACATTTTTCCAAATTAATATCGCCAATAATATCATCCACTATAATAATTTCTTTATCCTGAACACCTTTTTTCATAAGGGCTAAAATTTCTAAAACCTTATGTACAATTGTGCCCTTATCTGCTTTTTTATTAGATAGCCCTCTTCTACCTAACACGTATTCAATAAAATATTGTTGTTCGCACATATTATGTGTGCCGTAAGAGGAGCTTCTAAAATATGTAATTATAATGGTAGTACCCTCTTTACTTGTAGGTAGTTTTTAATTAATTGGTGGGTTTCTGTAATTTCTAGGTTTCTATTGTCTATAACCAAATCAAAGTTGGATGGGTCATATTGATCTTCATCTAATGCTATTTCGCTTTCATGCGAGGAGTTATACAGATTTCTGTTGAGTTTAATGACTAATCCTCCAGCATTTTTTATGGCGTGTACTTCATTAGGAAAGCGACAATCAGCAATTAAAGCTAATGGTAATTTTTCATCTTGTATTTTTCTAATGGTAGCATCTGCCCAAACATTATGCTGCATTTTTCTAAAAACGTTAGTACCAACATATTGCATAACTTCTCTAGCAGACATAACCTTACCACTATCTGGCCATTTACAATTAACAGATTCATTTTTTTGGTCATCTGAACCATAACATTGCTCATATGTTAAGCCAAAGATACTAATACACATCTGCTTTAATGGATCTGCAAAATTATATATAGCAGAATTTAATTGTGCTTCTTTAGCAAATATTTTAGCAATATATTCACAAGCACTTGTCTTTCCAGATTGTTTTCTGCCAGCCATAGCTATAATTATACTCATATCAATTCTCCATCTGTGGCTTTAAAATAGTTTCTATTTCTTCGGTAGTCATTTCGCCTATATCTGTTTTCAAATTGCTTATAATTTTTGTATTATATGTTCTTTGGCATTTATCCTGTATTTTTTTTGCCCCATCAACACCAGCATCATCAGGATCTAATGCTATTATCACAGACATGGCTCCAGAACAATCTAATAGCATTTTCTGCCTATCGCTCATAGATGTGCCAAAAATTGCAATAGAGTTATGAATTCCTGCTTGCTCCAATTTCCAGACATTCCCAGGGCTTTCAACTATAATAGCCACCCCGCTTTGCATTATGTGTTTTTTGGCGAACCATAGATTATAAAGATGGTCTTTTGCTTTGAAGTCTTTATTATGTTTCCATTTAGAATACTTCCATGCCCATTTGCCAGTTATGCACTCTGATTGTGGATTATGGAAGTAGCCGCAACTGTTGCATTTATTATAGATACTTCTACCGGTGCAGCCAACCATATATTTATAATCTTGATCATATATTGGTACAACCACCCTGTCATACATTTCTTTCTTTGGATTTGAGCATAAACCCACGTCATACTTATCTAATATTTCTTTGGTAAAACCCCTATCGACATAATAATCAGATGGTATAGTTAATGTGCTACGCACTACATCTCTGGTGATATTTGGGTTTACTACCACGTCTGGAGTAGATATTGTGTGTATATGTCTAGTAAAATTACTTTTTTCTTTGTTGATATTTTGGATGCGAATATCCTTAACATCTTTCTTAAGAATTTTTAAAGCTAATTCGATTGTTTTGGCGAAAGGATACATTTCATCCCCTGGTTTTTGCCATTGTTTTTCGCCAACTGACAAAACCCCTCTCATAAAACCTATAATAGAAGGCTGAAAAATTTTCTCACAATGATGTGTGCGACAAACCCAATTGCCAACACTATAATCATAGCTACCGTCTACACCATGATAAAGATTGAGTGCTGATGGATTATCTCCACCATGAATAGGACAGCTCATTGTGATCATTTTATCATTATGAACGCAGTCTAAATTTAATGCACTACAAAAATCTTCTATATTATTACATAAGCCGTCGCATATATTCTTGATTTCTGTTTGATTATATGAACGGTATTTCTTCTTGATCGCTAGTTCCATCATTATTTATCTCAAAATCTTTTGTGGGATTATTAGCTAATTCTAATTTTGTTTTACCTTCTGTTATTTTTGCACACCAGCCTTGCATATGACAATTGATATAATCGTTATCGTCTAAGCCAGCACCATGTCTACTTACTACCGGCAATAATTTTCTATTACCTCCAGTGGGACCGTCTTCTGCAATTTCTTCATCGGACTTACGCTTAAAAATGGAGAAATTACTACAAAGCCAAATGATTCTGTCTGATCCGCTAGCGGTATCTGTGCTTTCTTTAGTAATACCATCTCTATTTAATTGAACAAATGCGACTATAGGTAATTTATATTTTGTGGCAAAATTATGTAATTGCGTCATCATAAAACCCAAGACCTGATACTCTTTCATATCTTGGCTGATTCCTTGACTATCCATGAGTTTTAGATAGTCGTAAAATATTACACAATCTTTTGCTGTGCCATCATCATTGAGTCCTACTTCTTTAATTAGCCACCTTCTCATAATAGACATTTGTTCTTCAAATGGCTTACCAGCAATAGATTTATAATACAGTTTAGTGCTTTGTAATTTTTGGGTAGCTTCGTGTATTTTAGCTTTTAGGTCACTAGAATTTTTGAAGCCGCCAGTTTCAATGGTTGACATGTCTATCTCTGTCATCATCGCCAGGATTCTGTTGATATGGTCCTCAGTAGTCATCTCAGTGTCCATATTTAAAACCGGTATGCCGTTACTAGCCAAAAAATAACCCATATTGTCTGCGAGTAGGGTTTTGCCTGTTTTTGGTCTAGCTGCGATAACATTTACGGTACTTTTTCTGAGCCCACCACCAATAGCTTTATCGTAGATGGGGAAGCCCGTAGAAAGACCCACTTGAGATATCGGGTTTTCTTCTAGATTTTTAATATATTCTTCGATATTTTTGCCAATAGATTCTGGATCATTATTACCATCACCAAGCAATTGACCCAGATCCAAAACCTTGCTTTCTGCAATATTTAATATATCATTAATAGATTCCGTACCCGTAATATTTTCTATATCTTGCTGGGCAATATTTAATTGCTGCGAGATCGTTTTGGCAATTTCTAGCTTTTTAATTTTTGTAGCAAATTTCCTTAGGTTGCTTTGTTCAACAGGAAACATAAGGATAGCTTTAATATGTAAAGTTTCTTCTTTTGATGAAATTAACTCAGAGCATCCTAATTCTTGTGCCGCAGAATATATAGAAGCAAGATCTATTTCTGAGGTATTATTTTGCTCATATATATGTTTAATACAGTTGTATATAACCTGATTACTGTCTATAGTAAAAACAGAGCTAGACAGAATATCTGCTATATCTAAATAGGCATTTTCACCATATTTACACAAACCAGCTAGAACTGCTCTTTCGGCAGAAGGGTCTGCCAGTATAGTATTTTTCATATGATCTCTAAATGATATTAACCCGCGCTGCTACAACACTTATTACATTTGTAACGATCTTTATCTCCATATAATAATGATGAAGATATTTCTTCTCTTTTACCACAAATTCTACATGTCACACTTAATTTAGCTTTTTTACTTCTTCGCCTCATTGGTGGTTGATTATATAGTTTTTTGGCAACCTTTGGATCTTCTTTGAACATATTATTCTCGGCCATATCTAAAAATTTATTATGTCTTTCTTCTGATGTACGAGTTTTATTAGTGGTCTTTCTGGTGGTTTTTTTGGTCGTTCTAGTTTTTTTAGCCTTTGGCTTTTCCGGTACATTATTTTCTTCCGGAGGCAATAGGCTGGATAAAGCAGCAATGAATTTTTTTAGCTGCTCAGGATTTTGTAAAATATCTTCAGGCATGTTTGACATTGTTCACCTTATTTCTTTGTACTGCTAATAAAATATCAGATAAATTTTTTAAACTATTTGATAAGTACGACAACCTATCCATTCTTTGTTTGGCATATTTTTGTATCTTATATAGACTACTTGCTCTGTCGTTATTTTTTACTGCTTGATAGAATTTCTCGATATACCCATATCCCTTATAGTTGTTTAGTTCTTCAGCAATAACCATCTTAGCGGTATCTTCTGCCCAGTTGTGTCGAGCTATTTCTCTATTTAATGTTCTTTGTATATGAAAAGACATCTGTCCTAATCTGTATGAAATTTGAGCACAATCTTCAGGGGTTAATCTTTCTATAACGTCCCTACTCATTGTAAGATATTGATTCAGCTCGTCAGATGTTTCTGTGTTACTGTTATTAGATGGCAAGCCTATAGAATTTTCGTACTCATCTAAGATTTTATCCCAATATTCTAATTCTTCTTTACTTGTTTTATGCATTATTAATAATCTCCAACCAATCTTCTTGTTTATTATATGGCAATTCTATATAAGCAATATTATTGATATGGCACCACTCTCTTTTTTCTCTGTCCCTTTTTTGCTGTTTAAAAAAATCTAATTTGGTTCTATGATAAAATGGTGTGAACTCATAATGCTGTTCGCCGTGAACCTCTATGCATTTCTTACTCAGTGGTATAAAAAAATCCATATATAAAGTTTCTGATTTTCTTATCTGTATAGGTATCTCTTCTAATATTTGCAAAGTTGGATAGTTTTGTTTAAGTAATTCCCTTGCTAACAAATGGAAATTAGATTTATTATTTAAACTACTTTTAGTGGTTAATGAAGCTAAAGAAATTTTATACTCATAACCATCTAATCCTACAGCATTCATTTGATTCCCATTGTTTCCTTCGTCAATGATAGTATTTTATCATATGCTTCTGGATTGTCAACAAAAAACTGTCTGAGTTTTTCTGTTCCTTGGAATTTTTGTTTTTCTCCGTCTAAATCAAAACTATACCAAGCACCACCCTTAGCAATGATACCTATATCGATTGCCAACATCATAATCTCTGTGACTTTATCAATACCATCTCCATATCTAATATATGATGTTGTAACGCCACCAGGAGGACCTAACGCCGAACACAACACTTGCCATTCAACAGTCTGACCTATTTGAGTGTTGTCGGTAAGATTCCATGCTTTGAATGTTTTTGCTCTCATTTTAATATCAGTTTGATATGCTATGGCCTGACCACTTTTTTCTTTAAATTCAGCACCATATCCTGTTGGATTACCCATAAGGTGAGTAATTCCTATAACAACATTTTTATTGACAGGAATTACATTAGCGACTTTACGGCAAAATTTTGCCAATAACTTTGCCCCATCAGCTCTTTGCATTTTATCCATATCGCTAGTAATTTCTGCGGCTGTACATATAGCTGAATATGAATCAATAATTAAAATAGAACCTGGTTCTTCATTAATAATTCTTTCTGCTATTTGTAAATACTCTTCACCGTGTAAAATCTTACCTTCTTGCGAGCCTATGATATCAAACCGATCCATATCTAAACCTTTGATACCTTGCAAATCCCTCTTTTTCAGCCTACCCTCTATATTTAGGTAATACACATGTCTGGGTTTCTTGAGGCTTCCTTGGTATTCTGGCTTCTGTGCTGTCGCTGCGAAATCTAGAGATGTCGTGGTTTTACCACATTTTGGCTGTCCTGTAAGCACGACAAAACTACCCTCTGGAACACCACCACCCAAGACCATATCTAGTGCAGGACTGAGCGGAATGATGACAGATTCTCTATCCATAAGAGCACTAGCGCTTTGGATAATTTCATTACCAAAATTCTTTTTTACATCATCCTTTAGTGTCATTTTATTCTATCTCTCTGAGTTTGGATATGATGGATTTTTTGTTTGTGCTTTTCCTGAATTCATTGTTTTGTACAGCTCTACTCTCACTATAGTCAACATCTTTATGCACCTGTTGATCCAAAATATACTGCTGTTGATCTATGATAGGTATGAGGTGTGGTGCTCGCAAAGAATAAATTTTACGAGCCTTATCATGTTTTAGTGCCTTAGCTATAGCCATTACTTCATATTTTTTAAGTAGTTTATGTGCCGATGCTATCTGGCTTCTATAAAAAGATGCCCACTCTTTGTTGGTCCAAAATCTATAGTGTAAATCTTTCTTGTCTTTCCGAGCTTTATTCTCACATATCATTTCTGTAATAAATTGAGCAGCAGATACAAATTTACCATTAGAGTATTTGGATGGAAATTTATTATCACTCATGATGTTGTGGTTTATTCGTTTGGCTTATGAATATAGCTCTGAGTATCTTTAGGACGACTTCTTTGCTTTTTTTTCAGCTCATCGTTTAGCATAGAGGCTTGTTCTGTCATAATAGCTACACTTTTATTGCCTTTATTCGATGTTCTACTAATCATAAGATCTCTAGACTTACTACTCTTTTTTTGCTTAGATGGTTTTGGTTCGCTATTTACCCTAATCGCTGCTTCTACTTTTTCTATACCTACATTTAATTCATCGGCTATTTCTGCCGGTTTTTTATTTTGTGAAGCTAACCATAATATAGCATATTCTTGATTTTTATTTTTTCTCATATTTATCTCCATTTAAACTTTTGTTTTGGTTTTTTCATTCTAGACATTCCGGTAGGCATAGGTTTTTTATCGGCTTCATCTTTATAAGAATTATGTTTCTCATATAATGCTGCCTTATGGTCGTCTGTCATTCTGTCTCTATTTCTATTGGCTAAATCTCCTATAGTCTTTAATTCCGAATCTGACTTTATAACAGAACCACCCATATTCATAAGATCATCCTGATAAGACCTTCTCATATCCGCACCACATGAACACTCTATGGTTTCTTTGTAATCTTTAAGTGTAAAAAAAACTTCTGTTTTTAGCCCGCACTCGTCGCATAGATATGTGTATGACGGCAATTATTTTAAACTCCTATTAATATCTTTTAGTAATACTATATTTTCGTTTTTTAAGAATGAAATGTATTTATCAAAAATAACCTGATCTACCTCTCTAAACCTCCATTCGTTTTTACAAATAGAGTTGATGAAATTATTTGTTGTTTTATCTTTGATGGATGAGTGTAGTTTTATCGGATTAAAGGCTTCCTGATCCGGGCTACATTTAATATAATAACTATAATGCTTTTTTCGGTCTGTGATATGTTTTGTTTTCTTGTTACAAATAGCTTTAGCATAAGCTTCGTCTATATTATCTGTTCGTGGAAAATCATCCTCATCTAAAAAAGTAGCATTGTCTTTAGATGTGTATAATTTATTTTCTTTAGTGCCAATTTTATGATGGGTTACATGAAATTGTGTTTTGTCGATTTTCATTTAATGCTCCACGGGCAAGAAATCAGACCATTCAGATATATATCCTATATTAGTCATTGTGTCGTACCAAGGCAAGAACTTATAGCTAAAAGAGGGTTTTCTAGGTATGGATAATAATTTCATATTAGCTTGTTCTGGTGTTTTGTCGCCCTTTTTTCTATTACAAAAATTACAGGAGGTAACGATATTTTCCCATGATGTGGCCGATTTCTTACTGTTCCATTTTGATTTTGGAATAACATGATCATATGTTAATTTATGCGGAAGATATTCTTTACCACAATATTGACATGTGTTATTATCTCTTAAGAATAAATTTTTTCTAGAAAATTTAACGCTATTTCTATTAGATTTTACATAATTATTAAGCTTAATAATACTAGGTATTGCGTACTGCTTTGAGCAACCGATAATGGATTCGTGTGGATAGTATTGTATAATATCCACAATTGGTCTTTTTTTATTTAATGTCTTAAAGTACCAAGTTATAGCTATACGCCAATCAATAATAGATATTGGCGTATAGTCTAGATTAAGCACTAAACAAGGTTTATGCTTGGTGTTCATCTTGATTAATTTTATCTATAATTTTACCTATGATTGGATTTCTCACTATATCAGATGCTTCTAAAGAAGTAACGCCAACACCATCTACTTCTTCTAAAACGTGCGCTAATCTATAGAAACCACCCCTCTGTTGATATTGCAAATCAGATTGTGCCACATCACCAGTTAATACCATTTTACTATCCGTACCTATTCTTGTCAATAGCATTTTTAATTGATCATAAGAGGCGTTTTGACACTCATCAGCAACTATAAAAGCTTTATGAAAACTTCTACCTCTCATAAGCCCCAAAGGTACTATTTCTATTTGTCTACCTGTTTTTAATTTTGCATAACTATGCATTTCTAAAAAATAGTTAATTTCATCAAAGATAGGAAGCAAGTAGGGATGAAGTTTTTCTTCAGCTGTTCCTGGTAAAAAGCCTAGCCTTTCACCAGCTTCTACAACAGGTCTGGTAATAACAATTTTTTCAACCTTATTAAATACCAAATATTCTAAAGCCATACCGATAGCAATATGAGTTTTACCGCTACCCGCAACACCTTGGCAGAATGTAACGGTATTGTCTGCCACCATTCTTATATAGTTTTTTTGGTTTATGCTTCTAGGCTTTAATTGATTTTTAAAACCTATAGCTTTTTCTGGAGGCACAATTTTATTGTCTATTTTTTTTCTTTTTCTAGTCAAAATAATACCCTTTCAGGAAAGAATTAAATCAGGCATGCTCCACCAGCACAACTAATTTCCTCAATCCCTACTGTATTATCCTCTGTTTCTAATAGTTGTGTGTAATCGACTTTGGAAAAACTATCATATAAATCAGTATAAATTTTCCAATTATATACATCTTTCATACAGTATGTTAGTCTCTTGATATCTTCATCAAAATATTTTTTTGCAAACCTCCTCATTTTAAGAGAGAATAACTGCTTATCATCACCATCTTTATCTGTTTCTTGGCTAAGTGTTATATAATCACAAGCTGCCCAGAGGTTATTATCAAAGGCATTGAGACCAAGTTCAATTAAACCAGAGCACCACAGAGCTGCATCACCATACTCTTTAACTATTTCACGACTCGTTAAAACGGTAGTGAATGGGGCTTGTGGATAGTCTTTGTCTCCGCTTTGCGGAATCAGACTAATGCCAGCAAAATATTTACGGTTATTGTAGATGTATTTAGTTACATCCTCCCATTCGTCTGGTTGCACGGTGACAGTGTTGCTAACATTATGACTTAAAAATTCTTGTGTACACAAGGATCTGTTTTTACCAGACTGTACCCAGTTTCTTTGAGCATCCTTAACAACAGATAACATTTCTACTGCTGGTAATTGATTTTTGAGCTTTGAACCATCTGGTACTTCGATAGGAAATTTGATGACCTCATCTGTATTATTTGCAGACCATGATGATTTTTCACAAGCCTGTGGGTTATAACTTTTAAAATATTGATATGGTGGCTCCAAAATATTAGCCTGCACATGTCTAATGTATCTCTTGGCGTGGTGTGGGTGAATACCAGAGCTTGTACCAAGCATAGAGCTACTAGTACCTTCTGGTTTTAAACAAGTCACCCTCGCCGCTTGATTGATGTCGATTTTTTTAGAAAGCTCTTTGTTTGTATCAACGGCAATTTTTGCTCCAGCCTTCAGAACCTTTTCTGTTAATACGAGGTCGTGTTTTTCCATAATGCCTGTTAGTGATACACCAAGTAGTGCCTCTCTATCAAAAATAGACTTACTAACTTCCCCAAGATATTCCAGGTTAGTAAAACCAGCTTGTAGTGTGCCTATAATAGCAGCGGCTTTGCATCTTTCATAAAAATCTTCTTCGTCTGTAACTGATGAGCAATTAATTGTAGAAAGATTACAGCCTTGCCATCCGGATTTACCCGTTTTTTCATCGACAGGCCACATCCCAACCTCCACGCACGGATTAAAGGTCATTTCTGTAGAATCGCTCCAGATAAATCCTGGCTCACCAAATTCTTTGACAGATTCCATAAGATTTAGGAAATTTTCATAAGATGTATTATCTTTTAACAGTAGTGCGGAATTATTGCTTCTGGCTCTTTGGGGGTTTTCCATATACCAATTACCAGTTTTGGCTTTTGCCATTTCTTCATCATCTGCGCTAAACAGCGCTAACGACGCACTTCTACGAACGCCACCAGATAGTACAGCATCGCTGCTGTGCATAATAATATCATAAGCGTCAATTGGTCTGAGTTTTTTTTGGCCATTGTTAACACAAATATCTAGTAGTTCTCTAATTTTTTCTAAACCATTTTGTAATGGCTCAAACCCAGGAGCCTTACCAACACCAGATGATAGTTGTGCGCCTTTTTCTCGAATATTACTATAATCAAAAACTATATATTGATCTTTATATTCGCTGAATTTTGGCTCGCTAGGCTTATTAAAGTATGAGCTTAATAAAACACCCAAGGCATCTGCCCAGCCTTCAATACTATCTTCTATAATATACTTTACACCTTTTCTTTTGTCTTTTTTGTTTTGTGACAATTGAGGCAATTTAGCAACATGATGTTTTTGCACACTAAAACCCGTACCACTACCGCACAATAGTAGCCAAAAACATTCCTGAAAAAATCTTAATCTATCACAATAGGAGCTAGTACAATTATATATCTTAGCGTGACGCTTTAGAATGGGTTCTCCACCAAATTGTAAAGCTCTTTGGCTACCTAGCACCCTTTTTTTAAACATGAGCTCATACGCCCAATCTATTTGTTCTGATATATTTTTATCGGCATATTGTTGACGCATCATGTTTTTTACACGATCGACGGCTTCTTTCCATGTTTCTCTCCTATTTTCTTTTTCTATCCATCTGGCGTATTTGCTAACGAAAGTGTAGTTTTGAAGCTCGTTCAATGCCGACATGCTATCTCCTCAGAATGCAACCCTTGTTAAGAATTAAGATTAGTCTTTACGATATGATAACTCATAGTAGACATAAATCAAGGGCTGTAGGGTTAAAGAATTGTTATTGTTATAATTTAGTATACACCGCCAAAGTAAGAATCATATTCAGATTGATTGAAGATTTTTTAACCATTCAAAATTTGGCTCTACTTTTAAAATTTCAATGCCTGTTTGTTCAACAAATAAATCGAAGCGTTTTTGTGCTTCTTCATCAAAAAGTTTTGTCCCGTGACTATTAGCCATAATTACTTTGGTAATTCCTTCTTGCCACAAAGCCATAATGCAATCATTGCAGGATTGTCCTGTGACATACGCTATTCCATGATCTGGACGAATTACACAATTAGAGAGGGCATTCCTTTCTGCATGAATCATCCAATGATATTTTTCTGGACGAGAAGTAGGGAGCGTAGAATCATCCATGCCTTTAGGGAAGCCATTATAGCCTACACCTAATATTCGGTGCTGCTTGTCTGTGATTACACAACCATGCCGTGTGTGTATGTCGTGACTACGTTGCGAAACAACCTTAGCTAATCCTAAAAAATAATCTGTCCAATCTGGTCTCATAAGACTATTATACGCATAGACACCCGATTGTCAATATGTTTGTGATCAATCATAGTTGCTATTATTCAAGTTTGTACCAGAAATACTTGGGTTTAGATTATATGTATGTAAATTTATCTGTTTTAATATCTCTTGGAAAAAATAAATTACTGTTTATTTTATTGTAATGCATCCATTTATTTGGAGCAATAATCAACGAGTCCTCTGTTGCATTCAGCCAACTAGCCCACCAAGAAAAAGTAGAAGCACTTATAATTTTATATCTGGCTTGATAGATAGTTATAAAATCCTCCGTGAGGGTGCTGCTTATTATTTTATCGTCTTTAAAATAACTTTTCGCCCCGTCTGGACTATCCGTCACTATTAAAAATTTAATAGATTGATCTACTTTACTTTTTACGATTTCTTTTGCTGTTTCAAAATATTCTTTAGGTAACTTTAAGTCTCTATTATATCTGTCTTTCATTCTCAAATGTATGACGCATGTGTTATCTTTCATTTTTATTGGTTTTATTTTGCTAGGCCTAAACCATTCTTTAACCTGTTCTTCATACCCAGCAAGATATTTATCAGACTGCCAAAATCCCTCAATAATAGTATTATCTTTTACATTAAACACGTCTGGGTTAAACTTGTTTTCTCCTTCGTTGAATGTGTTGAGATTTTCTTCATGTGTACAATCAACACCAAGGGAACACTCAAATAGTCTTTGTCCCTGCCATTCTTTCGGTATGCTATAATTATATCCATTTTTTTCTGCTACTATTCTACATATAGCATATTGAAACAATTGGTTTCCTAATCTGCCTTTAAGTTTTGCTCTTATCATAAATGTTAGTCTAAACTAATAAATTCTAAATTATTTGTGCATTGATTTCTTATATAGCGAAAAACGTTACTGCTTTTTGTTCCAACAAACTGAGCCGATCCTTTCGCAATCTCTATCTCTGTAAAAAATTTCACCAAGCCTGTTTCTGTATATGCCCTATCCCTTTCTAAATCCTCATCTGTAGAATGCCCTTGTTGATCTTTTGTTGTTAAATAATACAAGTCATCCGCTTGATATTTTTCTGCTTCTTTTATTACTTTGTGGTCATCTGTCATTATAAAAATACTTGAGATAGATCTATCAGAATTATTTAGGTATTCAATGAATTCGTATCTTTTAGATTCTTTCTTTCCTGTTTTCTCTGTCCATTTGTAGTGCTTCTCCCCAACCTTATCTCCTCTGCGAATGTGGAAACACTTATAAACTTTTGGCAAATTTAGTTGATTTATATTGTTATATATTTTTAGCTTAAAACTTTCTGTGTGTTTGAAATGGTTTTTTCTAGCGGCTTTTCTACATTTGTTAGAAGAAATTATTTCCGAGTTGGGTATTGGCTTTTTGACAAACATATCTCCAAAATCAAAAATATCATAAATTGAAACTTTTTTAAAATATTGGGAGCAACTATCATCTATGAATATTTGGCAATCTTTATTCACAACGCTCTCGTAGAAACCACACAAACTATTTAACTCAGAACATAACCCCCTGTTTGTGATTTGGTAAGTGATACTTTGCATGTATTAACTCTCAAACTTATACCCAAAATATTCGATATCTTTTGCATATCGTTCCGCAACAATTTGTTTTGTTTCTTCGTCATAATAATAAGTATAGTGTTTTTTGTTTTTGTCTAGCATTTGAATTTTCTTAATGTGAGTTTTTGTATCAATATCTAAACCAATTTTTTTTGATATATAATTCAAATCATTTTCTCGATTTTCAAATCTACCGATAAAATCCATTTGTTCTGGTTTAAAATAGTCATGAAAAGTTTCGCCATGTTCGTGTTTTGGTGTCTTATAATGTTCAAGAAAGTATTTTAATGTTTTGCCTGCTTTCTTCCCAATCCGTCCTCCTCGATTATTAAAAGAAAAATAAGAAGACATATATTTTGATATGATAAAATCCCAAGGATTTCTAACAAAACTGAACTTGAAATAAGAATCAAAAATCTCAGGCTCTAGATATTTTTTCCAGTCATTTAATATCCAGTGTTTAGGCCCAGAGGGTAAGAAAAAATTAAATTGAGATTCTATGCTTGAGCCACCTGTTCTGGGAATATGTATAAAAATAAATTTATGTTCGTGATTTATCATAGTAATTCCTTAATCTCATTAACAAGAGGAGATATAAACTGATTGCTAATTAATTTGTAATCATTTCTTTGTATTTCTAATATCTTAGCAGCAATAAAATCGCCCCAACATTGAGTGCTGTAATTATTTTTAACAGTTCTATCGGTCAGAATATATTTTTTATAAAACTGATTAATATTATTTTTCATGTAAAGAACGCGATCTTTGTTTTGTAAAACTTCCAAACATTTATCGTATATTTCTTCGACCGAGTATGTTTCAGTACTGAAATGCAAGAATAAATCTTCTGGTTGTATATTGATATTTTCCCAGCCCATGTCTTGATAAAATGTATCTATGCACACAGGAATGGCCCCTGCTCTTAAACAATCCATAAAACTTTTTGTCCAAGGTTTATCTCCTCTAATTACCAAGAAAAAATCAGAGTTTTTTAATGCATTAAAGTAATTTTCATATTCTTTTTTTGGGGGAGGAGGTAAGTGAGATTGTCCATAAATACCATATTTTCCACCATCTATGTTCCAGCGGTTTACATCTACTTGACCAGACTTGTTACTTGTAAAATATGATATAATTTTAGATCTACGGTTGTGGGTTGATATTCTGCCTCTCCAAAAAATTTTACCAAAATATTCATTATTGTTATTCTGCTCAAACATATAGTTAGTATTTTGACTTACGGCACGACCAGACATAAAACCTAAAGGCATATTAACAACATTGCCCGCTTTACAATCAGCATGGGTAAGTATTGGGTTATCAAAATAATCTATGTATTTTTGCGTCCAAAATTGATCTACAAGATTTCCACCTCTTTTATAAAGTCCTCTGGGTCTAGGTTGTGGAAAATCTAAAATTGCATTATGTTTTTGAAATTGTTTATAGTTTTTTGGTATCTTGGTAATCCATCTCCCACATAGCTCTGGATAAAAACTTTTCATATTATGTTCGGTAATGTATTATATATTTTAATTGTTTCTATCGTCTTAGGCGCTAATTTTTTGAGTGTTGCTGGTGATATTTTTTTTTGGTATTCTAAGTGATCTAGATTTCGGATGTGAGATTTAGAACGCTCAGCAATAATATCTTCACTTAAATCTTTGCCATTAAATTCGAATTCATGTTTTAAACCAACCCATAGTTCATCAAAAATTTTTTCTTTATCAATTTTTTTGAGGACAAATCTTAAATATTTTTGAGGATAATCCATGATGTCTTCATATTTAATAATATTTTTAGTTGCACTAAAGGCTTTGTCGTAGAACAAATGTAATTTTTGGTTATTGTGAATTATATATTCATCTAAATTTTGTTTGCGAGTTTTTTCTCTAAATTTTAGTTGTGCTTCTGTGTGTTCATGTGTTGAATGTGACCAGCCATAAGAATAATATTCAGATATTAGTTTATTTAATGGGTGTCTAAGAATAACAATATCTTCTTTATTTATATCGCTCGTTCTCATCAGTCGAGCAAATTCAAAAACATCTTCTTCCAGCGTAAAGTTTATGAGTTTATATATTCTATCCTGTAAACAGGAGCCTCCTTTATGTACTACGAAAATTTTTATTTTATTGGAACTCATATTTTTTAGAATTTATCCGATATTTGGGTTTCATTTTTTTTGTGTAATATGTAGAAAGGGTAGAGTTTTCTAAATTCTGCTATCTTTATATCTTTGCTGTAAATTGAGCTAAGATTAAAAATTAAATTATTAAAGACATAATGATTTTTGATAAAATGCCAAATATTATGATTGTTTATGTCATAATTACAAAAATCATGAATAGTAAAATACAAAAGATAATCATAGGGCATATTTTGTAGACGATGTTCAATATAAATAGGAAAAATTCGCTTGCAGAAACTGAGCCACGATTGTAAATTATTATTACCAGTAGCATACAGAGCTACTCCACCATTAAGATGTTGATTAGCCACATTATGAATATGTTGTGTATTATATCCATAATTTTTCGATCCAGAAATCCAAAAATTACCGCTATACAAACAATAGTTATATAGCTGCTCTAACCATCTTTCCTCAAAAAAAACATCACACTCTAGGAATAGTGTTGTATTATAGTTTTTCAATTTAGATATAGCTTCAAAGAAGCACCAATTAGGGCCGGCGTATACTCCATATAGCGGAGATGGTTCGTCGAGCTTATATTGATTATATTCTTTTGGTATGTCTAAATGTATAATATTAACTCGATTGAAATATTTTTTAAGAATTTTGACACTATCATTAGGAATGCTATGTTGTGTAGTAATATTAAAATCCAACAATTTACTATATTTCTTATCGTCTTCGGTCATACTGGCCGTCAATCTTTGTATAAAAATATCAAAATCGCCCCTTTCGATCTCTGCCCCAGTCAATAAAAGAGTGATACTCTCTAGTTTATTTTTATAGGGTTTTATGCAATTGGGTGAGATATATTCTCTTATATTGAAAAGCTTATAGTCTATCATATCGTCTAATAAATCATAAGATTTTCTAGATCTGGTTTTTCTTTTATCTAAATGAATTGCATTAATTTTTTTCTCCAGATTGATAAAATTTATATCACATTCTTTTTCGATATAATTTTTAAATAATCTATCACAATTACCAACACCTAATTCAAAATCTATTTTATCGCGATTAATGTTGGGCAGTCTATGTTGGAAAATCCAACAGTCTTGGGAATAAAAAGGTATTGTAGGCCTACTATAATCTTGATATGAATCGTGACTACGAGTTATATTGCCGTTTTCGTCTATATCTTTGCGCGTAATAGCATAAAATGTTTTTGAGTTAAAATGACGACTAAAAATATGAGCTAGAGTATCATCAAAATAAATATCCGTATTAGATAAAATTTTAATATGTCCCGGAAAATGCTCTTGAGACAAAACAAACCAGTCTTTATAAGATGCTCTTTTATGGATATGAAATATTTTTAATTTACTATTATCCCTAAGATATAATGGTATTTCTACGTCTAGATTTTCAACCATTAAACAGACGTGGCTGATATGCTTATTTAATAAATTATGTTCTAAACATTTGGTATTATTATTTTCAACCTCACTATCGCTAGGATTGTACCACGGCGTGAATAACACCGCCTCTTGAATATAGTGAGGGTCGTAATCAATTTGATTGTTATTTATAGTTTCAGATATTGAGTCTGCTTTCAATGGTTTATATAGCCGGCCCTCATTTTTTCCATGTAGCAAATAATGACCTATAGCATGCTCTTCTGTTCTGAAGCCGAATTCCATAAGATCTGGATGATTAGTAATATAAAAACTCCAATCAAAATCTTCTGGCAGAGTATCTAATTGCTCCTTACTTATATGCATAAGATATCATCTCATCGATCATTGCGTAAAAATCATATTCTAAATTCCACCCTAACTTTGTTTTACTATCGGAAGCGTCTCCTCTTAGATAATTAAGCTCTTCTGGTCTTTCATAATAGCTATCTATTTCTACATATTTTTTTATATCCAAAGATAATTTGTCAAAAACGTATTCTAATAAAAATTGAACAGAATAGGATGTGCCTGTTGCTACTATATAGTCTTCTGGATTATCTTGTTGTAGCATCAAATGCATAGCTTTAACATAGTCTTTGGCATGACCCCAATCTCTATAAGCTTGTAAATTACCCAATTTAAGTTTGTGCAACTCTCCATTTTTTATTTTGACGGCACTAGTTACGATTTTATTAGTGACGAAATTAATACCTCGCCTTGGAGACTCATGATTAAATAATATGCCCGAAGATATAAACATATTATATGCATGCCTGTAGTTTTTGCATATATTAAATGCAAATAGTTTTGAGCAACCGTAAGGGCTTACTGGATGCATAGGCGTTGTAAGTCTTTGATAGCCGTCGCTATCTATAGAATTACCGAACATTTCAGATGAAGAAGCATTATATATTTTAGCTCTTGGATAGTTATCTCTTACAGATTCTAGAACATTGATGGTGCCACCACAATTAACATCTGTAGTATATTTAGGCATATCGAAAGATATTCTTACATGACTTTGGGCTCCAAGGTGATATACCTCATCTGGTTCAGATATTTTGATAGCATTATCTATGGAAGATCTATCTAATAAATCTGCATATATTAATCTGATTTGTTTATCTTTATGAATTTGAGATATTCTGGTTGTTTGAGATTCTGGCACAGAGTTTCTTCTAATCGTGCCATATAGATCATAATCTAACGATAATAGATGTTCAATAAGATACGAAGCATCTTGGCCATTTGCCCCTATTATCAATGCTTTTTTCATCATACTCTTTTATTTGTTGTTGGTGTGTTTTCGAACCAAAAAATAGTATTTTTTAAACCTTCGTAAAGATCTATTTGAGATGACCATCCTAAGCTATTAATTTTAGTTACATCTAAGTATCTTCTAGGTGTGCCATTTGGATATTGAGTGTTCCAAATAATTTCTCCATCATATCCTACAATTTCTTTAATGTTTTCAGCAAGATGTTTAATGCTTACCTCCAACCCATTTCCAACATTAATAATATTGGGGTTATTATATCTATTCATTAAATACACAGCAGCGTCAGCCAGGTCGTCAACGTGTAAAAATTCTCTGGTAGGACTACCATCACCATAGCATTCTACATTTGGTAAATTTTGCTCTTTAGCATTAATAAATTTCCTGATAAGTGCAGGAATAACATGACATTCATCTAACTTGAAATTATCATTAGGTCCGTATAAATTAGCAGGCATTAAAGATATTGTATTGAAACCATATTGTTCAGTATATTTATGACACATCATATAACCAGCTATTTTTGCAATAGCATATGCTATATTTGTTTCTTCCAAAGAACCAGTTAATAAATCCGATTCTTTAATCGGGGTAGATGCTAACTTAGGATATATACACGCAGACCCCAAAAAGCAGAGTTTAATTACTCCATACTGGCACGCGCTGTCTATCACATTTGTTTGTATTAATAAATTATCTCTAATAAAATTTGCTGGATAATTTTTATTACATGTGATACCGCCAACCTTGGCTGCTGCTAGGAAAACATATTCTGGATTATTGTCTCTAAAGAATTTATCTACCTTTAATTGATCGGTAAGATCCAATTCTTGTTTGGTTTTAACTATGATATTATCATAGCCTTTTTGTGATAATGTTTTATGAATAGCTTTACCGACCATGCCATTGTGGCCAGCTATATATATTTTCGCATTTCTGTCCATATGGTCCTCGTAACCTATAATATCAAATATTTGAGGCTGTACAACAAATTTCTGCTTATATGTATATTTTTTTACTTCTCATGTGCGCAGGTATGATTCCTGATAATATTCTTTCCCACGAATGAGTCACTGTGGCATTATGGTTTTTCTGATAGCCATATTCCATATTAAAATATTCTTCTGGTATAGAAATGTTATATTTTTGGATAAAATTTTTAACCATATTTATATTACAAGCGAACATTGTGCCAGCAAAGAAATATACATTTTCTACATTACTCATATTGTATTTATTGCAAAATTTATTAATAATTGTTTGATTTATATGATCTAGAGGATAGTTGTATTCAGACAATCCACACATATCTGCACCTTGTTTATTTTCTAATAGGTATTCAATATATCCTAAATTATTAATTAATGAATTAAAACACATATTTCTGAAACCGTGGTGTGTTTTTGAGTGAAGTTTTAATATATATTTATAGTTTTTCTTGAAAATATATTTATCTAAAATATAAAGAAAAGCACCAATATCAGCACCAGTATTTGATAAAACATATGATTCTATATTTTCTATTGGCTCTAAAGATGTTATATACACATCTATACCCAAACTTTTGACCCTATCTATATATCGCCGTATATCCCGTATAATACTTTCGCAAGATGTTCCAATATGTAAATGACAACACCATTTATTTGGCTTTATTTGATTCGGATAATAATAAGATTTGTCTAGTATTGTATCTCCCTGTAAGTCTAAAAATCTTTTAGATAAAACACAACCATGCATGTTGTTCATATCTATCCTATATTGATGTTTAGATATAATTGGACTACGGTATTTTTTAACTATATATCGGTAATCTAGTATGTCAAAATTAAATAAATTATTCCAAAAAACTTCTTTTTCCCAGATATTTCTGATTAAACAATCATATTTGATATTATTATCAATTAATAATTTGTTAAGATTATATTCAAAATTATTGAAATTCCTATACAGACACTTTAAGATTTTTAATCCCACAGATTTATCAAAAATTATAAAGTCAGAGTTTATGCCATAATAATATTTTTCATCATTATTTGTAATATTATACTTATCGCTAATGCTAAAAACTTGACTATTAGATAAAATAGATTGTTTAATTATATAGTTTAAGTTATCATGAATATAAATATTGTTATTGGTATTAATTAATAGATCATATTTTTTGACTTCTTTAAGAATATATAAATTGGTAAAATCTAAAATATAGTCAGAATATTGATCTGACAAATTTTTACATAAATCTTTCTTGCCTAGAGCTACGATATATAATTTATTGCTAAATTTCAATAATTTAGGTATTGAATTAAGAGCAATGTCTAAATCTTGCCCATCATTTAAATATGCGGTATACAGACAGCATATGCTTTTATTGTTGTCGTTAGACTCTGGATTTGGTTGTTTATGGCGTATGTCTTGGAACCAATGTTCATATTTTTCTTTATTGTCTAAGAAATACTTAATCGCTTCAAATTCTGTGACAATATTGATATTTAGCCAATTTAATTTACTAATGAATAGTCCATAGTCAAAGTTATCATTTATAGTACAACTATGAATATACCTGCCTTCATACCTACTATCAATCCAGTAGGTTTCAGCATTTGAGGTACAACCATAATAAGAATTATAAAAATCCTTATCGAATATTTCTGTTAATATTTCCGGTGCTTTTCCCGAACCCATTAGTCCTTATTTTTGGGTTAGTTTATTATATAGCAATATAGCCACACAAGATCCTGCTATACCCATAAAAATACCAGCCGGTTCAACAGCAGAATATGAGCCTAAAAGATATAGGATTGAACCACCCATATATGAACCAGCAACACCTAAAGCTATAGTTCTAATAAACCCAAAGTTTTCTTCTCCTGGAATAATTGCTTTAGCTATAGATCCTACAAAAATACCATAAACACACCATATTAATATACTAAACATTTATAGTCTCCAGTAATGTATTAACTTCATCTTCCGTGACAGCCACTCCTTTTGTGAAAATAGCATCACACAAAGATGCTGAGTATTGCTTATAATCTTCTCTATTTAATTCTTGACGCATAATTTTTTTTAATCTCATACGAGCAAACCACCATTTTCTATCACTAATATCTTTGATCTTTTTTAAGTAGTGTTGGGTTGGGTTATCAACCTTTTTATTTTTATCACACTCTTGTAAAACCCTAATAGCTCCAACGATAATGCTAATCATCATTAAAATCATTATGACGCTACCAAATTTGTTTTCTGGCAGATCTTGGTAACTGAGTATATCTGTAGCGATAGATTCTAGTTTTTCTTTATTTTTCATATTATGGCTCACAATATTGACATTGTATTTTAGCTATACCATCACCACTCATATACCATCCCTTGCCTTTGCAAACTGGACAGTCTTTTCTTTTATATTTTTCTATTACACCACTATTTTCAGAGACTACTTTAGCTCCCGCTAAAGTTACTACAGCGGTTGTGCTGTATTTGGGTGCTGTAGATCCGAATAATATAGGTAAAGATAGCGCTGATGCTATAAGAATTTTATTCATCTTTTTCTCTTTTACGTCTTAATCTATCTAGTATAGGGGTTCTTCTTTTTTTATCGTTACTTGAACTTGATTCTGGCACAAATATCTTAACTATTGCTAGTATAAAGCTCGTTATGGTTTTAATTAAGCTGTTTATTGCTATTCTATCTAATAATTTCATAAGTAATCTACGAAACCGTAGTCCGGAAGTTTTTGAGGAGGAAATCCATTAAAATCACTAAAGGCATAAGCTCCATTTTGCCTCAACATACCTTCTGCCACATCGGCGTGTATTAAAAAAGAACCGTCTGGAATAGGGCCCCATTCTGGATGGCCGCCATCGTTCCATTTACCCCAGCTATTTTGGACTAGAAAGGCTGGTTCTCCACCAGTATCATCACAAGCCGTCCATGCCATAGCGTGGGCCCAGCTGCCAGATTTACGAGAAAATCCCTTAGAGTCCCTGCGATTAGAAAATCCATAACCAGAACATACACTTAAACCATATCCATTAGCCAAAGCATCTCTAGCCTCTTCAACTGTTCTAATTAATGATACAGTGCGGACCTGGTGATTGTCTGCCTCGTCTATCACTTTGTCTGGTAAACCTCTAGCACCCCATTTAGCACCCATGCTTCCGTTGTATTTACTAAAGTCTGCTACACCAGGGTAATTTTTACGAACAAGAACTCCCCCGGTTTGACTCACAAAAGTAGCGGCACGACTACAACTCATACCTTGTCCACCATGACCTCTTGCTCCATAAATAGCTTCGGTAGCACCTCTAGCAACCCAGCTTTCTTTATCCCCTTTAATATCAATTTCTACTGCTCGTGTTACATCACACCCGTTGCGGGTAGCGTGGGAAACACAGTCACCTGTGGTTTGTCGTTCTATATAAGCATTCTTATCAAATTTCAATACTGATTTGAAAGGTGTTGATAATTTACCTTTACCGCTATCTGCAATCTCTTTAGAACCATCTCTAAAATAGGCATACCTGCTTGTTCTAATTAATTCTTCAAAAATATAGGGCTCAGAAATAGATCCCGTAAGACCTTCCCTGTATGCGTCATATAATTGTCTAGGGGTCATATCAGCCATTATTTACTACCCTCATAAAAAGCCCAACTCAAAGCCCTGAAAGCATTAACAGCTTTTGCTCTCATATCTTCATCAAGAACAACATCATCAGCACCTATTTCTGAAGACACCAAAACTTTTGCTGCTTCAGCTAGTCCCGGATATTTATTCTTAATATTTAATCTTAACATTTTACCAGCAATACTATTAGCTTCTCTAATATTAGCGGTATCACTAATAACTTTATCTTGATCGTCTAGCTCTATTAGTAAAGCCATATCCGCATATAAGGAGGATAATCTAGAGCAGTCAGATCTACGGGTAGAATCATCAGAATCTTTGACTATATCTGTTATGCTTCTGGCTAAGGCTAACAAATTATCATCAGACGGAGCATCTGTAACATAGTTAGATTCTACACATACATTGTTGTTGCCTGATGGTATGTTAATAAAAGATAAATCTGGTTTAGCTATTCCTATATATATTAGTCCAATAGCTAGAGCAAGTAGCCATTTATTATTCATTATCTTCTCCGTTTTCACAGATATTAGGGCTTAGGTAAGGAAACATCTGGTCTGCAACCTCTACAGCTTTATCGCAACCACTTTTTACAGCAAGATCTCTTGTTTGTTTCCATGACACAACTAAATCAAAAAATACATCACTATCATCTTTGGGTGTTAAGGATTTTGATGGAAAAACATCAGGAATATCTGGCACAACCACATTAATACTGTCTGGAATTTGCTTCTTTACATTTTGAAATAAATCCATAAGCATTTTTTGTACAGGACTGAGCTTGTCTTTAAATAAAATCCATAAGATAATTCCTATGCCAGCGTATAAAGCTAAATCCATAGGAGCTAATCCTTTACTAAATTCTTCGAATGTTTCTGTGTAATTCATATTTATCCTTTCATGGTAGTTTTATATTAAGTACTTGTCCAGATGTATACTGGTTATCATCATCTAATTGTTTTTTTAAGAAAATACCCGTTTGTCTAAATGTTGCTACTAGAGCGTCTATACTAGATCCAACTAAGATCATTAAAAAAGCTTTAACGTATTTGTGTAGTAATGGTTCAATCAGATTAGGTATTACTGGTATATCTACAACAACAAATACTTTATCATAAAAATCTGATAATAATTTAAGAGATAACTCCTTTTTCTCTGGACTACTAAGATCTGTGCCTATTTTTTCTATAATTTGAATAAGACTAGCAGCCATAACTTGCAATATTTTCCAAGCTTCTGCTACTGCAAAAACTTTTACATTTTCTATACCAGACTTTAATTGTTCTGTTAATTTGTCAAATTCGCTACTAATTAATTCTTTACTATTCATGTCTCTATATATCTTTCTATATCTTGGTATACTGTATGAGCTATGCCACTTACTAGCATAATTTCTCTGCAAGTTTGGAAATCGCCATAGGTTTCTCTATAGTCTATTATTTTTTGCGCTGTGGCGGGACCTATATGGGGTAGTTGTATAAGCTCTCCAAGACTAGCACTATTTATATTAACTTTGTCAAGCCTTTTGTCTACTCCAACATAATCTTCTAATTCTTTTCTTAAATTTTCTTGTTCTTTTTGTTTTGTTTTTTCGTGTTCTAGCTTTTCTTCTTTACGTTTTTTTAGATATCTAGACAATACCATAAATTGACCACCTATTAATATAACACTTTCCACCCCGTGTGTTACGGCATTAATAAGATCGTCTTTGGTGTCTGGCTCGCTAATAATACCACCAAGAAATAATCCGCTAATAATAAAGCTCACTAGAGTAAACCAGAATTCACTTGTTTGATAAGATTTTTTCATAATACAACACACCTTATGTAACAATATAATTATACACCGTTATGGTGCTGATGATAATCTTAAGCTATTCTGGTTATGGTAAAATAACCATAATCTATATACAGGTCTGATGTTATGTCTGGGCTTTGAGATATTCTAATTATTCTTTGTGTTGGATCTGAGCCAACAAATTTCATGGTTCCGTTAAGTTTAGCTGTAAAATAATATAATGAATTATTTAATGTAGATCCTTGAAATAAAGGTCCGTAATACTCATCTAGTATTCTATAGCTACTAGAACCAGACTTATACTCCATTGATAGATAAAAGTCTCTATCGAAAGTAGAGCTTGCAGAATCTCTTTGATAGAAAAAAGAAGCATCGAACTGATATATACCATTTTCTACAAAACCAGAGATAATGCCTGTGGTTGTGTCTATACTAATGCTGGATTCAAGACCTCCATCATATCCGACACCAAGAGACTCATTGTATGCAAAATCACCGCCATCAGAGTTAATACCTAATATTGCATTTGTTCCACCAATGCTTCCGGTCGTAGTGCTATAGTCATATTTTACAAAAGTGGGTTCGCCATATGCTGGATTATTGTTTTCCCACTGAGTTGTTGAGCTATTGTATGTTAGAATTTGACCATCTGCTGGACTAGAAATATTAACATCATGATTATCAGATAGGTGTCCATACTCTTTGGGTCGTACAAATATTCTGCCATTATTTTGGTGAACATATAATACAATAGCGACAGAAATAGCATGCTCTGGTTTAATCTTGGTTAATTTACCACTAGCTACAGGATGTATATATAAGATGTCTCCTGAGTTCCAAGCCGGTTCATTCGCGTCCCATAAATTACTAGCTCCATTGGCAATTCCATTTCCTCTAGTGTCTAAGCTTTCTATATGACCAAAATTAATTGCATATCCTTTTTGATTAATTTCAATATCATATAATGCTAGTCCTATGAATCTAATTTCTTCTATAGCTCCGTCTGCTGCATACAACTCTGTTTCTATTAAAGAATTATTATGCACACCACTAGCATAAACAGCCTGACCAGCATAAATAGTTGCTGAAGTGTTATTTCTAATTCTAAAGAAATTATGTTCGCCTACGTGAATTTTAATTTGATCTGTTAATCCAACATCTATAGTTCCTTCTGCGGCGTCCCATCCTATAGAGCCTTGTAGGATTTCTGGGTCAGCAGTTGTACTAAGATTAATAACATCAAAATTACCATCAGGAACAGATCCACCACCTATAGCTGCAGAAAGATCGGCTAAAGATATTTTCTTAGTAACTCCTGATGCCGCTGGACTATCCATAAACAGGAATATATCGTCATTGCTTAGGTCACCAGATCCATCGTCAAAATCTTTAATTCTTTTTATTGGCATAGTATAATCACTATATTAAGGACCTATTACGGTACCAGAGATACCTCCATAATATGAAGGATCATCAAATCTATTGTCATATTTAGCTTGTATATCTGCAATTTCTGGTTTATTAGAAACGCTATTATTTAATAGATCTTCTGATCTTAAACCTGTGGGCTTTACAGATACTACGACTGTCCCATTTTTAATAGGGTTTGATAGTATGCTTTTTTGAATATCATTCGCCATATTGTTTACCTTTCTATTCTATTTTCTAGTGCCTCTAATGTTTTACCCAAGGTCGCTATTTGAACCTTTAATTCTGTCATAACTTCTGTATTTTTTTCTAAGGCTCGAAAAAGAATACTTGTATCTTCTTTGTGGGTATTTAATCGCTCCATTATAAATTGCCTATCTTGACTATACTGATGTGAACTGGTACAACAGCTGGACATCATTTTTTCAACTTCTTTTCGACTTACTAAATTTTTAATAAATGTGGTCCAGAATCCTATCAGAGCAATAGCAACACTAAACATTGATGTTGTAAAATTTTCAAAAAAATGACCGAGAGTATTAGGGTCGCTCATAATTCACTTTCTGTATAAATAGATTGGAGTGGCTTTAATATGATTCACCCCTTTTAACTCAATTAATATTAATCAACCTTTGGCTTCATAGTTTTGGCTAGTAATATTATTACCAACTCTAAAAGTTATAGAACCTGGCGCATCGTACGATGATCTAGCAGCATTATCGTTGCCAAAAGAATCTGTTTGAGATATCGGAAAACCATTGCTATATTTACCAGTAAAATAATTATACTTACCGGTTCTCATGGCTGTTGTAGATAAAGATGTGTTTGCGCCCTCTACGGAATTTATGGGCTTCATTAATACCGGATATGCTGAAGCATTTAGTAGCACATTGGTTGTACCAAATGTATCTGGACTTCTTTGATGTATATCTCGTAAATGATCGCTAGCAATAGCTCGAAAATTATTGGCCACCCGAGTATCGGGTGTTTGCTTTGGACCTGTGCCGACCATCCCACCCGTTTCGCCTCTTGGTATTCTGTCGGTATCGGTGAATACGACAGCCCTATTTTGTGTAACTTTTGGTACCCCGCTAATGTAATATATCATAATGTCTCCAGATTGATAGTTGGATGTTGATGTCTATAATTTTATTATACACCTTTTTAAATGAAAAGTTTGTGCCAATCTGAGTATTCTTCTGGGATTGTGTGTATATTCTTACAACTGGTGTCCATTTGTGTTCTAGAGACAAAATCTGTTCTCACATTTACTATCTTGGTTGTTGAACAAAAAAGATCGAATTTATCTACATTATCAGAAATACAACTATCTATTTGTTTATAAAGAGGGAATACGATATCTAGTAATTTTTTAGCACCTGATTGAGAAACATAATATCCATAAGTGCCGGTAATTAAACCTCTAGGTTTCGATATAATATTATTTATGATCTTTTTTTGAAAGCCTGGGATTTCATTACATCCTAAATACACAATATCATAAGGATCGCCAGTACCCTCTACTTCTTGTATAACCGTAGAAAGATCCTGATCAAAGCGTTCGGTAATAATAATATCGTCTTCAAGCACTAAAAACGGCTTAAACGCATCTTTACATTCTTTATATATTAAATTATGAGATAGCGCACACGCTAGCGAGCCATAGGTTAATGAAACACCATATTGTCTTTGTTTTTGTTTGATAATATCATTTTTAGCTTTAGTTGTGACTATAGATTCTGGTATTAGTCTAATGTCTAAGTATTTACCTATAACAGCTTCATACCTTTTGCATGTCTTTGATAAAAATTTAGATTTGTTTATTTCTTGCTCAAAATATACTTTTTTATTTTTATCTTCTTCTAAGTTGATATAGTATATTTTGTCGAAATATGAGTATAGATCTATCATTTAATATATTGGTAAATTTTGTTGCTGTCTAATTTAAAAATTTCTTTGCCATAATTATCCCAATTAATAATAATATGATTTTTTTCTATGTCGAATTTGCCATAATGATTATTTTCTATATTGAATATTCTATTATGTTTTTTGTCTATAAAACAATATGATTGCCAGCCATAATGCATAAAATATGCGAGATCAAAATTTTTGTAAGTTACGTATATCTTATCTTCTATTGTTTTATCTATCAGGCAATGTTTTGATGATATATTTTGCCCATGGATATTATATATGGCGGAATCAATATTTTCTATTACTTTGGAGGTTATTTTATTTTCTCTCCATTTTCTCCTCCATCCAGCATCTTCAAAGATATGTATTTGACTAAGCTCATCGCTGGTGGTGTTAAGTAATACTTCTAGTGCTTTTTGATTAAAAACATATGTAAATGGCATACCAAACTTAGTTTTGCTTTTCAGGTCTTCGTGCCAATGGCCGCCAACATTATCAAAATTCCCTTTGTATAAACGATTATTATTTAGTTGATATCGTATATATGCTGATAACACATCTTTGTTATATTTCAAATAATCAGCAACCATATTTTCTATATATTCTTTTTTATATATATCATCATCATCAATTTTAATAAAAATGTCGTATTTTTGATATTCAGTTATTTTTATTGGATAAAGATAGTTTTCATGTTGAGATAGATTTTCGTGAAAACTTAATTTGAATCTTTTGTCGCTTGTATAGTTAGACAGCAATGATCTATACGAATCCATATCCGTATGAGTACAAACACCCACTGAGTAGGTTATATTTTTATAAGATTGATTTAATATACTGTTTATACAATTATACAGGTGGTATGGTCTATTGTATGATGTGGTGAAACATAGTACTTTCGGTTGTTTGATTTTCATGATTGGGGATTAATCGTGTAGAAATAATTTTCATTATCATATTTTTTATAGAAAATCTCATCTCCCCAAGTGTCCCATTTAATATTAATAGTATTTTCGTCTTTGATCTCAAAAGCCCCATGATCATCATTATCTATATTGTACATTCTATTGTTTCTCTTATTTAGATAAACAAATGAAGACCAGTAATTGTGTTCAAAGATACATATAGCAAAATAATCATTTTCTATATTTTTGTAATAATTATCATGGTTATTCGAAGTTTTTTGTGCTACTGTCTCTGTGTGTTCTTTATCTATTTGAAATAATGTCGAGACATGGCCTAATTGACGGATTTTTATTTTATGCTCTGACCATATATCTATCCATTTTTCAGAAATCGGTTGGTCGCTAGCTAAAATTACATCTAATGACTTATTGTTGAAGATAAAGTTATATTTCTGATTAGAATTTTTATATAAATCCAAATTTTCTTTGACTGTTTTATCGTTAGTGATTTGTAAAACATCACAAGGCTTATCTGCATATAGAGTCATTAAATTTTCTATATGATTAGCATTATAGCTAAAGGATGGATCGCAGTAGATAAAAGTATTGTATTGTTCTGGTGAGATATGTTTTAATAATCCCAAATCATATTTTATGTCATCTATATCTGATGGTTTTTTACTAAAACAAATCTTGATAATATTATTAATGTAATAATTTTTTAATATGTCTTTGTATGTATTTTCTTGCTCTCTAGATTCTACGAAGATATTAATTAAATAATCAATATTGTTTGTGTATGTTTGATCTTTAATTTCATGTATATATTTGAGTAAATCTGACGGATTATTGTTAAAATTAGTGAAGCATAAAATTCTATTAATTTTTGAGGTGGTTTTTCTTCGGGCTGCAGTTCTAGTTTTTTTTTCTATGGTTGCTGCTTTGGTTTGTCTAGATTTAGTTTGTCTAGATTTAGTTTGCCTCGATTTAGTTTGTTTTGCATCAACATCGGACTTTTTAGTATTTTTTCGCCTTACTGTTGTGTTTGGGCTGCTTGGTTCAGTTTTTTTGGCCATGTATCTATAATCCTGTTAAACTTTAATGGTTATTTTTTTGCACCAGTCACCACCTTCAATATGTGGGATAATTACACAATGATCTACCTTTCCATCGCATGAAAATTTAGCGTGATGGGAATTCCTCTTTTTGTTGAAAATATCTTCATAATAAGCTTCTTCGTGATTAAAGTCTTTTCTCCACAGTAAATTATTGTCTTTGTCTTCAAAACCAAAAAACCAGAAATCAAACTTAACATTATCTGGTATGTCATCTCTATTCCATTCAACATTATAAGTATTGGTACCAAGCATGCCATTTGACCACTCTTCTTCTGTCATGATGTATGGTTCTGGTATGTTTGTAGAGTCATTGATGCGAGCAGCGTATTTATGCACTCTTCTGTTCTGGAAATCCAAGCCGCAATAAAGCTCGTATTCGTGTAAGGTTCTTTTGTTGCCTAGTCCATAATGTCTGAAATCTATATTAGATAATTCCATACCAAAAAGCTTACGCTGCCTTTCTTTCGATCTTATATTTCTGGCTTCTGCTTCGATTTCAAAATTATTAGCTTTAACATGATCATCCCAATGTTTGTGTTGTTTTTGTCTTAAATATTCGTGCCATATAATGGTGTATGTGGGGTGAAACATATCGTAACCATGAGTGTATGCTCTTGCGCTAAGGGTTACCTCTTCACCGCGAAAATACAAATTTGGATCATATATACATTCTCGACAAAAATGCCCTGTTGTAAAGATAAAATGACCAGAAAGCAATCTTGCTTTAATTAAATTAATACCCTCTGACTTTAAATATTTATGATTATTGATCAATTGAGGTCGAGATATTATATCCCCATCTTCTGTAAAAGTATCAAAAGTAATAATTCTGTATGGTTCATTCTTTAACGCTTCTTGTGGCTTTTCTGGCCAGTAGGTAGTACCATACCCTCCGATAATTGGTTTTGCTGAGTTTGATTCATGATATAAATTTCTTAAATGCTCATCCCAATCTTGTAAAAATCTATGATGAGAATCTAATTGTAAAAAATATTCTTCGTCTTTATATAAATGTTTTTGGATAATATGTCGTGACCAACAGGCCCCTTTACTATCTCGCCAGTCGCATTCGTATATTCTGACATTATCATGATACAGAAATTCTTCTATTGTTTCATCTTCTGTTTTTTGCCAGCATATACCAACAGTAATTAATTCTGGGTTCTTAGCTTTTAAAAACATATCCCGTAATGTTGGTAATAATTCAGGATCTCTATACGATGCGATACTAACGAAAATAAGATTATTCTTCTGAGTCATAATACTGTTTGATGAGAGCTAGGGAATGTATATTTTGTATGTTAACACCTACTGGTTTCAATTTTATTATAAGATCTATATGATCTTTAGTCCATATGTTAGCATTAAAAATAGTTTTAATCTTTGATTTTTCTTCCAGATACTTACACGCTAATATATTATCGTATATATTATCTATAAAAAAACCTGTTGACGGATAAAGTGTATCTATTTTATTTTCTTTTAATATACTAGCAAATTTAGCTAATATATTATGGTTGTATTTTCTATAATCTACAATATATCTTAAACTAATATTAGGAAATGATTCTTTTATCAAAGAAATTTCTTTACGTATTTTATCATACTTTCTATTGACGATAAATGATGCTGGCGCTTGTAAAGAAACCGTATTACATTTATTGTATATGTTTGATATAGAAGCAATCCTATTTTCCGTAGTACTTAATCCTAATGGATAGTCTATATACACATTAATTTTTGCGTTACTAAAAAAATAGCTGGCAAGTCTATATTGATGTTCATTAATAAGTATATAGTCTATACTATCAGCGTAATTTGTTTTTAATTCTCTAAAGAGATCTTTGGTCTCCTGGTCAGTATATAAATAGTCTACTAAAAATTCTATAAACATTAATTAATAATTTTTTTGTAAATACTTTCTGATATCCTCTACTGACGTAAACTCGTCTGAGCTAAATATCCCATCAGCAAAACCATAGTGAATAGATTCGGTAGGTGATAGAATCCAATCAGCTTTATTATCCAACTGAGATAAAATGTGTTTCTTGGCGTTTACTTTTCTCCATTTTTTTTCTTTGACAAGCGGTGATTCCATCATTTTATCTGTAAAGATATCCACCATCTTAGAAGCTTCTGCTTGAGACCATTGTAAATTAGATACGGCCACTTTGTGATCGCCATCAACAAATGTGCTGCCATAATGTATTAAAGTATAAGCATTGGGCATCATTATTCTTAAATCAGCAGCTTGCAAAATAATACTTCCAGACGATTCTGCTCTAGAGTAAACAATAGTAGCTATTGGCGATGGACTTAATCTAATAGCGTCGTACATACTCATACAATCACACCATTCTCCACCTGGTATGTGCATGTGTATAATGATTGGATCATAACACATATTATTGAGATATCTGAGATTTTTATGTAATACTACAGCAGACCTAAAATCCACACCAGAGTCTTCTTCACTATACATAGAAGAATGTAAATATATTTCTCTGTTTTTGATATCGATATTGTAATTATGTATATGTTCTATAGATAAATTGTTATAGTTTCTCATATAAATTATTTTGTACCTTTTGCATAACAGATCTATCCTGAAACGCTTTACCTATACTAATACGAAAACGGTATCTTGTAAAGATATCTAAAGTTTCAACCCCTTGCGTACTTTCTATTATGTTTTTTGCTTTTGGTGAAATATCAAAATTAGTATGACCTATCCAAAACTTAAAGGTTTTCGTGCAGGCAGTATGTTCGTTAAAAGGAACTATACCCATCGGGGTAATTACAGCTTTCGTGTTGGTCTTAGGTATTTCATGATGATCATTTTCCCCTTCAAGGTTATCGTTGTCATTATACGAGTTCCACTCATCGCTATCTAAAAAATCTTCCACACTTATATTATTGAGAGATGTAGCATCTTCTGTAGGTGGCTCAAAAGGATTAGTCCATTTTTGCCACAGTATTGTTTTTTTCATGATGGTTTAAATACGCTACTAGGCCTGATTAGGGGAGAATTATCCGCCGCTTCTGTAATATCTTTGAGTATACTTTGCTTTTTATTTAATAAGCTAAGAGCTTCCTCTATAATTTTTTTATCTATAGTATCTCCATTATGGGATTGTAATATATTAATTACTTCTTCAGTAAATAAACCATAATTTAATCCAATTATTATATTAGCTAATTGATCAGGACTAGTGACTATATCATGATCCCATTTAATTTCAAAAAAATATTCATTATTTTTATCCAAACCTATCAATATTGATGAGTTTAGTTTGCTGCTGTTTTCTTTTTGCTCAGGCTTTTGGTTATAGCAATAATTATATAGTTTTTGAAATAATGTCATTGATAATATTTAACTCTAATCGTATTTCGGTGTCATATATGTCGAATTTTTTCCAGAAAAAATCTTGGTTGATAGATATTTTAGGGCAGATACATCCATATAAAAAATATAGATTTTCATTAGAGTCAGAAAATATTTGAGAAATATATTGATCATTAATACTTAAAAATTTTAAGTTAATATAGCCATTAGCCATGGCTTTATCTGTAAATACATCATCTACGATATGGGCTTTAATTTTATTAGATAGGTCTTTATAGTCATTTATTTCCCAGTGCGGTAAACTAATACTATCTTCTTTATTAGATAGTATGTATTTTTCTTCTTTATAAAAATCTGTAGTAATTAATCCAGCAACAGCTTTAATCATTAGACCCTACAACCTTTCTTATTATATTATAGGCCTTATTGAGATTTTGTCTAACCGCTTCTCTGGTAATATTATATTGCTTACCGATGTTTTCTAATGTCATGTCTTCAAAAAAATACATCCTAATAAAATCAGCCTGCCTATCAGAAATAATTCCGCTATTTAATAGCTCGTGAATATCTTGACTAATAATATTTTTTTCTTCTTGATGAATAATATCTTCTAAAACATTGTTATGATGATTTTTACTTACAATATTTTGTAGATTTAGATCATCATTGTATTCTTGGTCTAAAGATAGTGTTTGATGTCTAATTTGATTTTTCTTGCTATATTGTCTGGTAATATAACTTTTGATAGACCATATAGCACACTGATTTCTATATGAATATCTGGTCTTCCCTTTGCCAGAATCCTTGCCTTTTCTGTCTCTGTCCCATCGCCAGTCAGCCATCATAATGCCATTGGCTATATTAGAAATAGCATCTTCGCTTTGTAGCATTCTTTTAGCCGAACCTTGGCATATTTGGTCAGCAAATTTAGATATGCTTTTTTGTGCTAGATTAATATAAAAATCTAGAGATTCAAACTTAATCTTATTTTTATTATTGTATTTAGTTTTTTGTTTACCAATATTTACTATATCTATCATGTTAATCCTTTGTCCTTAGTGTTAAATTAATTTCCAATATCAAACCAATAATATAAATTATTGGGGTTTATGTATATGTTCTGATTTACCTTTTGGCTCTTGTTTTGGTGGCGATGATTGTTTTTTAACATTCGGTTTTGCATTATTTTTTTTAGCCCCACCGCAACCACAACCAGCACTAACCTTATCGTCATCTGAAGGTACATACTTTACAAAATCGTGTATTGTTCTCATGTAGTCTTCAGTTATTGCAATTTTACCCTGTAGCCAGCTTTCTGTCAAGTTGTTTTTTACAGAGCTGTCGTCTAAGGACATGAGGATTGCTTCCGCATGCTTCATGATTGCTTTTAATGATCCAATATTCATTTCAAGAAAATCTGTTTTATATTCCATTAGTTCTTCTTGTGGTGTTTCATCATTAGCTTTAATCTGTTCTTGTATATTATTTAATATTCTTTTATAGCTCATTTTGACTCCTTTAAGATGTTTGAATGTATATTAGGAAAAATTTTATTAACAATCTTTATTGCCGCAATATTATCAGAAGGGTAGTGAACTCCCTGAAGCACTCTAGCATACCCTGTTTTTCTTACTAGCTGGTCTATTTTATTAGTGTGTTCTGGGTAGTCTTTTTTTAATAGCTCGCCTATAAACGCAGCGTACATGGTGTGGCCACTAGGATATGATGGCGTGTGATGTGTTGCTGTTACAATTACATCTATAGGTATATCTAGCTTCTGAGCTATTTGGATTGGGCGAGCCCTATTGTAGAAATATTTAAGATGATCTATTATAGAAACAATAACGGTAATAAATGCTTTATTAAATAGTTGAAGATCAAATTTCATGTCGTATTGTTGTATTAATGAGTCAAACAATAGCATTGGATTAGTATCTACAAGATATACTAAATCTTTGTCTTCTTTACTTCTGCTTGTCGTTAGTTTATGGATATGATCTAATTCTTTTTTTGTACTGATACTAGAATTTTTGGGTGGCTCATCAATAATATTAAATAGGTTAATATTTCTTCCAATCTCTGGAAATTTAACACTAGCGTATGGAGAAGACTTATATTCAAAATTGGATAAAAATTTTATTTTATCCAAAGCTAGATTATTTTGTATTTGTGAGATCAGATGAAACATATGGTCACCAAGCTTTACAGGACCAATATCGAGCTTTCCATTTAGGGCCAGGATTATCACAATTGTGTCTAGCCCTAAAACTTTTTCGCCTTTCAGGAATGTTCTTTTTAATCTTCATATTTGGATCGCCAAAACGAACAATCACCACATTGCCTTTTTCATTTTTGGTATATACAGCAAATTTTTTAGGTCCGTTAGAAGTTCTAAACGGTTTATTTAGTGTTACTTTTCTACCCTGATATTCAGCAGCTTTTATCAGATATCTGCCGTCTTTTTTATAAGCTCCTGGTTTATCGTAAATATATATTTCTCCGGTTTTAGGATCTCTATATTTATACTCTTTTACTGATTGGGCTTTTTTCCATGCTTCTTTAGATGGTCTATCTTTATCACCAGGCTTGGCTGGTCGATATTTTTTACCTTCTCTTTCTTTTTTCTTTCGTATATTTTCCCATAATCCTGGTTTAGCAATGGAAATATCATACTCTTCTGCAACATCTCCAAAATCTAAATAATCTTCACTTGATACCTCTATAAAATTTTGGTCACTAAGTTCTTCTGTATAACCATATGTTTCGTTATAATAGCAATCATTTATATTTGCTAATAGATTATATTCTGAAGCATTAGACATGCACATCCCTAATCTTTGTTTATTATCTGGAAATTCTTTTTTAGCTTTTTCATCTGACATGCATCTAAAAATAAATTTTTGTTTGTTTTCGTCTTTTTGTCTTTTGGGTAATGGCATGGTTTTCCTCGACTGGGGGTTGTGATATATCTAATAATACACCATTATAGATCTTCAAAATCGAGGGTTTCTCCTTCATTCATAGTTTTATTGTAAATTTGACCATTTTTCTTATATTTAAGATATAATTTTTTATGAAAACCAGGGCTCGGATCCCCAAACATACTATTATCTATAATTAGTGACTTAGTATCTAAAACATCTTTCATAAATTTCACGCCCGATGTTACGTCGTGCATTTGTCCGAATAAGGCTTTTGATATCTGTTGTTTGTCAAATTTTTTATTCATAAAATATTTCTCTATAATTTTAATATCTTTAATTGGATGATACATTCCTGAAAGTTTTTGTGGATCTGAATTGCTAAAGCTGCTTATTATATTGTCTAAACATATATCAGTAGAATAAGAGACACATTTATCTGCATTGTTGGTATTATAATTTGATACATTATAATTTAAGTAATTAAGTATTGTAGCAAATTTTGTCTCAACATAAAGCTTATTGGCAAGAGGTATTTCTCGCAGATGTTCTAATATTATTTGTACAGCGTCATCCGATATCATATTGGCGCATAAAGGAGAGCATGCAGCAAATTTATTCCATCCATAGAATTTATCAATTAAAGGATGAAATCTTTGAACGTCGAACCACCAATAACCCCCAGGGTGTGATTTTGCAAAAATGCTGTAAGCAGACATTATGCCATTATGATCTATAACCTTTTGGTCTATATTAAGGAATTCTTTGATATCCTGTGTTACATACGTGTCGTATTCTAAAATTAGATATTGTTTTGCTCTTTTATCTGGATTAGATAGATACCAATACAAAAATATATTATCAGATCCCCAATACCATATATCCCTACCACCCCATTGGCTAATGTGCCTATAATCTAATTCTGGATAAAAATAATTGCTAAAATCATTTTGATGTATAGCATAAACCGGCATGTCTCCGCTATGCTTCACAATGGATTCATAGTTAGTATTTGTAAGAGGGCATTTGTGAGTATAGATAAATAATATTGCTATGTCATTCATAGATCTTGTTTTGTATTATATTACAGGTTTGGGTCCAGTTGAATTTTTGTGCGGTTTCGACACCGGTTATGTTTGTCCTAATATTATTTTTATATACTTCTCTCATATATCCTACGCACTGATCAATACAGTCGTCTATATCTGCCCAATTTCCATAACCATTGAAAAACACGCCATCCTCAGCAATTTCTGTATTTTTAACCTCTAGTAAATTACTATTGTGTTTATCACAATACTCGGTATGAGCAGAATAATCTGTTATAATAATAGGTTTATTCATTGCCATAGTTTCTATGGCTTCGTTATTCCAACCTTCTGCCCTACTAGGATATATTCCGCAGTCAGACATTTTAATGATTTTGGCTACATCTTTTTGCGTGGGCATTCTTGGTAAAATCTTAATTTTACTACCAAGATTAGTATTTTTATACATATTAATCCATTGGTTATTGTCTTGTTCAGACAAAAATGGATTGGTGTTCATCATCCATAATTCTACATTATCATTTTTTGAAAATGCTTTATTAAAAATATGTAGTAATATATCATGACCTTTTCTAGCTTCCCATTTACCAATATTGAGAAAAATATATTTATCTGTTTTATCTTCTACCACATCCTCATATTTATTATGGTCGAAAATTTCAGTGTCTACACCAGCAGGTGCGACAATAATTTTTTTATCATCTATATCGTTAGCAATTAATACATTTTTTGCCCATTGAGATGGAACAAAAATAAGATCTAAGATTTCATAACCAATACGTTCTTGATTTGTAATTTTGTCAACTTCAAAAAAAGTATAACCAGCATATAAATTTTTATTATGTGGTTTAATAAGCATATCATTAGCATGCCATACCTTAAGGCATGGCGCTGTAACATCATAATTTAATTGATTTTTAATGTCTTCCACTAATTCTGTTTTGAGCCAATGACTTTCTAATTGCACTTCGTTAATAGGAAAAAGAGTTGTAGATATATTTTGTCTTAAATTTTTCCAGATATTATATGAGCTAATCCCATATCCTAACGGATTTATTGGTCCGTAGAAATTTAAATTATTTTGTTTCATAAGATTCATAAACTCTGTTGTGTGTATTATTAACCTTAATAAATATAGTCTTTTTACTAAAATCTTTTATTGATTTAGCACCAATATATGTGCAAGCACTTCGCACTCCACCGAGTATGTCTTTTATGATCTCATGTGTAGTTCCCTTATAAGGTATGGTCACACATCTGCCTTCACTTGTTCTATAATTGGCCACTCCCCCATTATGTTTATTCATCGCTTCTTTGCTGCTCATGCCATAGAATTTTAAAGAGACTTTTCTTCGTTCTGTTGTATACCCAGGATCTTTTGACTGCCACCATGTTGCATTTTTATTAACACACTTATATTCATACTCCCATTCTCCTTCACAACAATCTGTACCAGCTAACATACCCCCTAACATAACAAAATCCGAATTTCCTCCAAAAGCTTTACAAACATCCGCAGGTATAGTGCATCCACCATCACTACATATGTGACCACCAAGACCATGAGCAGCATCCCCACATTCCATAATGGCGGATAATTGTGGATATCCTATACCGGTCTTTAATCTTGTTGTGCAAACACTTCCTGATCCAATACCTATCTTAACTATATCTACACCACCATGCATTATTAGCTCTTCTGTCATTTCTGGCGTAACTACATTACCCGCCATAATAACGATTTCTGGATATAAATTCCTGATTTGTCTGGTAATTTTTGTAAAATTTTCGGAATAACCATTAGCCACATCTATACAAATATTTGGTTTTTGACCAGGTATAGCATCAAATACCGTAGCAATTTTTTTCATATCTGTTTGAGATATGCCTGTGGAATAAAAAGATGTGGGTTTGTATTCAGAAAAATAATTTATTAGTGTTTTTACATCATAGTGCTTGTGTAAGCATGTGCAGCAAGAAGATTTTGCTAGTTCTATAGCCATATCTATAGATCCGGTTGTATCCATATTTGCCGCAATGATGGGAGAGCACGACAATGTTCTGGTTGAATGGGGAAAAGAAAAATTTCTCATGATATCTACTTGCGATCTACTGCTTAAGTTAGATCGTCTTGGCCTTATAAGAACATCATTAAAGTCTAACTTAGTGTCATCTATAATTTTCATTTTAATCCATTAACATAATTTGACTGGGATTATAAAAAAGTTTGAAATTATCATACTTATTTTTGAGTTGTTTATGTAGCATAACATGTTCACAATCTTCACCAGAATATAGTGGTTCGTACAGTTCAAACTTGTATATGCAGGATCCACCAAAACCACTAAAAGTCGGAATGGGACACGAGCCGATTGGTAGATTCCAAAAAGGAAACCAAGACATTTCTCTATCTTTCCAAGAATTAAGCCTAAAAGCAAAAGAATCATAATTATGGTATTCATGCTTATGTTTGTTTGGTATGTTGATATATGAATTGCCACACATAGCGCTTATATTTTTGTTTTTTGCAATCCAACCAAATGAATTCATTAATCCATTTATACTAAAGTCTATAAAATCTAAGTCTATAACGATAGCAAAATCTACATTTTGATAATTGTTTATCATACCATAACATTTATTTCTAGCATTTGCCATATTTGTTGTGCGCATTTGACTTTTTGAAACAGGCATGCTTTTCGTTTTAAGTTTTTCTGACAAAAGATGGAATTTGTTTCTGTAATGATCTTGGTCGATGATCGACCTTATAGTTTCAGGTGTTCCATCTATAGAATCATTTTCATATATATAAACAGCACTATTATCCTTAAAACAATCTCTTAGTAATCTAAGTTTTCTAAAAACATACTTAACCTTAGAGTTAATATTTCTGACTAAACCCAGTATAGCTATATTTTTTGATTTTGAAAATTCTTGACCAGCAATCAACATATCTTGATAGATTTTAGTAAATTCTGCATCAACAGGAAACATGTCATTAATATCTTGTATAATATTCATAATTTAAAAAAATACCACCTATTATAATTATTTATATTCTCTGCACTATTGACACTTTCTAAGTATGAATATATATCATTCCAATCAGAAAAAATCATTTGATGAGGTATAGTTCCAAATAGCCAGTCGGGTGTATTTTGTTTACCCTGAACCATATGTATGATAATTGGTTTTTTCTGTCTATTGGCCCAGAATATTTCTTCCAATGTGCCACAAGGATGAATATTTAGATCCAAATTAACAATCATGAAATCGCTAATATCCACCAACCTTAAATCAACAGAACGTATAACTTTCATGAAAGAAGATAATTCATCATATCTATTCTGTTGTTTTAGTTTAGTCTTTAGATTATGGCTATCATCATCTTCTAGCCCTATTTCTGTTGGCTTGGTGATTGGATTAAATACCATAACCCCTAAAGATTTTAAAAATGGAGTAATTTCTTCTCTCCAACCCTTACCCCTATCTGGAACCCTATCTATTGCTCCAGCGAGATAACATCTTTGATTCGATAACCTATTCATAAAGTTTTCTTATCTTATATCTAGAACAACCATCTTGAATGCCGATGTATATTACATAGGCTAGTAAAAAAGTTTGTATTAAAGTAATCATTAAACTATTCCAAATTTATTATTTTGTTGTATAATTATATCGAATATGTTCTCTATGCTATAATTTATACAATTCATTACTATGGAGGAGCTGTTACTTGAGCTCCATTCTTTACTCATATAAATAAAAGGATTATATCCTATATTTTTGATATAAGCAGATACATTATTATAACCGGAAGCTATGTAATTTTGTATAAAATTTACAGCCCATGTATCAGTTGTGATACAGAACGGCGTCAGTTCTAATGGTAAATCTAAATCTTCTGGTAAAATTATTTTAAAGCCTTTTTGTATTTTTTCAGATATAAAATTAAGAACATTAATATTAGTGAAGCAACAAAAATCATTTATGCCTATTATTATATTTCTTAATGGATCTATGAATTTGTGCAGATTATGGTTGATATTAGGCTTATAGTGCAATTTATTTTTAATGGCTACTATGCCATAATTAGCCTTACAGGCCTCCATAAACTCTTCGACCCTAAAAAGATTTTTGATTTCTATGTTATTTAAGGCAGTACTCATGGATTTCAAAATCTGTATTTAGTAAGATTTTATCTTTTATTGTGCGTGATTGTAGCATAGCTAAATGAATGTCTTTAAGAATATTTATTGTGTCTTCTTTTATTTTGTTTCGCTCTTCTTTTGTATATCCGTAGTTAAAATCTAGCTCGCCATCAGTTTTATCATCACTAAATCCATAATAATATTGATTTAATACTTGATCTAAAATGGGAGACTCAATATTTAGCTTTTCTAGGTCATATATATACTGATATATCATATCTATACTTTTGATAGCTTGACTATCTTTAGTTTCTCTATACTTGAAAAGCATTCGATTTTTTAGCCAGGTAATTTTTTCAATTATATGATTCATAGACATAAGTGTGTGTTGGTTTTCTAAGAGTATCTAATATTAGCTCATAAACAAAATTCCAATTACATCCAGTGACATTGCCATGAAACTTAGGTGAAATTACTTTGATCGGTAAATCGTTGTCAGTCATATATTGTTTAATATATGCCTGTACTTTAGCTAGACAGATACCAAGAAAACAGTAATTTATAGGTCTAGGATTTTTATCAGACATTATACCTGTTTGACAAATCATATTTGCAATAATAATTTCATTTTTATATTTTGGACCAATCACAGATTTTACAAACTGTGTATGACCAAGCACTGTTTTCAGTTTACTGGAACCCAGAAGGTGATAATTTTCTTTGGCTATTGGAAAAGTATTAGCAACAGCCTTATTAAAACCAGCTCCGTATGTATTCATATTATTGCATATGTTAAGTATAATAATAGAATTATTAGTATCTAGTAATTCTTGCTTAGCATCTGCAAAAATATCATACTTTTTATTAATTATGGATATATTGTTGTTTATTTTATCTTTGACTATAGACATATGATAGCCTCCGCTGGTCGGTATTTATTTTATTATAACCGATGGTTGCTCTATCGTCAACCCCTGCTTTTGGCTAGCCATTTTTTTAGAGGACACTCTTGATCTGCCCAGGCTAATTTATTCATGAATTCTTTACGATTACTAAGATTGCAACCACATTCATTGCAGGTAGAATTTTCAGAATTATATTCTTCACATTTTAAACAAATATTAAATCTTTCTAGAATTTCTTCTTTATTGCATGTTGGAAAGCCTTCTACGCAGTGCCAGAAGAAAGCATATAAAAATCTAAAAATTAGTTTAAGTTTTTGCAGCATGATTATCCCTTATGAGTTTGTTGGAAGTTTTTATATATTCTACTATCGGAGAATCTTGTAGATGCAACCACTGGATTTTTAATTTATCATTATTTTGAGATAATAGTTTACCATAAATATTTAAATCTTCTCTCAAGTAACAATTATTATTGTAAGTAGTAATTAAATGTAATTTTTTATATTCTGAATTAAATATGGGTATTGTTTTTGATATATGTGGATGTATTAATAAATTTTCATTTTTGATTAGATATCCAAATATTCTTTCTAGAGAATGGCAATAGGTTCCGTTTTCACTGCTGCTATCATCGACTTTTCCGACTTCATTACTTAATAATATATCTAAAATTTCTTTATTAGATTTCAAATATTTTTGAAATATATGTGTTTTCGACATAAACATAGAACCTGCGGCAAAAGATGATTTTTCAACCTTATTATAATTGATCTTAAGACGTTCACACAAATATTTGATTTTATTAGTATTGTTGTGTTCTCTATCACTTAGTGTTAAAAAATTATGACTAATCATGCCAATATGCTTTCTGCTTAATAGTTGCAGATTTTTTGCATAATTATATTTACTGCCAATATAACTATCTATCAGCACTGTTCCCCAATCTACATGAAACTTTTGACCCCATTTTGATTCTTTAGAATGTAGCTTAATAAACATTGGATATTCTTCAGGATCGATACTACACACTTGGTGAATAAATGGGTGGATATCAACGCCATAATTTTTATGAAAATTTACATTTACAATTCTGTGTTGATATTTTTCTGTAAATTTTAAAAGATCTTTATTACCTTTGTTGTGTTCTCCTATAGACAGGTCTATATCTAAACCCCCAAGCTCATATATGAGTTTATCTATTTCTGATAATCTATTTAAAGAATATAGAGAAAGTAATAGTATACATTTATTGTTTATCATATTTATTCATAGCGGAGCCAATAATTTGATGCATGTCATAATATTTGTATTCAGCAAGTCTGCCACCAAAGATATATTTTTTTGATAAATTTTGGGTTTGAGCTTTATATTTATTGTACAGATGATTATTTTTATCGTTATTTATTGGATAATATTTATCTGTGTTTTTACCGAATGTTTGCGGGAATTCTTTTGTAATAACGCTATCTTTTTGTTCCCCGAATGTAAAATGTTTATGTTCTATAATTCTTGTATAAGGTACGTCATAATCTGTATAATTTATAATAGCATTCCCCTGATAATCTGATACGTTTTCCAATATCTTGTGTTCAAATTTCAAGCTACGATAATCTAATGTTCCATATTCTAGATTAAAAAAATCATCAAGAGCACCAGTATAGACCACGCGATGAGCTTGATTATCCCAATATTCTCTATTTGATAGGTAATCTGTATTCAATACTATTTCTATACCATCGGTCATATTTGTCATTAATTCTGAATATCCGTTGACAGGTATACCTTGATATTGATCAAAATAATAGTTGTCATTAAAATTTAATCTGATAGGAAGCCTTTTGATAATAAATGATGGTAAATTTTTAGGTTCTGTGCCCCACTGCTTTTTTGTGTATCCGTATATAAAAGTATAATATATTTTTTCACCAACTTGTGATAATATCCATTCTTCTAGGTTCTGTGGATTTCTGATATTTAGTTTTTCTTTTTCTATTTTTTTAGCAGCTTGTTCTGGTGTGTTTACCCCCCAGAGTTGTTGTAATGTCATTAAATTGATAGGAAAAGAATATAGTTTACCCGTATAGCTAACTTTTGGCCTATTGATAAAATTATTGAATTTAGAAAAATTATTCACATAATTCCATATCTTTTCTGAGTTAGTGTGGAATATATGCGGCCCATATTTATGGATATCAATATTATTAATTTTTTCTGTATAGCAATTACCATAGGCGTGATTTCTTTTTTCTATGATTAAGCATGTTTTATTATGATTTTTCACTAAATTAGCAAAGGTGCATCCAAAAAGCCCAGATCCGACTATAAGATAATCATATTTCATTTTTAATTATGCTCCTATTACAATACTATCGAAATCTCCACAATTAAAGCATTGACCATTTGAGCTAAGGTCTGCTGTGAAATTTTCTGGAGGACATAAAAATAAATCTCTTGGATTATTGTCATAGTCTGGCCCACAATAAAATAAAGACGCATCAAAATTAACAAGTAATCTGCCACTTAATGTATCAAGTTCTACTGTAATATTCTTAATATCAAAACCAGTGTTATAGGGAGGGGTGCCGTTAATGCTTAATACTTGAATTTGAGAATTTGGTGGTAATAATGTTTGTGTTGACTGAGGTATTCTAACGTCCGGTGCTGTATATTGATTTCTATTATGGTTAGACGCAGCTGTTAATGGTATACTTATTTTTATAGCTGAAGGGTTTTGACTGCCCTGTGCAGATAAAGGAATAATAATATTTTGTGGATTAAATTCATTACCATCAGCACACCCTGTTTTTGTATCTGCTGTGGGACAACAACTCCAGTATCCAGTTGGTCTGCAGGTGGTCACTCCATTTTCTTCACATAAAACATAGAAGCCTTTGCTTCTAACTGTACAATTACCTGTTCCACAACCACTTTCACACTGTAATTTTAAACATTGTTTAAGGTCATCAAACACACTACATGGCGTAGAACCACTGAGTACCCCATTAAAAGTGCAAAATTCATTTCCAAATTTCTTTCTGTTACCTTCACTATCTTTAATGCAGCCTTTAAAGCCTGGATCGCTAGTTTGACATTGTGGACAATCTGGACAGCTAAATCTACTAGCAGGAAAACATTGATCCTGTGCGCCAGTTTCATCGTCCACGCATTGAATATAATAACCCTTGCCATCACCATAGTGCCTATACTCTTTAGCGGGTCCGCAAATTTCATCATAATAATTAGCTTCACATTGTCTAATATTAGATAGCTCAGAGCAATAACTATAGTTCGCCGTTCCCGTATTATCTGTTATTTGGCAATGTGTAGTATCGTCTACAAATACAGATTCAAATCTTTGAAATAAATCACCCCAAGCAATACTACAGTCTATGACACCAACATAAGCATATGGCATGTCTATTGTATCGCCAAGAGCATCTGGTGTTACTATGGTTGCACAACAAGATCCTGGTGTTGGTGTTAATGTAGTTCCTGGGCGTGTTGGTGGGGTTGTTATGGTTGGTGGTCTTTTTATTGTTGGAGTAACTGTAATTGCGGTAATAGTTGCTGGTGTGCCGGGGGTTTTTGGACTGCTGGTTGGGGGTATTGTGGGTGGTATTGTAGGTGTTGTGGGTGTTGTAGGTGTTGTTACTGTTGTTGTTGTTGTTGTTGTTTCAGGAGGACAACCAAATTTGGCTTTTAAACAATCTTCGTAATTGTAATATGTTTGATATGTGTTAATAATTATGTTTTGATGAATAACGTTATCGTCTGTAATATTTCCATCTTCATCTTTTGGTAAGTCCTCATGGTTAATGCTCTCGTCATAGTTCATACTTATGCAAGACTGAAATTGTTCAATGTATGCTGTAAAACTTCTTGGTTGACCAGGGCTTCCATCTATTCCCCAGAAATTTGGATCACAAGCGTCTATAGTATACGGAGTATTGGGGTCGTCTTTAACTGTGATGGTTCTTATCCAATGATTTTTCATAGCTTCTAGAGAAGGCGTAACACCAGGACATAGTCTATACCTCAATCTGATATAGCATACTGGTGGGGGCGGTGTCGGTATTGTTGTTGTTGGAGTTGTTGTTGTTGGAGTTATTGTTGGAGTTGTTGTTGGAGTTGTTGTTGTTGGGCATACCCCACGACAAGATATACAGTCTGCATAAGGATTTTCGTTAATATTACAGCTGATTATTTGGTCATTATTAATATCATCGCTAATGCTATCAGGAAAATCATATACTTTTTTAGGAAACTTTATGT